AAGAGATTGAAGGTAAATTTTCAAAGGACTTAAAAAACGAGCTAGATCGTGCTGCCCGTGTTAAAATTACTTCTATATCTGCACTTAACATGCCACAATTGATTATTTCGGGCGTCGATGAGAAACCAATTATAACAAGAGGTAATCTTCTGGCTGGTTATGGTGAAAAGGATATGATCTATCACTCAATTGAAAATAGATCACTTCAATCTATCAAACAGTCAGGCGTTCCGTCATCTGGTTATATCACTCGTCAGATATCTTTCGTCCTAAATAATTATGTCTATCATGACGGGGAGGATAAAGATAATCCTGGTCTTTTGATTCCTAGATATAAAGCTCTTGGAAGAACAGCACCTAATGGAACCGTATATCCTGATAAAGAGATGGCAAGACAAAATGAGGATGACTTAGTTCCAGTTCGTTCTATAGTTACTAAAAATAAGGGAGATCTTAATGTAATAACTCCGGACCTTATCGGTACTAAGTTTAAAATTACTGATGGAACCGCCATTGGTCTGTCTTTTGCTACTTCTTTCACCGAGGCTACAACTCAAGGAGCATTAGGACTTAAGCATGGAGGTCACGAAAGAGAATTAGATAAATCTGGATATCTTGTATGTGAGCATGCTTCTTGTACGTTTAGAGAAGAAGGAAGATGGATTTATGTCACATCGAGGGGAAAAGATTATAAATACCCTCGACCAGACAATCTCGTAACTCTTGGGAAGGATAAATTTGTCAAAGGAGAAAATATCTGCTGTGCTTACAATACTGTATCGCCTATTGCAAAACTTAATTCAATGATACAGTTAATGAAAGCTAAAGGCTCAGACGGTCTTAGATATTTTGAAAAAGATAATGTAGTTGTATCAGATTGCTATGCGCTCGAAGATGGGGAAATCAAGTACGTAGAAACACCTGAGGGAGAGATAGAAGTTCACATTGGAAGTGGTGTTTATCAGTACAATCCGTTATGTATGTATTATTTTCCCGACGGATCACAAGTCAAGAAATATGATAGAATATGTAATGGTGTAGTGAATATAAACCACGTGATTTCCAGATTTGGTGACGATATTAATTCAATCTATCTCGTCTTCAGGAAGCAGATGTATACACTTACAGATAAAGGCTATATCTTACCCAATGGAAAAACTGGAGTTAGTGATTTACATTCTACCCAGGAGGAGATTATTGAACTTATCTTCAGAGGACTTACTTCAGTTTCTTATAATCCAGATACCGCAAAGATAGAAGAAATAGAATTCCAGGGAACTAATAAAGCAACCCTAAGCAAAAAGTCATTCTATACTGCTCTGTCTTACGGCTATTCCAATAAAGTAGTTGGTCGTGCACTTAAGGGAGATGTTAATCTTCAGGGAGATGTTATGACTGAAACTGTTCTTGGATTACTACTTAATAATACACTTGATTAAGATGACAATAAAATTAAAAGATTTTATAAGAATTCTATCAATGATATCAACCATAATTACTGGGATTGTAGAAATAGTAAAACAAGTAAATCTTTATCAGGAAAAGAAGGATAAAGTGGACGAAAAGAAAAAATAATAAAATCCTGGGTGGCGATAACTTCAAAACCCAGGTAAAATTATTAAGAAGATATGAAGATAGAGTTTGATATCCCTGAATTTAAGAGAGAATTAAAAATAGAAATAACAATACGGCGAGATGGGGAGGTTATATATTCAGATACCGCCTTTACCCCTGATGCCGATAGAACTCCGGCCGTAGATAATAAAGTGGACAATAAAACTACCCGGAGAAAGTCCCCTGCATCTAGTTCCAAACCGGCCGAAGAAAAACCGGCATTTGGATTAGGCGGAGGGAATATGATGAATATTGGTGAGTTTTAGTTATGAATAAAGATGTTGATAACTACTATTTTAAAATAACGTTATCATATGAAATTCCCTATAACGTCCTAGATAGCAAAGAAGAGAACGTAGTGAAAGCAAGAGAGATACTTTATGAAAATCTCAAAGAAAATATCCCTGAGAAATATGAAAGATTCTCTGTCAAACTCGTTCTTTATCAATTAAGGGACACATATAATTATCTAGTTACTTATGATTCATTTTTTAGATGTTCCGGCGAGCTTCCTATGGCAGAATGGAAAGAAGCTAGGGACCTTAAAGATATGATTAAAGGTGAGCTAGAAGAATTTTTTGACTCAGTTGATTGTGAGTATAAACAATTAAGTATAAAAACATTATCATAAATGAGTAACTTTAACGGGTATTTTAGAGACAAAGGCGCAAAGGACTTAGTAGCAAATTATCTTAATGCCCCTGATATATATAGCTCAAAGAAGATTTCAAGCATGACTTTCCATATAGTAGAGGAAGACCCACAACCAGCTTCATACTACATTGAGAATAAACTCACTGCGGTTTGGACAGTTCAGGTTGATTATACTATAGGTGATAATCCTACTATCTTGTCATCTACCTTTGAAGTTCCTAAAGAAATTGATGGAACATTTATTATCGAGGGCTCATATAGAATTGCTACAAATAAACTTGAACCTGACTGGAACTGTCGTATCAAAATGAGTGGTCGAGGAGAACGTGAGATTCAATTTGACTATGCAAGAAGATATGACATAAACAAAAAAATCCTAAAGTTAAAAAGAGACGAAGAAGGAAATTATCTTATGAGGGCTGTTGAAGTTCCTTATGATAAAATAGATGATTATCCTAAGAGAGAAATGCTAAGACTTTCTCCGGAACAGGGAAAGAAATTTGCAATCAAACTTGATCTAGACTATACCCCAGAATTTATTACCACTAAGCTTATAAACGAGTGTATCGACTATGGAGATGATAAACTTAAAGATTTGATTATTGATAAAACAATTGAGTCTGTTCCAGTCGGTTTCATGAATTATATGCTTCATGGTGGTGCTAGAGGAAGTAATCTAACTAACGCTAGAAGAGCCATAGCTAATTATTATAGAAAAGAAGGAAAAATACAAGAAGAGCTTAATCCTATATCGACTCTTGCATTCAGATTCTTTAAAGGAACTCCTGAGGCAAAAGCGGGTGAGGCTAATCTACAAGTTCCTCCTGGTGTTAATGCAATAAACTTAGAGAGTATCGGACAAAAAATTGTTATTCCTAAAACTATTGCTTATAATGCTTCTATGGCTGACCTTATTGACTTTGCAGATACACCTATCAACCAGAATACTAATATTCAAAATTCGCTGACAGTATCCACACATATTAGTGATACTGATGGTGTTCTCTTTGACGTATATGACAAGGACTTCAATAAGATAACTATAAAGTACATAGATTACTTGGATCATAAAGTTTGTGCTTCTGCCTATGTAGACTATAATACTAAGACCCTTAAGCCAAATGCTGAAGGACAAGTAGAAGTCAAGCATAGAATGAGAAGAAAAATGGTCGACGTTAGCGAAGTTGAGCTTATTGATCTTCATCCTGACTACCGACTCTCTGAAGTCTCTAGACGTATTCCATTTATAAATTTCACCGATTCTGTTCGTATTTCAATGGGTACTTCTATGCTCAAACAGTCAATTCCACTAGCTAATGCACAAAGACCTCTAGTGGATACTGGTCGGGCAGAAGAACTACATACCAATACGTTGAATGATAGATTTGATTACGACGAGGGAAAGGTGACTAAAATAGATGAGGATAATGTGTATATTAAACTAACCTCAGGTGAAGAAGTAAAAACTCCCAGAAGAACGGCAATTCAAAGTATAAATGATGTTGACGTATTTTCTGAGCCGAAGGTAAAAGTAGGTCAGATAGTAAAGAAGGGAGATGTTATTACTGGACCTGTCGGACTTAGTGATAGTACATATAAACCTGGACTTAATACCCTTGTCCTATTCTCAGCACATTTCGGACTTATCAATGAAGATGCTCTAGTTGTTTCTGAATCATATGCAGAAAGAATGAAGCATTATTCAATAGTTGACCTAGTCTACAAAATAAAAACTAATCAGTGTATTAAATGGCTACCTCCTATCGGTCTACGAGTTAAATATATAGATCCAATAACTTCTGTATACTCTGTTACACGATTAGATGAAGTAAATAAAGCACTGACTGAAAAACTTGGCGGACTTTTTGGTGAACCCGGACAAAATCTTACTGAATTTACGCAAGAGCTAGTATATAAAGTTCCCAATAATATAGACGAAGCTTGGGTATCTGATGTAATAGTTCAGAAACAAGAGAAACCTATTATCAGTAAATCAGTAAAGAAGCCTGACTATACTTTCTCCCATGAGTCTGATAAGGTTATTGAAGAATATATGAATGAGAAGAATAGAAAAATAATCTATGATAAATTCCCAGAATATATTGCTTCTGATACCTTAGACCCGGTGGATATGGACCCCTATGATTTCAAAACTACATATATAGTTAGAATTAGACTAATCAAGAAGACTACATTAATGGTTGGCTCTAAAGTAACTAATAGATATGGAGGTAAAGGTGTTATATCTACCGTAGTTCCAGATGAGCTTATGCCTATCATGGTTGAAAAGAACGGAAGACAGCACAGAGTAGAAGTTGTTATGAATCCGTACTCTACTATTAATCGTAAGATTGCTGGTGTACTTCTTGAACAGTCTCTTGGTAATATTATTCACAAGATATATGATCTTGTAGAAGAATATAAGGGAACAGCGTCAGGGAGAAAGAAGATAATGCCAATGATTAAAAAATATTACCCTGGTCGATATGATAATCTTAGTGTTGAAGAATTTATAAAGCTTCACGAATCTAATCCAATTGAAGAGGTATATTATATTAATGTTGGTTGTTTCTCTGACTTCACTCCTGCTAAAGTTCAAGAATGGATGGATGAGCTTGGTGTTTCTAGTCAGTATGATATCTTAATGCCAGAATCAGAACTCGCAGACCTAGAAGAGCTTAAGGCAAATCTAGACCCTGACGAGTATGAGGAGATAGTCAAGGGAATGAAGGGAAAGATGAGAAAAGTTGAAAAGCCATTACAGTGTGGATGGATGACTCTTGAAGAACTTTATCATATTCCTAGTTATAGCAATAAAGTAACTACTAGCATGTATTACCAGGGGGTTGATCCGAATAGAGATGAGCCTGCTATGGGACGTGGTAGATATAGAGAAACAGGACAGAAGATTGAGGAGATGTCTCTATCTGTTCTTCTATCAAGAAATGCTAAATCATATATTGAGGCAGCGCGTGGAGATAGAGCAAAAGAAGATAATCAGACATTCCTTAATCAACTTCTTGGTATGGGTCTTACTGTTGTTGACCAAGAATCTGGTTATAGACAAGGTGGATCTTCAGTTAAGGCAGAGATTGAGGCTAGAAAGAATAAATTTAGACTCAAGGCTCTTGGTAAAACTAAATAAAGACTATGGAAAATAAAGAATTAAACAGCTGCTTAATGCTAGCTGTTAACTTAGATTGCCCCATTAGTCTTAAAGTTATGTTTGATGAGCCAGACCTGAAGGACACTGGGGTAGAGCTTGATTCACATATCACATTATTATATGCACAAGGTAAAGAAATCGATAGGTCAAGATTAGTGTATGATATGAAGGAAATATTGGGAGATGAATATTGGGACCTTGTAGAAAAAATACAAAACCCAAGGGAAATCCCAGTTTTAGATGTCTTTGAGCTTGGAAGTTTTGAAAATGATTCAGATTATGTAGTTCTAAAATTAAAACCAGAATCAGTAATATACGAACCACTTCAAAAAATAAATAAAGGTCTAAGACAAAGATATGATGTTTCTTTAGATTTTGATTCATATACACCACACGTATCTCTTGCTGAACTCCAACCAGGTTGTGCAGCAAAATATCTTGAGTCAGAAGAACTTAAGAGATTTTTACAAGATACTGTAGTTAGTCTTGAAGATTTTATGATATCCTATGGCTTATCTAATGAACCAGAGGATAGAAAGCAGTATTTCTTGACAGGCTTTCATAGTGTAGATAGATATTTTAGACTTATTCATCTTAAGTCAGAATAAAAAAAAATAGATAATCCCTTTATAGTAATATCGGGGTTATCTTTTTTCTTTCCTTTACATGCCCAAGAGTTCTGGGGTTAATATTTTCCAGGCTTCCTCAATGGCATCGCGTTTTAGTCCATTTGCTCGTAAGTCTCCATAGAATACATCATAGTAGAGTTCGGCGGCAGGACCATAAACATCATCTCTTACATAAATGATTAGGTTTCCTTTTTCCCAAGCGATTTTACAAGGGAGATTAATTTCTACTACCTGTTCTTTTTCTCTATTACTCTTAAAGACCTCTACGAAAGCATTAAGACTGAGAACCCTTACTTCAAGGCTCTTAAGTTTAATTATTTTCATATCAGTTTTGTTATTGGTTTCTAAGAATTCAATACTAAACATTGTGAGATATTAGAACTTAAATCGTAATTTATAACTATTGGGGTTATAAATTAATAAAGGAAAGAAATTTTTTATAGGTTTCATACATATTTTTCATCTTGAAAGAAAAGATATAGAAAATATTATAATTTCTATATCCGTTTATATTTCTTTTTACATTAATAAAGCATTAAGAGGTTCCTAGACGGAATAAAAAGAAAAGGGCCTAAACCCTCTTCTTTCCAAAATATCCGATCTCATATCGATAAAGGTCGTCCTGAATCTTCAGTGACGAATCTCTTTTCTTCTTAAGAGACCAGAGACTATCGACGAACTTGCTGTCAGTGTAGATCTGCTCTCCTTTTCGGAGGCAGTTCATGAAGTCTGCAAAGTTGTACTTCGCGACTACCGAGTTCTTGGGAAGATCAACACGGAAAGTGTTAAATCCATCAGGATGCTCGTCTACCAGCTTTACCTGGCTTCCAGAGAGTTTCTCAGAAATTTCTTCCAGAGACATCCTGAGGTTGCAGATAATCTGCTCTTTTTCCCCAGATAACGGCCAGTATTTTTTCCGGAACTTGTCCCAGAAATCTTTGTCGTCCTTGTCTTTCAGTTTGAGATACACTTCAGTTCCATCCACGTAGAACTCAGGTACACTATTAATCAGAGACTCAAGTCTAAGAGTGCTGAGACTCCTACCTCTTTTCTCTAATACAGTTCCAAGCTCTCGAATGGATGCATTTTCGTGGCTCTCCTTCATCTTATCCATAAGGTATCCTCCCATGATGAAAACTCGGAAGTTATCATCATCGGTAAAAACCTCTATGGCCGATGTCTTTGTTGCTGGTTTAATTTCACCCCTTTTTTCCTTACGGAGAGTTTCCAATGCAGCATCATAAGCCTTGTCGCAAGCAAACTTAAAGTTAAAGAGGTTTTTCCAGCGAGAGGGATACAATTCAGTTCCCCTATCACACACTTTTTTCAGGTCTGAAACGTGATTAGTAAAGATAATCCGTTTTTCCTCTTCTTTCACAACAGGAAGTTGTATGTCCAAGTTGATATCAGAAAGGGCCTGAATAATTTCTGCAATCTCTGGAAATCTTTCCTTATGAAGACACGCTTCCATGAGATCTTCGGGCTTAATCTTCGCTTCTATTCCGCCATTGCTGGTTCGAACGGCAAAGCGAAGAGCCTTGCAGGAAATCACAAATTTGTCTTCCATCGTATAGGCGATGACAGCTTCTGTGATTTCAGTCGGTGTTTCTTTTTTCGGTTCCGATACAGGAGTTTTGTTGTCTTCGCTTCCTTTTCCAAGAAGTAAAGCAGCTCCGTTAGCATCGTGAACCTGGATTGTTTTATAGGATTTTCCTGCTCTGGTTATAGTTACCAAAGGGGTTCCTTCTAGGCGACGAAGTATTTTTGAAGCCCAAACTTGATAGGCCGCATCGCTTCTTTTGGGGAAGTCGTGAAGGTCATCTGCTTCTTTCGCCGCTTTGTAAAGCTTTTTTATGTCGAATTCAGTACCGGTTCCCATAAACAGGGTTTGATAGTATTCGACAGTTCTCTCTTTTGCCATACTTTCTTTTGTTGGGTATTAAGAGTTAAACAATTATTAGATTCCGATATATTTGAGGACCTTAATCTTCAGATCTATCGGCAATGTATCACCGCTAAGTTTTCCACGATGAATTTTCTCACCATCCGGAGTCACAACGGAATATACAATATCTCCTGCATCAATATATGTGCGAAGATCTTTTTCAAATCCCTTCGTCTTCGGATTGTACTTAGATTGAACCTCAGGAAGATTTTTCCCAAGGCCATACTTTTCCCGCAGAAGGCTTTCAACTGCAGGATTGTCGATTGAATTTTTTGTAAAGATGATGTTTTTGAGCTCAGAGATATTATACTCTCCTTCATACATCATTCCATTTCCTGGGGCGTAATCGAACATCCCCGTAACCGCCTTTCCGTTCACTAAAATTACCTGATTCATAGCGGCTACTCTTTTCTGTAGGTCTCAAGTAGTTGGGCGACCTTGCCCAGCCTATACGATAGGCTCTCAACCCGATTCTGGGTTTTCTTAAGCTCTCGCCTGAGTGATCGGTTCTCCAACTCAAGCACTTTTTCTGGGTGCTCCTTTCCGGCTAGCACCCCAAGAAGAAATGAACCGGCTGCAACAGCTGCTAATGCTGCTACAATTCCGGCCTTCTTCCAGTTAAATTTTTTCTTTTCTTCTTTCATGCTATGTTTGTTAATAGTTTATTCATGTTGAATATAAACGTTTGCTAACATTAGTAGCCGGTTTTTATTCTCTGTTTCGACCTTTGGCATTCCTTTTTAGGGGAATGTCTCTGGTCTCATCAGGCACGTATTAAACGTACTACAGAGTGGGTCTTAAAGGGCCCACTAGGAATTCTAGTCTTTAAATAATGACTGAAAGACTTTGAGTGCTATGGTAAACAGTAAAGTTGCCCATGCCCAGTCTCGTGGAGATCCTAGGTCGATCTTTTTGTAAGATCCATCCGGACTCTTTTCCTCTCTAGTCATTTTTCTTGCCAATTGATTTGGCAGTATTGAAGACTGATTTGATTTCTTTTCCGATCTCTCGGAATAACCCGCCGGATTTTCTTGATGCATCGGCGAGTTTGGCGGTCTCATTGATTCCAGCAACAATAGCTGTAGGAACAGCAATGATAGCCGCAAGTGCTTTAAGAATCTGCATATTTGTTATAAAATTGGTTTCTTGAAAAATTAATGGAAAGGTTATTATTTAAATTATACCTTTCCGTTTATATAGTTTTGCTTTAGGCTTCTCTCCCAAAGACTTTCAATATAGTACTAGGATTTCATTTTCTTCCCTCCTCGGGATTTACTCATTCTTATTTTATAATTTAATATATCCTTATAAAGAAAGTTAACTTTCCTTAAATTTCCTAGTGGTACTTGTCTGTAATACTTTTCCGAACTATATTAACGCTCTGATACTACATAACCTAGATTTACAGTATCTAGTTTATTTTTCTCAGTTCACCACGTATACATGGTTACTGCGTTTTGAAACATCTCTATTGAAATATCTTCATCAGATACTCTCAATGTCTCAGGTTTATAAATCTCTTCGATTTATAAAATTATTTAAAATTGTTATATTGCCCACCAGGCGTGCCCTCACAATGGGGCCACCCGGCGTGGCTATGTCGTAAAAACCATATTTAATTCTTTCCGCTCTAAGCCTATACCAAAAGCCGCTTTACGCGTAGAGCTAACAACAACTCTATTAAGCTTTTGGCCATACATATTTTAACGTCGCTCAGACGACGCTGGACTAATCACTCCCAGATCTTAATTATACAATTCCGTGTATGCACCTTCCGTATATTGTATAATCCGTAGTACTATTCGTTTCAAGCACATTAGAAGATTAAAGAGACTAGAAATCGTTCTCTAGTCTCTTTAGGTATTTCTACATATATAAGGTTTTCAGCCGATTGTAGAAGTAGTGTTTTGACAGCTATTTTTATATACTTCAGTAAATGAGGAAGAAGACGTAACGGCATTTGAATCATAGTACCAGGACGAATCAGCCGTTGTTACTGTAATTCCCGGGAGATTCGTTCCTATATAATCATAGTCCCCAAGTCCAATAGGCTTGTATGACTGTAGAACTCTTATCTCTTCTTTCAATGATTTTACCTGTTCCTTAAGATCTTTAATCTCTTCCTTTTGTTTTTTAATCTCTTCATCTCTTTTAATTATCTCATCTGGATTATCCATAACTTTTTCAAGATATTTTCTGAGATAATTTTTAATAAGAGGCATCATCTCATCTTCATCCTCTATTAGATCTTCAAGTCTTTTCTTTACTACATCTTCCAAAGTTTCTGATTTTTCTGCAACGTCCCACGAATCGAAACCACATGAGGCAGTTGTTGAATAATAGTTTCCAGTTGCAGTGTTACATACTATACCGTTGCCTAGATTCGTCAAGGTTCCAGCATAGTTTAAACTATTACTAAAAGCACTGGGATCTATTGTTATACTACTGCTACTGGAACAAGTAGTTGTTCCGTTGTCGGCAGTAAGTGTTATAGTCCCGTCGCTATTTAAATTAGCGCTATTGATATTAATTGAATCTATTACTGTATTTTCCATATTCTAAGCTATTAGTTAAATCGTTTATTTGGATTTCTAAATTATCTACGACTCGTTCTAGTGCTTTAACTCTTTCTAGAATAGACATACTGTTATATTCATATGGAGTCCAAGTATCCATCCCTAGTTTATGCTCAAGCCCATGTAATCTAGCATCAAGCATCTGTAAGTCTGTTTTTGATGCTACTAAGTCTTCTAATTTTTCTTCGCCATAATAGCTGCTTTTCTCTAGACCTTTCTTTAAGAGATTTTTTATTATTCCGATTAGGTCTGGATCAGATTCTATTATTTTTGCTAGTATTTTATTTACAATTGTTACATTTATATCTAATTCATTCGACTCCATCTTCTCCTTGTGGATTATTATTGATTATATTTCCTGCTTCTATAAATTCCATAATTCCAAGACCGCGATACAGAAGATCTCCATATGAACCAGAATAATGATCATGAAAATGTCCGTAATACCAGTAGTCAGCATTAATTTCTTTCAAAGCATAATCTAAGTATCTTCGCTCCTCTAAAATTTTATCATATTGCCACTCTGGTGTTTCAGGAAATTTTCTAATGACTGGGAGAAAAGCAAGTGGGGCTGTGTGAGAGATAATAATGTCAACTTTATCGGGAAGGTCGTTTCGTTTTTGAATTACATCTTCTCCAGGCCACCACACTCTTCTATCTTTTCCCTTCGATGCAAGAGTCTCATTCATAGCTAGTCTCCATCCGATATCATTAGAACAAGCGCCTCCAATGGTATAGATTTTTCTTCCACAAATTTCATAGACTTTATGATCTTCAAGAAAACGTAGTCTTGGATATGAATATTTTTCTGTATCTGTAAAATAACTAGGGTCATCATGGTTTCCCCTAATTGCATAAATGGTTACATCGGCAGCTTCTAATCTTTTTTCAGCCCACCGGTAAAGATCAGGCATTGTTTTATCAAATCCAATACCAAAATCACCTAGAATTCCAATATCAGCATCCCTAATTTGGTACTGCTTTAGTGCTTTCCATATAAATTCTTTCCAATCTCCGTGAATATCCCCACAGAAATATAAATCTCTATCTTTCATATCATTAGTAAGATTCCCAAGGCGTCTGAAGAGCAAAAAGAGGGATTTTATTCTCCCTCTTCATATCCATTCCCATAAAGGTTGTTAATAAAGTTTTCCATTTCCATCTCCGTCTTTCCCTCAAATAGTGTATCAAATCTTGGAATTATAACATCTTTTTTGACACTATTTTCGGTATAGTAGTACATTTTAATACTTACTACGGAATGACAAGGGCCCCAGTCTGAATATAACATAAGATCTATATCACAGAGGTAGTTTTCCAACCAAGGAAAGTGTGTATCTTCTGCAACATGCTTCCCATAGTTTCGGTACATTGTGCTTCTAAACTTAGATCCTCCGTTAATATAGGATAGTATGTATTGAAATAATGGATCCTTTTTAAAAGTATCTTCATCTACATAATAAAAGTCCTTTATATAATCTCCATCATTCGAGTCCCACTCTATATATATCTCATAACAGTTTTTGTACTGACATTCATGAGGTTTTGTAGTATACTTATCAAAAATATTACTTAGAATCTCTGCCATGCCATCTCTGCTTAAAGTTTTTATTAATCTCTTCTAGGGTTTCTCGTCCACAGAGCAATACCATAGCCTGTCTTTCTTTATCTGTTGTAGGTGACAATACAACATCAAGACAGTTTTTAGTCGCTATCTCTTCATCAATAATAGTGCTTGTTCCAGGTTTAGCGATAGCAATTGAGGCATTATCAAATTTAGGATCGAGACTTAGTAGGTATTCCCTGAGCTCTTTTACAGTTAATCTATCCTCCATATTTATTAAATTTATAAAGATGCGAACGAAAGAACATATATGGAAGAAGGTTGTAGTCATCGAATCCATATAGTCCACAACTAAAGAAATCATGAACTTCTATAATTTTCGGATCTACTGCAGTAGGTTTATTAGACATTGCAACATCTAGTGTGTATGCTGGAAGATCTATTTTGCTTATTTTATCTAAGACCCACCTTTTATTCGGAATTTTCGGAGATAAGATATCTTCCGGTACATAACATTTACATCCAACAACCTTTCCTTCATAGACAAAGTATCTCCATTCATCAGCTATTTCTGGATCAAAATGTGTTACTTGGTATTTATCTGAAGGGTCATAGTATTCAGAGGTTATGAATGAGTTGATTGAGTTATAAAGACCGTTCCCAGGATATTTAAATCTTGTTTCCGATTTTACATACATCCCTCCTCTCCATTCAAGGTTTAGTAAACTATCTATTCCTATTGTTTCACTAGTTAATTCCTCTGTAGACGCGGAACTAGTTTTTACAATCCTCATTTTGGTTCGTTTTTCTAGTTCTTTAATCCACTCAGGAAAGTCAGCACCCTTCACACTTCCATTTCCATATCCGATAGAATATTGAAACAAATAGTCGGGAACATTTATTGGTTTGAGGTCTATCCCAAGTTTTTTATAATAATCTAGGCAAAATTCTAAACTTCCGATAGGACATATTTCTTTGGAACACCCTGAATCTACAAATTCTACAATGTTTTCTTTAGGTTTCCACCAGTCCCACCATTCCTTTGCTTTTTTCATAGCAAATATGAAATCTAGAAGAACATCAGGTTGTAGTAGAAATTTCATATTAAGCTTTTTTAACAATTCTATCTGCTACACTGGTCACAAGTGGTATAAATGTTTTACATCTACACTCATATCCAAATCCCTCAACCATACCCTTTGCACCAGAATATACTTCATAAGATTTATACTTAGGGTTTGGATTAATATCAATATCTATGTATTTTATTGATATTCCAGAATCGCTAAGAAGATTAGCAACTTCAATAGATGCCCATACTTCAGACAGCAATCTTGAGGATCTCACCGTAACTTTAGTAGTCCTCCATTTCCTATATATACAATGACCTCCCTTTCCAGGTCTATACATTGCAACTACAGTACAATAGGTAGTAAGATTTCCTCGATTTTGACTATCTGTACCAACCAGAACTTCTGAGTCTGGATATTTTTCTATATATTGCTTTACATACTCTGATATATCTGTTATTTCTGTTCCATCAAATTTTTTGAATTTATCCTTCATACAGTCCTCCCATCAATAGTATCTCATCCTCTCTAGCATTTTCACGAATAAATTCTGCCCATTCTTCAGATATCCAAATATTACTAGGGACTGGAAGATCACTTAAGAACATTTTCATCATCTCTAAACCAGTATATCCACTAAGACCTCTTTCGTGGGTGTTTCGATAAGAGATTTTGAAATTAAGATCTGGTCTCTCTCGAGCCAGAGAGTATAGTTTCTTAATACTATCTATAATCTTTTCTTCTGGAATTGATCTAAATCCATTGTTTTCTTTTATTCTTAGATCTTTAGTTGGAATTGCATAAGAATTTCCCTGCAGTCCCTCTCCCTGACCATAGACAGCACCAAATTTTTCTTTTGCTACCTTTGCAGCTCCGGCTCCATGTCTACCTTCTGGATTACTTCCAAATACGAATATAGTATTTTCCGAAGGCTCAATATTTCCTTTGTATATTTTCATATCAATATTAAGGAAAACAGTAAGGGGAAAACTGCATTTTTATTATTTTCTTTGGGAACAAAAAAAAAGAAATTCGATCTCAAGCTACTACTTCCTCTGCGTCCAGATTCCCCTTGGCTATTGAACAAATGTCTACTTTTTAGACACCCACAAGACTCGGTTTTCTTTTTTAATTGACCTGCCCTGTTAGTTGGTATATCAACACATTTATAAGGAATTAGGGTCTTATGACTCGCAGATCTTTTCCATAAATATAAGATAGCAATCTTTGAAGCTTTTCTTCAAAATATAGAATAGGATCGTTGAATAGTTTTAAGTCTTTTTTATCCAGGTTTTTAAGATACAAGACAACAGTCTTTGAGGTATAGAATCCTTTTTGAGATTCAAGATATTTCTCACAAATCTTGATAGTATCTCTTTCCTCTCTTCTAAATTGTCTGATAAGGTAAGAGTTGTAATTTATTATATATGGGAAATCTAGAGTTCCTGGTTTTCCATTTCGTATAAGCATCCTATTCTTAAGAACTCTAGAGTAGGCTGTTTTTAAGATTTTCCATATTTCCTCAAACCTACTATCTAAGGTTGGCTTATTTTCTTTAGAATCTACAAGACCAAGTTCAACTCTGATAGTTTTTATTCCCCACGTATATTCTATGTATCTATCTCTTGCCTGGTCTATTTTTGGATCCTTATGCCAGGAAGAATCAAGTTCTACTATTATCCCTAATCTTGTAAAAAATATGTCAGCTCTGAAGTGTTGCTTATCTATGCTTCCTCCAAGAAGATTTCCTAAGAAGTCGGAGTCTTCTATAATTAAAGGGAACTCGGGGATATAGTCAAAAAGATCAGTATTGGAAATAGTTTTAAGCTTCTCTATAAGTCGATTTATAAAGTTTAAATAGTTTGGAGTTTTAAAAAGGTTACCTACTGCTTCCTTATATTCATCCTCAATGTCCATCTTTTTTCCATCGTCCCGTATCTTAGGAATTAAATATCCTCCTCCTAACATAAAAACTCTCTTGGGGTCTCTAATAACTCTCTGTAATATTATTTGATCATTCATATACAATAATAAGGTAATTGCCTTATATATGTGGAGATAATAATAAATAATAGAAAAGTACTTGAACTGATTTTTATCCTTATAACTGGTGGTAGCAATCACTATGAAATATTAATAATAGATGAGGTAGATGTTACTAAGCTTAGAGACTATTCTATACACACCATAACTTTAATAGAAGATTTTGGAAGCTATACCAAAATAACTTCTTTAAAGGGTATAACTATCATTAGTATAGATAAGAGAAGTATCTACTTTAAAGCTATTAGTATGCACTCTACCAGAAGAAATAAAAGAAAAATTTATAAAAAATCTAACAGACTGTTTTAATTATGGGAAAGGATTTTAAACACAAAGATTTAGGAAAAGCCAGACGTGGTGTCATTGGCTGGGAGGAAGTATCTGAAGGAACAAAGAAGATGATGGATCGAGAAAACTTTGACCTCGGAGAATATCGAGAGAGAAAAGAAAAGAAAAAAGATAAAGCCTCCAAGAAGGATATGAAAAGACAGATGAAAGATTATGAAGAAAAAGAAGAGGATGATTAGTCCCCTTCTTTTATTTCGTCCTCCTTTGGAATGATTAGTAGAGATAATAGATAAACTATAACTCCGCATCCCCATAAACAGGACAGAACTACGAATCCTAAGCGGACAATAACTGGATCAATGCCAAAATATTTAGCAATGCCGCTACAAACTCCGCCTATTACTCTGTGATTTAAATCTCTCGTAAGTTTTTTCATATTAATAGACTGATTTAATAATTGGTTTATCCTTTTATTATTGCTGTCCACCCAGCCTCTCCACGACAGACAAGATCAGGTCCAGATCCTAGAGGGGGATAGTCATTACCACACCCTCCATAGTATCCACAGACAGTACAGAAAGCTCCAAGACCTCCATATCTAAATCTATGCTTTCCTTGCTGTTCACACCTTTTTCTCATGTTCCAGTAGGTTTGCTCACTTATTTCTTTTGGCCTATACTCTGGAAATACATCAAGGATATCTAAAACCTCTCGGGCAAGTGATGTATGACGTATGAAAGTTGTCTCCATCGGATATTCATAGTATTCTGTCGCAAGATATCTAGTGAAGACAAATCCCATTTCATCTATCAGTTTCTTCGCATCTCTGTAGGAATACCAGTGTGAAAGATCTTCAAGACGGCTGCAACTTGAAAACCAGGAACGGCCTCCTTTCTTATATCTTTCATCATATCCCATTGGTAGAAACTTAGTCTGACATTCAGGAAGACAGCCTAGGCCTTTTGTTTCTAGACACCAGTTTCCCTTCGAATCATACCACAGGCCGGCATCTGGTTTTGTAGACTCCAGCCGATAAACCCACTTGGCAGTATCTTCATATCCCTGTAGCCAGTCAAGATATCTTTGGTTTAAGACTCTCCACTTCTCTAAGATAGGATTATGAATAATACTTTTGATGTCAGTATATTTGCACGAGGGCTTAGGGAATGCATCAAGTACTATATCGAAGACCTTAGACGGACAGTGCTTTCCAATATATTCTTCGAAGGGAATTCCAAAATCGGTCGGACCAAATTCAGGATTAGTATTCTCGATGACCCTTATAAATTCTTCTGCCCAACTTCTAGGAATTACTTCTTCCCTAAAATACTTGATTATTTCTTCTCTGGATCGCATAGGAGACGTTTATTTAAGTATTCGACGATTCTTTCCTTAAGTTTTTCTGGGGTTTCAAAGATCGTTATTTTATCTTCTGGCCTAAGAACAACTTCATCGTTTTCTTTAGGGTCAGAATATATTTCAATTTCTTTGGGAGTTCCAAAAATGGTTTTCTCAGCCGACAACCAACCAATGAAAGTATAACCCTCCTTGGTGTTTACTTTAGTTACAGATCTTACATTGAACATCCAAACCACTTCTTCATCATCGGAGGTAAAGATTTCAATGTTCTTCCCCATGTACTTCTCTGATAGTTCTTCCTGTGTCATTTTAGAATATTTCGTTTTCTTCGTCTCCACCGTATTCGCCTTCTTCAGTGGCATAATCTGTTGGATCTGATTCAATAACTTCATCAAATTTGTTCAGGACGTACTCTTTCATATCATTAATCAATCCTTCAGTAAGAGTGATATTATCCATATCAATACTGCCTAAGTCAACTTTAATCTCCTCTTTTTTGAGCTTAATTAGTTGAACTCTTGGCCCAGAATCTTCCCATCCCCTATCTACATATATAGGGCCAGAAGATTCAATTATAACTGAGGAACCATGAAACAATTTTACAGATTTTACATGTGAAATGAAGTAGGTGCAAATCCTAGTTCTTTTCTTCTTTTTGGTGGCTGTAAAAATAACGTCCCACCCATAGATTAGATCTCTTAAAGTATAAAACTTTTTCTTTTGCTCTTTAAATTTTTTAACTTCTTCAGTCATCTATTTCAAGTCTTTTTCTACGTTGTGAAATAACTACTATTGCTATTACTAGAATAAACAAAAATCCAGAAATAAATGGCATCCAAATAGGAGCGGTGACCCAAATCCAAGGCCACGTGATAGTACCAAATATCTTAAGAAATATAAAAATAATTCCTAAGATGCAGCAACACCCGTAGGTAGTCAATAGTTTATAGGATTTTTTAGACATTATTTAAATCTTCATCAGTTATGTCTCTACCTCCTCGCATCTGTATCAATGACCGAACGATTTCTGCTATAGCTTTCCAGATGCCTTCTCCGTTATATCCGGTTTCAATTTTTCTTTCCAAAGTTCCATCATTGCAGGCATCTTCAAAACTTTTACAAACTAATTGGTCAACTTCTTCTGTCTCGCTTTTTTGACTAGCATGAAGTTTAAGTACTTTAAGAATATAAGTTTTATTTTTCTCGTTTCTTAAAAACTTCTTTATCTCTTCAATTCCAATATTGAGATTTAATGCTGACTCTAAAGCGTTCAGGACTCTTTCTTTGCTTTCAACAAATTCTACTGTCTCTTCTCTAGTCTGTTTTTCAGTCATTGAGCAGAGATGGAGAATTGCCAGAACCATAAAATTACTTATAGATTTCCCGCTTCCGCCACTATCTCGCATTTTTTGAAGAGTCAGTACAAAAGCTGTAGGATCTAGATGTTCTGAGGTAATAACCATCAATCTTTTAGTATCATTCCCAGGATCATTGATATATGATTCAAGAGTTAAAACATGAAATAATCTTTTGTGTAAATCATCTTCTAACCAGTTTTTTATTTTTGCAAAATTTAAACTAGCTTCCAATTCTTCATAATCAAATTCTAAATTCATATCATTTATAAGGAATTTATCTTTCTAGGACAGCAAAATAAAAAAAAATGAGAACTAGGACATAATCCCCATACTACCACATTATTTTATATTTCAGAATAAAGTAGGAGTTCTCATTTTTCAATCATATATAAGAAAATAAAAGGAGGCCTAGGCCTCCTTACCTTCAGGGTAAATCGCGGCAGCAACAATGCCAATGCGCTCCTGAATTAATTTGCACGTCCAGACGATATCGCCATAATCTGAGCGCGTCTTGATTTTGTTATACCACTTTTCTCCCAGGTGGGCAACTCGTGGTACATAACAGAATCCTTCCGCGAGGCGTTCGCGGATGAGTTTCTCGGCCCAGGAGTTATAGACTTCCCGGCCACCAATTTTCGCCACAGCTTTGCGAGCATCATTGGCGAAGAGAGCCCAGGTGATGAGTTCTGCACCCAGGGCCTCAATACACCAAAATAAATATTGTTTTCTCATAATAAAAAGTAGAGGGTTTTTAATTAACATTAGGTATTCCTCTACATATATAAGGCTTTGAAGGGATATAGAAGGGAATAAAAAAGAGAGTATTGCTACTCTCCGATTAGCATCTTAAGTGTATCAAAAAGAAGGCGATTATCTTCTTCCCAATTGTCAATTATCTTATTGACATCTTCTTTTTCTTCTTCATCCTCGCCAGTTTTCTTCATACACCAAATTATAGCTCCGAAATGCCATAGTGCGCAATGCGCAAATAACCAAGTAAACGGTCCTCTAATTTTTAATAGCATTTCTTCCCCAATTATTGCTAGTGGCGCCAAAATTAGGAGCCACAGTATCATAAGGCCCCACGTTATGTACGCAAGGCCAATAAATAACCTATATCTCATTTTTAAATATATTGGTTTCTATATATAAGGCTTTAAGAATAAAATAAAGGGAGGAAATCTAGTCCCTCCCTGAGAAACGAAACCTCGACTTTTGTGCCGAACTCACTCCGTAGGGCGTCGGCTGTGTTGGACCCGAGCCAGTACTTAGACCAACTGATCCGAAAATGGTGTTTCGGGGCGCATTTTAATTCGTCTCTCATTTATAAGGAATTGAGGCCTTCATTAAAATCCTTATGAATAGAATGAGTGAAGAAGTATTTATAACTTTAGGGTGTGGAAATAATTTTGATTCCAGCAAATTTAATCAGATAGAGAATAGCCCATATTTCTGTAAGCCAAAAGGAGGTTTATGGTCAAGTCCTGAAAAATCTTCTTGGGGATGGAAACAGTGGGTAGAATCTGAAATGCCTGAGTGGATGAAAGAAAAATATGGATTATCACAATTCAGATTTCGACTTAAACCAGGATCTAAAGTTTATCGTATTGATTCTGTTATAGACCTTCTAATGGTTCCGTATAAAATTAAGATGGGGCCTTTAAGTTGTTTTGGGGACTTAATTGATTTTGAAGGAATGGCAGAAGAATATGATGCTATACTTTTAACAGAATCAGGTCAAGAAAACACAAGATGGAGTGATGAATATGGAATGTCGTTGTACGGATGGGATTGTGAGTCTCTTCTTGTGTTGCGACCGGGATGTATAGAAGAAATTGCATGAGATTTCTTCTATTTTCCTTATCTATGTAATGATTAAAATTTACTATTATGATAAAAGAAAAACAGTTTAATCTTATTCTTAGAAAACCTGGCTGTGCAGATGAAATAATTGCACAAGGTAGTCAAAAGTTCATTGAAGATCTTAGAATTAAAAAGATCCTAGACTCTGGTGTTCCGGCCGATCATCTTGTTATCGAAGAGGCCCGGGATGAAAACGACGAAGAAGACGTAGAAGTAAATTTAGGGGCTCTTCTTATCAGCCTTGGACTTACTATTCTTGGTGCATTAATTTTTAAGTCAGCATATGGAAAGAAAAAGTAAATTTTATATCCCTGTCGTTCATGATCAGGAGAACGGTTCATGGGCCTATCGTGGAGCGGCCGGGAAAAAAGAAACTCTAGAAAATCTTGAGTCTCTTAGAGACCAAGGAATTCAGCTTAAGGACGTAGATATTATTCCGGTCATAGAGAGTCGGAAAGATAAAATTCTAAGGGTTGCTTCAATTATCGGAGCAATTATTGGAATTATAGATTTTGGGACTATGGCTTGGAAATACTACAAGAAAAAGAAAAATGGGGTACGTAAAGGTACAAAGATTATGTAGAGTGATAAATTCTACGCGGCTTATATTTGGAGTTTATGATCTTTTTTGTCCAGACCATCTCCTAAGTCGTGGAACTGAATTAGAAACGATACTTACTGATCCATCAATACTTAATAAAATACAAAAAACTAAAGAATACCTTGACTTTATTAAACCGCTCCCAAAATATAAAACTAAATTCTGGATAGAGGTTATAATGGAGCCTAGCAAAAGAAGAAAATCACAACGGTTATTTTATAAGAAAAAACCGAAAAGTTCGCCTATATACGGAGAGCTTTGTTGTGGAAAAGTATCTGATTTTAGACTTATATTTAAAAATGAATATAAGTCATTATTAGGCAGGGTTCAGACTTACTATTATTCATATTCTAATAATCTAGATGCGTATTTTAGGAAAGTAGTTGTTCCAAAATATATTAGACAGTTAGAAAAAGATACTAGAGGTCAATCTATTCCGTATATAGCAGTACGTTCCTACATTTCCTTATATATGTCAAAGAAATTTGGATGGATATGATATACATTTTTATATTAATCAGTGTTTTAGTAGGTTGCGCATTAGGGGCTGTTCTCTTTTATACTATATTTAAGCATATAGATAATGGAAGACTTCCACTCTCGCCAATGATGACTCAGGTATATGCAAAGTTTACCCATGAAGACGGAGCTAAAGCATTAAAGAAATTATTAAAGTATGCTGCACCATCTGATATCTTAGCACATTCTGATAGAGTTAGAGGCATTGATGGAACAGACTACGTGGTTCTAGCAACAAGTCTAGATAGTTTTGGAGGAAAAGCCGGAATGATTGTTTACGGAATAGAAACTGCGTTTATCGGACAAACCTCATTTATTGAGGATGATGATCTTCCAGTAACATTAATATTCATTCCGTTCGACAATCCTAGAGAGAGTGGACTAGCTGATGAATCTATAGCACTAATGACTACATCAAAAACTAGCTTAAATAGTGCACCCCCAACTCCCTCCAAACCAGCAAAGCCTTCGGCAGCGGTGGCAAGAACAATGCAGCTTAGCGATATTAAGAAGTTCTGTAAATCACAGTGTATTCTAGACTGTGGTGAAGGCTGTATTCTATCTAAGTATAATTCCAAGGCTTCTAAAAAGTAAAATCATGGGTGCGCTAAGTTTTATGCTCTTTACAATAGCTGTATTTGGTAGTATGATGATTGTATCTTGGTTTCTAAATAGATTTCTCACAGGAAAGAAGGAATCTGTCTTGAAATTTAAAATAAAACTAGGCCCAGATGCGGTCAAAGATATGAAAGTCTTTTGTAAAACAGAAACCGATATAATTAGCGTTCCAGATTCTATAATAGGAAAATTTATTAGAGTAAGAAAGAGAGGTCAAGGCAAAGATAGTGTAATAGGAGAAGGATTAGTACTAGCAACACATCTTACACAAGTAAATGAGTCTATTGCTGTCTGTTTAAAACTCTTTACAGAAAAGACAGAGATACAGACAATAAAAGTCCCGATAAAATCAAATGAAGAAGAAACTATCTATATAGAGCATGCAAATTTGGGGGATAATATAAAGCACTCAAAAAATAGTGATATTCTTAAAGACTTATCTAATTTTTGCAATAATCAGTGTATATTTGATTGTAAAGATTGTAGTATAGCAAAATATGGCATACGAGAAACTAGAGAACAGACGAGTTAGGGTAGGAAGAAATATTTACCCAGACTTTGATGACCTGAAGTGGAAAGAGGTCTTAGAAAGATTTGGAATTAAGGTTAACTTCCTTCTAGATGATGGTGTTGTCTTAGAATATCCGGAAAACCTTGAGCCTTTTCCAACTCCTGGAGATGTAAGTTTTTATGATACAAAAGATAAGGTAAGGGTTCTAACTTGGTGTGAGAATTTTGGAGAGATAGAGATAACTGGGCCCAAAGAAGAAGTTATCGCTACAATAAAAATACTAGACGGATATGATCAATCAATGGAATGAAATAGACCTAGAGATGTTCTATGAACTCTTTGACTTCTATAAAAATCATAAAGGAACCTCTGAGGATAAAGTAATAGAAATTCAAAATCTATCCGGAAAATATTACGAAGAGATTCCATATACAAGAATATTTATAGGGTCTAAGATAAATCCTCTTGACTATAGAGAGTGGAATAGCGGAATTTGTGCTGTCTATGATACTTTCAAAGACACTTTGGGGAAGGATGAGCTAGATGAAGAATTTAGGGTTCTTAATCTTTGCTTTTTTGCAGAGAGCGCGGGACCTATGATAACTCCTTTCGGTCCAACTCCTAAAAATATAGATACCTTTTTTGCGACATCCTTTGGGGACAACGAAAAAATACAAAATACTTCTATGGAAAGAAAAGGTGGATATTCTAGACTTATTCTTTGGTATACCAGGGATAAGGATGGGAAGATAGTTTATGATATGTCTAGGAAAAAGACAACCCTTCCGGATACGAAAAGATATATTCGAATAAGAACTATGGATTTTTCAGATTGGAAATTAGCAATAGAAGATTCTATAATTCATGCAAGGGTTCCAGACTATTTTTCAAAAGACGACATAAAGAAAGAGGATTTTGGTAAAGTAACAGAACAAGAAGGAGGCGATTAGAATTAACCTCCTCTTTTTTCCTTATTTATGATATGGAAAAATTATTAGAATTAGATGACATTGGATTGGTACCCGCACCACTTAATACGGGAAATCAAGAGTCTAAGTGTGATTATTTTGTGTATGATCAGGCAGATGGTAATTTTAAATCTCTTCCAATATTTACTAGTCCGATGGATAGTGTAGTGAATGAAGAGAATTGGAGAGTTTACTATGATAACCTGATTAGACCAGTCCTCCCAAGAACATCTGATATAAAAATTAGACTAGAGGGTTGTGAGTATATCTTTGTAGCTTTCTCAATTCCGGAGGTTAGAGAGAACTTCTTACAGTATCGAAGACAAGCTCCAAGACAATTTAGGGTTTGCATTGACTCTGGAAATGGACACGATATAGAAGTCTTTAATATAACAAAAGAACTGAAGAGAATTTATGGTCCTCAGATTCTTGTTATGATAGGAAATATTGGAAATCCTAAGACCTATATAGAATGTTGTCAGGCAGGAGCTGACTATGTAAGGGTTGGCATGACTTCTGGGTCTTTAGTGAATGATAACAGAGGATTTCATTATCCTATGGCGTCTCTTCTTCTAGACATAAAAGGAATAAAGACATCAGCGTGTGTTGGAATGAAACAGCCAGCAATTATTGCGGATGGCGGAATAGCTACACGACAGGATATTTTAAAGGCTCTAGCCCTTGGAGCCGACTATGTAATGATAGGACGTCAATTTGCTAGGATGGTAGAGGCTGCTGGAGTCATGTTTAGAACAGTTCAAGATTCTGAGGGCAAACACGAAGAGGAAATTTTGCGTGGAGCTGCTCTAGAAATGACAAAAGAAGACCTCAAGAAACAGGAAGTCAAAAGATACTATGCTGGAAACACAACTTATCAGATTCAAGCCAAGCGCGACGGTTATTCTGATGTTCATGATTGGTCTGGAAAACGTAGGCCTTGTGATTCAGAAGTAACAACGGTAAGAGTTGGTTATCATATCGGAGACTGGCTTAATGACCTGTATGAAATATTTACTTATGGATTTACTATGGCTGGCTCTCTTAAATGGTCTGAATTTAAAACAAAGATAAATATATGTCGAATAGAGTAAGTGTGAATGTTGATATTTGGCCTTTCCTAATCTTCCTTGTTGTAATTTTATGTCTCTTAAGGTGCTCTTCGGGAATGGAAAAGAAACCGATGAAGCCTTTTAAGGAAGAAGTGCATCAAGTGGTTTGTATATCAGAATCAGGAGATACAATAAAAGTTTGGAAGACTTATGATATACCAGGAAAATGGGAAAGTCAGGGGATTATGTGTTATACGTTCAGAGACATTGAGACTGGAAAACCGGTTGAAATTAGAACTAGAACTGGAATTATAGTATGGCAATAATACTTTGTGACTTCGACGGGACTTGTATACCACTAGCTCCACACGGATTTTATTCAAAGAAAGATATTGGTGCTGTAGATGTTCTTTCCGATCTAGTAAAGAAAGGACATAAAATTGTATTATGGACTTGCCGAAATAATTCAAAGAAAAATCCCTATAATTATCATCTCGTCGGTGGAAAATGGCGGAAAGAGACTAGCCTGGGGGAAGCGACTAGGTGGTTCCGAGAAAATGAAATCCCGCTGGAAGGGATAAATACTTATCAGAAGGGTGAAGAAAAAATCGGAAAGTCGCTGAAACCCCTGGCTGATTTAATTATCGATGATACCGCCTTAGGTTGTCCGACGATTAATGATACTATCGATGTATATAGTGTTAGGACTGGAAAGAAATCGAAGGTTCAAAGAAAAACTAGATATGTCGACTGGAAGAAGGTTAGAAAATTACTTGAAGATAAAGGATTATTATAATGGCAAATACTGAATTTACTTGGCAATTTGGACAGCCAATTCATAGAGAGGACAAAAAAGAAAACTTTAAAGGAGAGTGCTTAGATGAACAGGTAGATAGAATAGTTGGGAAAGATACTACTGTTGAAGACCTACTAGAAGAGCTCCCTCCAGAGATTCAATATGATCCGGTTCGAAGTATGAGACTTAAAATTTGGAAAGTTGGAAATCTCGTCTACCAGGCCGGCTACTATGTTTATATAGATCCAGGAAGTAGAGATTTTGAGCAGACAGCGGTAGAATTTGAAACACAACCTTCTCTTCGACTAGCACTATTTTTACTTAAACAGAAAATTAAAAGGAGAATAAAAGAATGAAAGTAACAGATAAGTTTGTATTATTCTGGGGTGGAGAGCTAAGTAATTTTGCTAAGTGCACTTCTCCAATTATATTTAGGAACCCATTAAACAGTCAAGCGTTTCATAATCCAAACAAACCGTACCTGCATCCTATTTCACTACCAACCTCAGAACACCTATTTATGTATCTTAAGGCTGTTTATTTCAAGGATTATGATATCGCCGAGAAGATACTAGAAGCAAAAGAGCCTAGTGAAGCAAAAGCGCTAGGAAGACAAGTTTCTGGGTTTTCTGAAGAAGAGTGGGTAAAGGTTAGGTATGAGGTTATGTATACTGCTGTATACTATAAAGCTCATCATAATACAAAATTTAGAGATCTTCTTCTAAAGGATGAATGGAAAAATCTCGAGTTTGTTGAAGCTAGCCCATACGACAGAATTTGGGGAATAGGTCTGGCTGAAGGAGATCCGGATGCTCTGGTAAAAAAGAAGTGGAGAGGGCTAAATCTCCTAGGAAAAGCTTTATGTGAAGTTAGGTCTTACATAAAATGGTCCGAATGGGTAAATACTTGGGGCCTAAATGAATTCTACGAGGATTTGATTTGGTGTCCTAGTCAAATTTACTACTGGTTTATGGTAGGCCAAGAGATGAAGCTGGTTTATATGAGATGGAGATGGTCAGATCCTTGGAGTATAGAACTCTGCAAGGTTAATGATCCATCTAGGCCGCATGATTGGGATTTTAATGGTTCAGAGGCATTAGATTTAGGAAAAGAATATAAAGACTCTGAATATCAAGAGATGGAAAAAGATCTTCTATTATATCTTATGAAGAGATTTCCAGAAGTTAAGTTCCCAACTCAGATAGTTCGAAAAGATCCACATTTTGGATGGGGAGGAACAAAAATAATATAGAGGGACATAAGTTCCCTCTTTATTTTGTAAAAAAAAAAGAAAATTAAGAATGAGCGGATATTGAGGTTTAACGTAAATCGCCTCTCAATCCTGGAGCTCACCATTAATTATTATCTCATTTATAAGGAATTGAGGCCTTTTCCTTATGTATGTAATAAAACATGACAGGAATAGGATTTTTATATAATGATTTTATTGCTTGTATAGAAAAGACAGAAGAAAGCGAATATGTCTTTACTTGGAGACGCTGGGATAGTGATCTTCCATATAATCTTCCTATAATATTCTGGAGCCATAGTGCAAAATCACTTATATATTTCCTAGAAATAATTGAGTGTAAAATATCGGAAGAAGATAAAGAAAAACTTTATTCTACAAATTGTACACCTGTAAAATTAATAAAAGATAACAATACTTTATGGATTGGGTAGTAAAAGACAAGTCGACTGGTGAGATTTTATCATTAATGTCTGTCACTTATGGATCTGGGGAGAGTGAGTATGTTGTTGCTGGTGGAGATGGAGTTTATAAAAGATATAAAGAGACTGCGTTTAGAAAGAAATTCGAAGAGGTAACCGCAGACTTTTCCCACGTTATTCCAGTTATTACTGAGTTGGTAAAGACAAACGATTCTGCAAAAAGAATAGTATATCCTCTTGCTAGAAGACTACATCCTGGTGGATATTTTAAAGTAGGCTGTCTGGTATATTTTCAATATGATGGATATTCTGAACGGAGTCTCCACGAAGATATTAGGCAACTAGTTATGTACGGATGTTATGGAAATAACGACTATAAGACCTTTATAGTATTGGGAATAGATGAACAGAACGGCTGGCCAAATGAAGATAATCCTGATGAATACGGAAGAATCAGAATAGCAAGATATCGTGGACCAAAGGTTCCATTAGAGAGTTATGCTGTTGAGTATAATCTACCTATTTGTAAAACAGGATTTGAAATAGATGCATATTATTTTCTAAAGAGATATGACCTACCGTACTAGAGTTAAATTTCTTCCAGGAGATTTAATAGATCTTTCTGGGAGTGGAAACTTAGCTATTATAGTATCTATGTATAATACATCGACTAGTCCTGTAATTTATAGATACATATCAAGAAATGAATACAGTTTTACAGACATGAATCATATGATAGGAACTATGCCGTATTATCCAAGAAAAGGCGCAAAACTTTTACATAGAGTTTTTCATCCAAATAGAAATTATATCTGTTCAGATGAAAACTGTGAAGTTAGAAATATTCTTGGAGAATGTATGTATTGTAATTATAAAATAGATTATTCAAAGGACGACAAGATATTCTTTCCAGGGGATGAAGTATGGTCTCCGTCAAGAAAACAGTTATGCTGGATATATCAAGCTAATTTATGTATTCCAGTTCTTAGTGACGGAGATACGGGTTATGAAACTATTGCGGAAGGTACTAAGTGGGATGATATACATTTAGCTAAATTTTTTGAGAGAGTTAATCAGTTTAGTTCTAGTTATAGTTATTATATAGATATTCCATCGCTTTATGACCACCTCCTAAAAAGATTTGAAACCAATCCTCCCACATTAACATATAGAGAGGGTTCTAGCGCAGGTTATAGAGATTTACCAAGGGATTTAAATATTCGTGAACACTCGAAATTATTATATTATATACCAGAAGATATCAATATCTGTCCAATGTGCATATATCAGGACAGTGATAAGTGTAACTCATGTATAACTAAAAAACTTATAAGACATCAACATGACGAAAGATGAACTAATTGAGGTATATAAATCAGTCTGTGATGATATCTGGTTTAAAGGATATGAATATGGAGGAGAGTTTATTAGTTTTATTGACCCGGGAGCGCTTAATAGAAATACATTTAAGCTTAAGAGTCCGGGTAAATTAGAACCAGATGATAGAAAGTATGAGGATTTCCCTAATACTATCATCTACGCTGAGAATATAGACTTTCTGGATAAAGCTATTGAACTTAGCAGAAAAGATCCAGATATTGCAATTCTTAATCCGGCTTCTGCAAAAAGAGCTGGCGGAGGTGTTAGAAGTGGGTCAAGAGCTCTTGAAGAGATTATTTGTAGAAGAAGTAATCTTCTTGACAGTATAGAGATTTTTGCAGACAAGGAGACTGGACTATATATGCCGCCCCTAGGAAACTTTGAATGTATCTGGTCTGGTGGAGTTAGCATATATAGAGATTCGTCCTATAATCCAATGCCAGCACCGGTTTCAGTTAATATAATAACTGCAGCTGCCATCAATCATCCTTCTCTGAATCTTGATTTCACTTTTGAGAGGAATCAGGAGGAAACCATGAAGAAGAAGATAAGAATGGTTTTGCGAGTAGCAATCAAAGAAGGAATGATTAACCTGGTTCTTCCGGCTTGGGGATGTGGAGCTTTTGCATGTCCAGCTAAAGAGGTTGCTAGATGTTTTGATGAAGTCCTAAAAGAACCTGAATTTACCGGAGCATTTTCAGAGATTTGCTTTGCAGTCTTAGATGACCATAATGCAAATCATGAATTTAATCCTGAAGGAAATTATAAGCCTTTTAGGGATAGATTTGGCAGCAAACCCTTATCTATGAAATGACAGCAAGAGAATTATACGAGAAATATAAAGATATATTTATCTTAGTAATGGAAACCGCCGGAGAAGAAACGGGGAATGAAGTCTATAAGAATGCTGAGTCTATAATAAATTCTCAAAAATTTACTAGACTCATAAATGAAGCCCTAGACTCCGGCTGTAATTTCAATTTTGTGATAGTTCAGATGATATTAGCTCTGGTACTAAATATTCATAACCTGGATGACCTGAATGAAAAAGATTTAATGAAAGACTATGGAACTCCAATTTTTGAGCTTTACCTAAAAAAGCCAACTAGAATTTTTTGTCAACGAAATGGGGTTCCAGTTATAAAAGAATTAGGCTGGAAGGCTATACTTCAAAAAGTAAACAATAATTAAATTATGATTAGCGACCAGATTAAGGAAATTCTTAAACAAAGAGAATACCAGGTATGTAGTAGAGAGTCGGAACCAAAACTTATTAGATTAGAACCAAGGCAGATACGCTCAGTATCTATTGTTGAAGACAACAATGAGGATCTAGTCTATGTTAAGATTAAAAACAGGCTGTTTAAGGGACCAGAAATCATTATAACTGACGATGAGGATAGTACAAGAAATCTTATAGATTACGAAATACGGTCGCCGTGGTGGGCTAGAAATAATGAGTTTCTATATTGGATTCGTATTAAAAATAGAAAACGAATCTGTGTCAGAGTTACAATAAGCACAACTTTTGAATATCTTGATGTAAAACAGCAAGCATATATTCGGGTATACCATAAGTCTGGAGATGACCTGTTAATATTCCCGAAAGATAGAGGAGAATTTGTATACGTTCGAGATAAAATAAATGAAATGGCAAATACTGATAAACCAATTTGGATTAAAATATGAGATACAAAGAAAATTTTCAAATCGTTGACAAAGAGACCGGCAGAGTTTACTGGATTTCCAGAGCTATGGCCGTATGTGGGATTATTCTGTGCGTAAATCCTAAGAATCAAGAGCTGTTCTTCTTAGTAACTAAACGAGGAGAAGGATGCCCGGATTATGTAGGATATTGGTGCAATTGCTGCGGATATCTTGGCTGGGGTGAAACCAGAGTTCAGGCCGTTGTTAGAGAAATCAAAGAAGAGATTGGACTTGACTTTTCTGCAGCAGCTGATGACATCTATGAATGGATGACTATGGATGACCCGGAGGATAATTCTAAGCAGAACGTAACTACAAGATTTGTCATCCCGACAGATTATGACTTTCTTAAGTCCTATGTTGATTCCAATCCTAGCCTCAAATCCGAAGAAAGAGGGGGTGAAAAGGAAGAGGTGGCGGAAATCAGACTCGTCTCTGAGCATGAGATTGATAACTACCTCTGGGCCTGGAATCACGATAAACTCCTGAAGATGCTTGTTGAGAGCTATCACGAGAGTGATCAGGAAGAGCCTTCGACAACAGTCGAAGAAGAAACAAAAGAAGAGGGTGCTGAATAAGCACTCTTTTTTATTTCAAATCCTTATAATTGTTAGACTAAAATAAAATAATATGAAATATTTAGAACAAGTAGAAAAAGCTTTAGTAGCACTAGTAGAACAGTGGAATCCTAAGGCCAATATATATGCAGTTGGAGGATATGTTAGGGATGAGATAATGAATAATATGAAACATGATCTCGACCTAGTTATTGATCTTGATGGAGATTCCTCTCCTGCAGTACATTTTACAGATTTCCTTAGGGATAATAAAATTCAAGGAACATCAGGTTTTACTGTATATCCTAAATTTGGAACAGCAAAATTTGACCTAACTATTCCTTATGGAAATGGAACAAGAACAGAGCCCATCGAGTGTGTTATGCCGAGGACTGAAGAATATAAAAATGGCCCAAGAAAACCCAGTGAAGTGTCTAAAACTACGCTTGAGATTGATGCACAGAGAAGAGATTTCTGTTGCAATGCTCTCTACAAGGACCTTAAGACTGGGAAAATTCTTGATCCGACGGGACGTGGGCTCTCTGATATTGAAAATAAGATTCTCAGAACACCACTTGATCCTGAGGAAACCTTTAAGGACGACCCTTTAAGAATGTTAAGAGCTGTGAGGTTTTCTGCTAAACTTGATTTTAGCATTGATCCAGCAGTTCTTGCAGCAATGAAACCGATTCCAGAATATTATCAGTTATCGATGGAGAGAGTTCGGGATGAGTTTGAAAAAATAATAACTACTTGGGAACCCTCTAAGTACATCTGGATTCTTCATGAAAAAGGTCTCTTGGGGTATATTATACCAGAGTTTGAAGAAGCTTGGGGATTCAATCAAAACTCCAAATACCACTCGATGAATCTTACAGATCACATACTTTCTGTTCTTAATAAGACTTCTTCGGGAGATAGAAGAGGAATCACTAGAGGCAGTGCAATTTTACCGTGGGCCGCGCTTCTTCATGATATTAGTAAGTATAAAGACTTTCAAGTAAAGGAAGATGGAACATTCAGTTTCCACGGCCATGAAAAGAAGTCTGCACAAATGGCTGAATCAATTCTTAGAAGGCTTAAATGCTCTGAGAAAGATATCTCTAGTATATGTAAGCTCATAGAAGATCATATGATCATCAAACAGTTCTATAGCTATTCTGACGATACGTACACGGGATCGAAAAAATATACTAGAAAGGTAGCATCAAAGTATCCAAATAGAAATGAACTTGATTCTCTAATGAAGCTTATAGATGCAGATAATAAGTCTCATGCTCCTCAGTGGTGTATGCCTGGGCAAGTCGACAGTTTCTATAAAGCATATGATGATATCTATTATCCTGGTATAAATTCAGGACCCTCTGTAAAACTTCCCATCAGCGGTTCAGATATAATGAATAGGTATGGATTTAAGTCCGGAAAGCAGATAGGAAAAATAAAAGACATGCTTCAAGAGCTGTTTTATGAGGACCCGTCCATGGATTCTGAAACTCTTTTTAGAATGTATGAATCAGAATTTAAGGGGTCAATCTGGATTTGGACAGATGGTTTTATGAATTACAATGCATCAATCGTAAAACCTGTTAAAGAAGGAAAAGGTTATAATATTGAGCCATACGATTTTAATGAGTTTCTTCAGCTTGATTCGGAAGAAGAAGAATATTATAAATCTCTCGGAAAAGATATTATAGAGCTGAATGCGCTTGAATATCCAGACCTTTATATGAGAGTTAGAATAAACCGAAGATCCAGAGAGCTCGTTGATAAAATTCTTGATATTATGAGCGAATTTCATCAAATGCCTGGATTCAAGGAAATTGTAGTCGGCTTAGATTATACAAATGATGCCTCTGGATTTGTAAAATGGAGAAATCATAGAACGGACTATATCTTATGACAGATAACTACTATTATAATTATTATTCAGTTTCGGTAGCAAGAGTAGATATATCCAAAATAAAAGCCCCGGAGAGTGTTAGCTTTGGGCTTGGAGATTTTATACCGGTTGAAAGTAAAGACATTAAGACCACAGATACACAAGATAAATTAGATTTCTTGTATACTGCGCTCCTAGATAAATATTATGAAAAATCTCCCAGAATCTTCTCTGCCTACATTAAATATATAGCAAAAGAGTTAAAAGAGTTTGGAGTTAAGGAGGTATCTTTTCTGAATCCGGGAGAAACCTACGACAAAACAGAGTCCATTTGGTGGTGGAAAGATGATAGTGATGCTGGATACTCAATAGATACTGATAATATGGAAGATGAATTTTTTAAGGAACTAATATATGGAAACTCAAGAAGACTTATTAGTTTCTTATTTTCCAACAAATCAGTTCTTAATATTCAAGAAGATTGCGTTCCTTTTAGCAGAACAGATATTGGACCAGAGAAGAATACAGAAAAAGTATCATATGGTTGGACATGGTTTTGCTAATCCGAGAGCCTAAGATTCTTATTATTGAATAAAATCAAAGATATATGAAAGATAAACAACTATTAGGTTCCTATAAAAATGGAAACTATACTATTGCTATTTATAGTGATGGAACAAAGATACGTGAAACTGAGGGAGATGCTTTTATTCCTAGTTTTGCTGAAAATATAAATCTCATGATAACAGAAAGACCAGATCCTGCCTGTCCTTGGTACCACAATGTTGTGTCAGAAGGAGATAATCAGGCAGCATTAATGGCAGAGAATGAGATTGAAACAATACATAGATATATAAAGAATCTGCGGCCTTTTACTGAGGTTACTATAAGTGGAAATGACTTAAGCAACCCAGAAATTTTAGCACTTCTTGTATATCTTAGAAAGAAAAAAGTTTTTTCAAATATCTTAATAAGTCAAGAACACTTTATGGAAAACTATCATAGAATTCTTGGCTGGACTGAAAGAAGGCTTATTCGCGGACTTGAGGTTTCTTTGGAAGACAGTGAAAATTCAGAATTCTTAAAGAAAATTCAAAGTTTCAGTAGCCCAACTATTCATGTAATGTCTGGAATTTTTACTGGAGACGACTTAGATAATCTTGAAGGAAAAGACCTTAAGATCTTTATCCATGGATATGATGAGAATATTGCTTCAGTAGCTATAGATCCACAGGATATTAAATATAATAAAGAATGGTTGGAAGAGGCTATTAAGACAGAATTTCCAGATGCGTTTTCTTCAGTTACCTTTGATAATATAGCCGTAAATCAATTACACGTAAAAGAAGTGTTATTTGATGAAGGAAAGGAATTGTGGAACGAATTTTATGTAAGGCCCGAAGAAGATTTTGAACTTTGCATTGATGCAGTTAATGGATTTTTCTACAGTGATTTTGATAAAACTGATAGAAAACCAATTGAAGATAGGTTTGCAGATAAAATGTTTCGGGAGATAAGAAAACGCTTCGGAAGAAATGAGAATAAGCGCAAAATTAAGTGATTTTATAAATTCAAGATACCACAAGGAAACTTTAGATTTTCTTTGTGGTATTTTACTTTCAGACCTAGATAAAGAAATTTGGAATTATCGTCAAATTATAAGCATATCAACTCCACTCTCTTATCTTGTTAGCAGAGGTAGGACAGAGTTATATAATTTTGTAAGAAAAGGCTTGGGACTGGAGGGGAATGTTATTATAGATTTTGAAGATTTTTCAATTCATGTTGTAGGCATATCATCTGATGACCCATTTATTCCGCTTCCAGAGGGAGAAATCTTTTACATCTTCATGTCAGTTCGGAGAGTGTGGCTACCAAGAAAAAAGTCAATAACTCTTAAGTATTACGAAGAACTTATATGTTACGATAGAAGATTTTATTGCTACTATAGTTTTCAAAAAATAATTCTGCCTAAAAATAGAAGGGATATTTATAAGTTCTTGGTATGGCTTAGACTAAAAAAGCGAATCTTGTTTCCGCCAGATGGAAAAAAGTGGTGTAGAGATTATTGGAATAGTGGCAATGAGCTCACATTACTATCGCGGGACGGATATGCGCGTGGTATTGAGATTAAGCTTGGACCAGAAATAATGAAAGAATTTTTGGATTGGCAAAATAGTCGATATAAAATAACGAAATAGGTCAAATTCTTATATATGATTATGGAAACAAATAAATATAAATTATCACAAGAGCTTAAAGACATAATGGATTTAGCTTTTGACCATGCTAAAGATAATAATCTCGGTGAGATATCTTTAGTTTCGGTTGAATATTATCTGATTCTAAAGTATATAACTAAGTGTGGAGAGGGAGACCTTATTAATGAGCTATTTAAAAGCTTAAGCAGCGATGACAGAAATAAACTTTTATCTGTCATGGTAGATGCACTTAGTGATGCTGATAAATATTGTCCACATCAGGACAATAGTGGAATTTCTGATAAAATTTTTGATAAAGACCAGATAATTATATCTGATGATCTATCAAGAGTTATGGATAGAATTCTAGCAGCTAGGGATATGCTTAAAGACATTAGACCAGATACTCCCGATACGGATATTTCTTCAGAAGAGTTCTTTAATTCTATGCTTTTCGAGAAGAATACAGTAAATCAGTATATGAAAGACTATCTAGGAATAACAAATATGGAAATTTTAAAGAAAAAAGGAGAGTTAATGGGAGTTTTTCCAAAAAGCGACACTACATCTGCAGACCCGACTAGTGTACTTCCTAAAAAAGAGGCCCCTAAGGCTTCGAAAGATGATGGGGATGAAGATGATGATGCTACCAGATTCGAAAAAGCTGGCGAAAAAGCAGCTATGTCTCCAAGAAAAGCAGATCCAAATTCTACGACTCCGACACTAGACCAGTTCGGAATTGATATGACTTGGAACGCTAAAGAAGGAAGATATGATCCTGTTATTGGAAGAGATAAGGAAATTTCTCAGATAATTGAAATTCTCAGTTGTCGAAAGAAATGTAATGCAATTCTCTTAGGTGAGGCCGGTGCAGGTAAAACCGCGCTGGTTGAAGGACTATCTCAAAAGATTTCTTCTGGAGATGTTCCGAGAGACCTCAAGGACAAAAGAGTTGTATCAGTATCAACAACAGACCTAACTGCTGGAACTCAGTACAGAGGTCAGTTAGAAGAAAGAGTTATGAATCTCTGTAAAGAACTGGCTCAAGCAAAAAACGTTATTTTGTATCTTGACGAGTTCCATTCAGCGACTTCGGAAAACTCAACCTCTATCGCTGATATGCTCAAACCTTCTCTTAGTAGAGGAGAGATTACAGTTATAGCTTCTACAACTCTTGACGAATTTAAAAGATACATTGAGAAGGATGGAGCATTGAAGAGAAGATTCCAGAAGGTCTTAGTTACTGAACCGAATGCTGAAGAAACATATAAGATTCTTAAAGGAATCGTAAAGAAGTATCAAGATTTTCATCATGTACGATATTCAGATGCAGCTATTCGTGCCTGTGTAGAATATAGTGAGAGGTATATGTATGACCGAAAGAGTCCTGACCGTGCTATCGACCTTCTTGATACCTCTGGTGCTCTAACAAAGCTCTCTAATCCTGAAAAGATGGAGGAGCTTGAGAAATTAGAAAAAGAAAGAGAGGATATCAAGGCTGCAAAGGTAAAGGCTCTCGATGATTCTGATTTTGAAGAGGCAAAAAGACTGAGAGAAGTAGGCCTTGACATAGACAAGAAAATAGCAGATGCCAAGAAAAAGATGTCTTCTGGAAAAGCATCTTGGCCTGAGGTGACCGTGGAAAACGTTGCTGCAGTTATTTCGAAAATTTCTGGTGTTGCTGTAGATAAAATTATTCAGCCAGAGATGGAGAAAATCAGAAGCATGCGTGATGACCTTAAGAAAGTTGTTATCGGTCAAGATGAAGCTATTGACTCTGTCGTCAAAGTATTGTCTAAGAGCTTCCTCGGGTTACGAAATGAAAATAGACCCGTAGCATCACTTCTATTTACTGGGCCTTCTGGAGTTGGAAAGACTCTAATTGCTGAGAAGATTGCAGAGACAATCTATGGAGATAAGAAGGCGCTGATAAGGATAGATGGAGGTGAATATGCTCAAAGCCACTCTGTGACTAAACTCGTTGGTTCTACTGCATCTTTTGTTGGATACGGAGATAAAGCAGTTCTTGACCAGGTTAGAGACAGAGGAAGTGTGGTTGTTCTTATCGACGAGGTTGAGAAGATGAATCAAGAAATAATCAATACCATTTTCCTCAACATGATGGATACTGGTATGGTTAAGATGGCTAATGGAACAGACGTTAGTTTCAGAAATGCTATCATAGTCTTTACGTCTAATGAAGGAACAAAAGACTTAGAGCTTAAGGGAGCTGGAATTGGATTTATCGAACCAGGAAAAGCAGAAAGAAAAAAGATTGACAAGTCTACTGTAATGAAGGCCCTGGAAAAGAAATTCAGACCGGAATTCAGAGGGCGCTTGACTGGAATCACCGTATTCAATAGTCTTGGAGAACCCGAGATGATGAAGATCTTCGACCTTGAGCTTGCCAAATTTAAAGAGAGACTTAAGAAAAAAGGCTATTCTCTGAAAGTTGGAAAGAAACTGAAGGAGAAGATTGTTAAAGATACAGATACTAGGTATGGCGCCAGAGACCTGACAAAGGGAATTGGAACTATGATTGAGGATAAGATTGTAGAGGCGATGCTTAATCCTGATATAGATCTTGAAAAGAAAAAAATTTCTGTAGACCTAGGAGAGAGCGATGAAGTATCCGTAAGCTTCGAATAAAAAAGAGAGGGACCTAAATCCCTCTTTTTATTTTTCAACTACACCATCCACAGCCTCCTATATAGAGCTCATCCTCAAGACGATCTACAATTTCGGCATATTCTGAAAGCGTAATATTATATTTCTTTAAGACTTCTTCCGTCGGCATCTTTGGTTTGAATTCGTGATGACAAGTCCCTTCCATAGCATATCCACTTAGTTTCCCTTCACCAAAATCATACTCAGATGCGTCTTTTCCATTAATTTTAAAAACTTTCAAGCAACAGGGAAGTGCGCGACGTCTTTCTATTTCTATCTCTATCATATCTTCTTTTCGATAATTGCATTAACAATAAGATCAATAGCTCCTCTAATATCTCTCCAATCACACACTTCGTTTTGTGAATGCATACTACGATTCGGAATTGCTAGGTGAGCCGTCTCACAATTCTTAGAAGCAAGTTGAAGAACGTCGGTATTAGTCCCTCCAGTACCTGTGCTTACTTCTTGAATTTTAATATCTTTTTCTTTAGCAAGATTTTTTAAGAGGACATTAATTCTTAGACTCTTATCACAGCCCCAAGCAATGATAGGGCCAGAGCCAAGTTTAATATCTCCTATTTTTTCTTTAGGCCCAGACATCTCATCATCGGAAGCAAAATCTACATCAATATCCAGTGAAATATCAGGGTTTATTCCATGTGCTGCTACTGTTGCTCCTCGAAGTCCAGTTTCCTCTTGAGTTGCAGCAAGCCCTATAACTTGATATTTCTTTGACCAATGTGAGTCCGGAATAGAAGTTCCACAGGATGCACAATCCTCTCCTAGAATCCTAAGTACTTCTGCTACAATAAAGACAGCTATCTTATCGTCAAGGGAAGTTGAACAAATCCTATTTTTCCCAAACTCTAGATTTACTTCTGGTCGATAGCACACTAGGCTTCCAGGATGAATTCCAAGCTCTAAGACTTCTTCCTTAGACTCTGCACCGACATCTATCTTCATTTGAGACATGTCACGATGGTTTTCAGGCCACTTGTCATTTTCATCTAAGTGCATAGCCTGTTTAATTACTGCGCCCTCAAGTTCTTCGCCGGAGTCTAAGAGAATAGATACCTTAGATCCCGGGAGACAACGATTATCAATTCCACCTGTATAGTGAATTGAGATAAGGCCAGAATCATGAATCAAGGATACTCTAGCATTTACCTGATCGATATGGCCAGATAGAAGAAGCTTAGTATCTCCAGTACCTACAGAACAGGCATTATTTCCAATTCTATCCTGATAATAGTCAAGGGGCAGAGCCTGAAATGGAATATTGTCTTTTAAAAATTTCTTCCAAATTTCTGTAGCTTTCTGTTCCTGTCCACTAGGAGATGATGCATTTAGTAGGTCTTTTAAAAATTCTTTGTCTGTGTTTTTAATTTCTATCATTTTCTTCTAAGGATTTTGAATTTTTTATTTTTAACTCCAGGTAGTTCAAAATATTTTTCTAAGTCAGTAATTCTAATTTTTCCAGGAAGTCCAAGATCTGTTTCTATTTTATCTAGCTTCTCTCTCGCTTCTGTTCTTTCCCAATATGAGCCTATAGGAAAATCCTTCAGAATCCTATCTTTTAGTTCTTCCTCACTTGGCCCTTCTGGTTTCCAAATACAGTTATTATTTACAAATTCTGGCTTGATTTCTTTTATATTTTCTCCTAAGAGTTTTTGAGTTGCTCTAAGAGAAGATATTAGAAACTCTGGTAATATTCTAGGTCCCTCAGATTCTAGAAACTTTTCTTGTTGAGGTCTAGTATTAAAAGCATAAAGTTTTTGAATCAACCCTCTTTCCTCTCGGTCTAGTTCTAGGTATTCAAGTCCTAAGTCTACATATTTTTCAGGCCAGAGCGAGTATAGATAAGAAATTAAGTCATCTTTATATATAATCCATGAATAATCTCCTTTGGGGAATTCGATGTCATGAAGAAGCCCAAATTTAATAAGCTCACGAATTCCTTCTTCAAATTTAGAAACTTTTTCTGGAATTTGATATATCCGTTTAAGCTCTGTCTTTGGGGGTTCTTTAAGATCTTTAATTTCCTCTATAGCATTTATAACCTCAATTTGATAGTATTCCTCTCTTGGAACTATCCATGGTCTAAGATAAGCTTTAAGATCCTGAATATCCCAAGGAAAAGCATATACTAGAGAATAAGCGTCTGGGTCTTCGTTCTCTGGTATGGTATAGCTTGATTTTATCCAAATACAGTTTTTGGATTTATTTTTTATAACGTATGTCATATCATATGTAAGGATTTGCCCCCACTTTTTTGCTATTTTTTCTTAAAAAGCCTTATATATGAAATAAGTCAAGGAAAGCTATTTCAGGGATAGGCTCAGCACGTTTATTTCTTGTTGTGGAGATACTATAGTAGGCTACTATAGCTATCCCGGCGAGGACGTGTTTGAGTCTTTCTTTTTTATTACTTTTAAAATCAACAAAAATATGGTAAAATATTTATCTCTATCGGGGTTAGAAACGGTATGGGGGAAAATAAAAGGGACTTTTCTAGATCTTTCTGGAACAGGAACAATGACAGCCCCGATTAAATTTGGAAATTATAGATATTGGGCTGTTCCTGCTTCAGGTGCTGGACTATCAATAATGTCTTCTTATGGTCAAGCACCTTTAGATGAGGGAGTCGTTCCAGGTGGTAGTAACTATGCTGTTGGTCTCAATATAGGTGGATATGGGTATCATATGGGTATTGGATGGAACGTCTCAACTAAGAAATTTTATGTTCGTGGATCTGGTTCTGATGGATGGAAAGAGGTAGCTTTAGGAAATTTAGGAAATTATCTTCCATTATCTGGTGGAACAATGAGCAATACAAATAAAGTTACTAACCTAAATGCAGACCTCTTAGATGGATACGATAGCAGCATGTTTCTTGTTAGGATGGCATATAATTTTGGAAATGGATGTTTAGTTACTTCAGACTTTGCTGCAGCAGGCTCAAACATGTGTTATGTAGAGATTACTGGAAATAGTTATGGAAGCGGAGGAGATAAGACCCCATTTATGATTCTTTTAAACTTCTATGACTACACCTCGTCTGGTGGTATAATTGGGTCTCCTAAAGCAATAAGCCTTGGAAACAATTCTATAGAGGAGATTAAACTTTTCAGATATAATGGAAAAGTATGTATATGGTTCTATAGAACTGGATCATATCAAACATTTTACGTTAGATGGTATACACAGTCTTCTAATGGACACACTAATCATGTAGCAAGTATAACGAACTCTGCCATGCCTGACAGCTCTGAGATAACTAATCTAGTAACTGTGGTTCCAATAAAAAATATTACGGAAACTAACGAAATGACAACTACAGAAATTAATAATATTTGTGTATAATATGAAAGAGCTAATAGTAATTGGAATAACTGTTCTTGTTCTCTTAGTTCTATGTTTTGTAGGATATAGGGTAGGAACAAAAGACCAAAAATATGAAAGAGACACCGGCCGAGATTTTGCTTCTCATCGTGATAGAGACTTCGGCGGTGGAATGTATGGCGGAGGATATGGAGGCGGATTTGGAAGACCTAGGACTAGAAGTTATGATGATTCTTCCGACCCTTATGACCTTAATGCGCCGATTGATGATGATACCGCCGAAGAGTCTGGGGAAGGAGACTATGAAGATTTCCCGGCCGAAGAACCCAAAGCACCAGAATTTTAGGGAGGACTAAGGAATGGCAAAATATTTATCATACTCTGGACTTCAAAAAGTATGGGCCAAAATAAAGTCGTTATTCCTTCCATTATCCGGTGGAACAATGAGCAATACAAATAAAGTTACCAATCTAAATGCAGACCTCTTGGATGGATATCATGCTTCTACATTTAGTCACAGAATTAAATTTAGTGAAGCTAGTGCAGCTAAGTGGTTTAAGATAAGAATTAATATAAACTATGGATGTATGTTTTCCATAACCATAAAAGTTGCGGGCGGATATACTCATAGAATTATTAATATAGGTGGATATAACTATTCAACTAATAAAGGGTGGTATAGTCCTACTGCATTTTGTCTCGGTGCTTCTGGTGCTCTTAGTGGGGTTAACTCTAAAGTAATATTCGGTAAAGATGGTGATGGGGAAATTTGGTTTGCTGTTCATGCTAATGGATATAATTCTGTTGAAGTAGTAAATGCACAATTTTATTGGTCTGCTACTCCCAGTGATTTATCTAATGCTTTCACTTGCACTTTAATAGACCCTTCCACGGTTACAGCAGATACCTATGCAGAGCTTGGAACAGTTATAAATTCAATAGTAACTCTATCAAGACCTATGAGTGAAAGCAGTATGGAAGAAATAACAACAACCTGGATTAATTCAAATTGTGTATAATATGAAAACGTGGTTTGCAGAAACTTGGTATCTTGTGAAAACTTTGTTCTCTAGGATGTCAAAAGATAATGAACACTTAGAAGTTGTTCAAATGAAATATTATCCATGGCAAGGCTATGGTGCTATGTCATGGGCAGGAAAATTAATAACAAGAAAAAATCCAGAAGACATCTCTGTATGGACTAAGAAACATGAGGAGATACACCTTCAACAGGCTCAAATGATGGGGAAGACTTGGTTTTCGTTTTATCTTAGATATCTGGGAGAATATCTTCTTAATCTCCTATTTACGTGGACTGGATTTTCTGGAAGTTACTATCTTATATCTGTAGAAAAACAAGCCTATGGAAATCAGGGTAACTTAGAATACAAGGCCACGAAGGAGAACTTGAAGAAATATAGAACTCCTCTTTTCCTACGTCATGAGGAGTGGAAAAAGAATAAAAATAATTGGAGGGCTCATTGTGAGAGCATAGAAAAATGATATTACTACGACAAAAATTGTATTCTAAAGCAGATCTTGAAGGGCTTACTGAAAAAGGAAAAGAAGAGCTTCTACAAAAACGAAATGAATTAGCTAAGCAGTTTAAACAACGAAAGGCTGAAATAGATAGAAAAGCAGAAGAGGATATTAATAGAATTGAAGAAGTTTTTGAAAAGGGAAGCAAGCCTTATAAGAAAGCAGTTAAAAAGGTTAATGATAATTGGAAAGAAGAGCTAGATAAGGCGGGAAAGGAGCTGAATGGAAAAAAGTATGGCCTAAAGAACTACCTCTATCAAGATAAACCAAAACCAAAAGAAGAAAATCTAGAAAATTTTGCCAAGTCTTTCGATAAACCAAAGCCCAAGGTTGAGGTTGAAGTTGAGACTGTCAAGAAAGGAAAGAAAAAACTTTCAGAGATTCTAAAAAATAATAAAAAAGGCCTTATAATTGGTGGTTCTGTTCTTGCTGCGTCCGGATTAACTTATGGTGGTATCAAGGCATATAAACACTATAAGGATAAGAAGAAGTCCGAAGATCTAAGAAAAAAGGTTAGCGGATATGATAATACTAAGAAGAAAAAATCCTAAGTCCCTATACTGGTTATCGGAAAATCTTGGACTCTCTGAACAACCTATAAATCCGGCCGTTCCGCAAAATTTCTTGGTCCAGCGTAAATGTATCGACCACAAGACTCAAAGAATACTTCTCTATGATTCCTTGGACGATGCTATTTCTGTCTTTGGCTTAGGGGGTCGTGATTTGGTCGGAAAAACGCTGGGAGTATATCGGCCGAGAGGATTAAGAGATGAAAATACACTCCCCACCGACCTTTCCCAATGCCCCTATCGTGATATCTTAGAAGGCCATGAGTATTGGTGTCTTCTTCCGTTGAGAATGGAAAAGATAGCAGATATTGAGGTTCTTGGTGTCTCTGGAGAAAGGAAATTTAGATATGGACTTAGGAATCAGAAAAATGCAGCAGTCCAAGAATCTAAGCTTACCCGGTATTCATGGAAAGAAATATTGCCAGAGTGGGATAAAAAAGGAAAAACAAAGAAATTATGATACTCTTACGACAAAAATCATTTAATCGAGCCTATACAGAATCTTTAAAGAAACTAGGCCCAATAGAGAGACTTAAAGCACAAATGAAAAGAGGAGAGACTTTGGATAAAGTCTTAAAGATACGCAGTAGAGGAGAATATTCTGACTTCTTCGGCCCAAGAAAAAATAGAGTTACTAATGCCTTAAAGGAAGCTAAAAAATTAAGATTAGAGCAGGAAGCCGAGGTACATAACTTAGTTAGATCAAAGAATAAATTAACTCCAGCACATGCGTAAAATATTAATTATTTTCCTAGGAATAGTTTTCGTAGGATCATGTAAGGAAAAACCGAAAGAACAAGATTACATAGAAACATTAGGTAGAGACTATAGTACGGTTCTCCAAGAATATCCAGAGGCTAAATTAAAAACAGCCACATGTATATTCTCTGGGGACCTAAAGAACTATAGTGATACAATAAGGATAATTGACTATACAGAAGTCTATGAACTGAGGGACGGATGTGTGGTAGTTTATCCCGATACTCTTCATACAATTAAAGGAAGAACCTCTGGCGGACAGATGGATATACTTCCGGGAGAGCTTGAGTTGACATTCTTAGAGGCCGTTGAGATTCTAAGAGATGCAAATTACATACTCCCACAGACACAGATATTTGTAATTCAAAAACCAGAAGGCTATATCCATCCACTCTATGTGTTTGGATCTGGTCGGGAAGGCTGGATTGCAGTAGATTCAAGAACAAGAAAAATTTATAAGCTATGATACTATTAAGACAGAAACTATATTCAGGAAAGACAGATTTCGATAAAGCTGTAGACAAGATTTATTCGTATGAAAAGAAATACGGAAAAACGAAGCACTTGCCAAATGATTTTGCCGCGAGTCTAGAAAAATTTGATGAAAATGATAAAGACCCAAGGTATACTGATGTCTATTTCCAAGCAAAGGTAGGATCTAAAATTTATAATACTTACGGCCCTGACTTTTATTGGGCAATACGGAAAAATAATAAAACTGGCGAATGTGAGTTTTTAGAGGCTGGTGACTAAGTAAATTTATAAGCTATGATAATACTACGACAAAGATCATTTACGAAATTTGCGCCCAGAACCCCAGATAAAAGCAGTACTATTAAAAAGCCTATATCTGATCCTAGATGGGAAGAAGATGATAAGGAGTTTAAGGAAAAAGGTTATAAAGGCTTAGGAGGATATGCCGATAGTAAGTACCGATTCTATCAGGCAAAAGACGGAAAGGTAATTAGGGTAGATAAGAAAACTGGAACTAGGAAAGAATATCCAAATGTATATGAAACTGATGGATATCTTCCATTAGTGTTTGATGCTCCAATGTCTGATGTCAAAAAATATTGGAGAGAAGAAAAGAAGAAATACTTTGAAGGAAAGAAATAAATAAAGTCCACACAGATTTTTCAATGTTTAATTAAAGGAAGGAGGTAATTAGATATAGTGTGGCAAGGGAAGAAGGCAGTTGTGAAATTCCCTTATCTTCTCTTAATTAATCTGCCTCCATGAGAAATCTAGAACCTTATAATTGAAAAAGGAGATAATATTATGAATGAGAAAGAAATTGAATATACGCTGAGTAAGATAAATGAGGCATTAGAGGGAAAGAAATACAAAGTAACACCAGAACTTCTTGCTGAACTTAAGAAGAAAAGTAAGGAAAGAAGAAAACAAAAAGAGTTTGGGGACAAGAGAGATGATATTAGGTAGACAGAAACTTTTTGTTGGCCTTCAGGATGGATTTGGTGGGAAGAAAGGTAAAATAAAAAGAACTAGAATTTTTTAAGAGGAGCTCTAGTTATAAAAAGTTTGGACCATGGGAGATTAGTTTGTCTGAAAATGCTTGTGATGAATATCAAGAGCTTGACGATAAACAGCAAAAGATAGTAGACTCTATACTAAAAGAGCTAGAAACAAAGCCATTCCAAGGAAATTATGGTCAGCACCCTTTGTGGGAGTTTTATGATGAGGACAACGAGTGTGTAATTTGGAGTGCTGAGATTGATAGCGAGAACCGAGTTAACTATCTCATTTTTAAAAGCATTAACTATATTCTAGTAACCAATCTTCTCGGACATAGTATAATTGAAATAGAATACGCAAAATAAAGTTTGTACTATTCTTTTATTTCTATCCTCAATAATTTAAATACTGGGGGGTAGAAAGATTTAATACCAGACCGTTCATAGAGACTATCCTTTGATGTGGAGTCTGGAATCTAATATTATAAGGATAGAAATATGATAGTAAAGAGAAAGCAATACCGTGAAATTCAGTATACGAAAGAAGCGGTTGAAAAGTATAAGAGCCCCGATAACTTACTACGTCATGCTAAAATAGGACCAGACGTTGAAGGAGTTATGTTCGTCTCTAAAAATAGAAATGATTTGATAGGATATTGTGCTTGGAAAGGAGATTATATAGTCGCTCTTGAAGTTTTATCTAAATACCGTGAGAAAGGATTTGGAGAGAAGCTGATTAGGACGGCAATAAAATCTGGCTGTAAAAAATTAAGCGTTTCACGAAATAATCAAGCTGCAATTAATCTATATACAAAAGTAGGATTTAAAGCTAATAATACTAACCTAGGCCCAAAGCAAATAGAGATGGAATATGGTAATTAGACGCGTGTTTTCCAGAGTTCGTAATTTCCTGGCTAACGAACTACTTAAGATGAGAGCTAGAATTAATAAGCAATTCAAGCCAGGAAGTACTATGTGGAAGATTGGATATGTTCGTGCCCTGGAGTGGTTAGGGAAAGAAAAAATTAGAAGAGGAATTATATGATTATATTACGACAAAAAACTTATGCTACTGCTGCCTCTTTCAAACCCAAATTCAGAAAGCGTTTTAGGAATGGGGATTTTTCATATATCCAAGCAAAAAATCCTGCCTATGAAGCTTTAAATCATCAGGCCTATAAAGAGGTAGCTGCAGAAGATGAATTTAAAAATAATCCCGAGACCTATAAAATTAGGATGGGAAAATTTTAAAAATAATAACAGAGAGGGGATTAATTTCCTCTCTTTTTATTTCCTTACTAATGAAAGAGATGTAAAAACGAATTATGAAATTACAAGAATTTATTGACTCTGGATTTATAGGAAAGAGCGTAGATAAAATTAAGGGGTCTAGTGTAGGAATTTATATAGACCCCAGTTCAAGAGAGGTTACCCCAGATTCCTATGTTGAAGCCGAAAGACAGAAAGCAGAAAAACTAGCCGGGAAGAAACTCTGGGTAATCAATAAAGGAGCTTCTGCCTGTGTTAGTTTCTTTGAGAGTCTGGCTAAAGCTAAATCTCCAGAACTAAGACCTCTCGGAGATGGATACTATGAGCTCTCCTTCGAAGACTTCTCACTATATCACCAGCCACAGGATATCGGATGGACAGATGTATATATGGATGCTAGCGAGGTTATCTTACCTCTAAAGAAGAAAGAAGAGTATGGCCCGACACGAGGATATGTATTTTCTATTCGAGATGGCGGATTTATTCATCATTACTTTCTTCCATATCTAAACTATCCAAAAGCAGTTCTTCCACTTATAAATTGGCTAAAGAAAAAGAAGAAAATAACTTTACCAAAGGGGAAGCTAACTTTATGGAACAAGGACCAGAAGATAAAAGAGGCCGACGGAAAACCAGGAATTTATGACTTATCTGATTGGGATATTTATGTTCAGAATTTTGGTGTTGGTGTTCCATTATCAAATATTAAGACTCCTGAGCAACTGGTAGACTATAATGCCTGGCTCAAAAATACAGTCAAGCCAACACTAGAAAAATCAAAACAGGATAAGACTAATTGTTCCTATTTCACCCCCGGTAGAAGGAATCATTTGTTTTGTCCAGATCATATCACTGTGGTTAATCTTAGTATAACTCAAGATATGATTGATGTATATATAAATGAAGTGAATAGCCTAACTTATAAAGTTTTAAGATAATGGATGAATTTACAAAAAATAAATTAGATGCTATTAATGCTGAGATTTCTGAACACTACAAGAAAGTAAGAGAGCTTGATGGCCTAAAGTTTAAATTAGAATATCAAGAACATATAGAGTTTGCCAATAGTCTCGTTGGAAAATACTTTAAGAGAGATACCTTTGCTGGAGGCATAGAAGTCTTTCATCCGGTAGAATCAAGCGCCAAGGATCATCAAGTTCTTATTACAGGATTTCAGGCTCAAGGAACTATATTTACGCCGGGGGATATGAGCGTATTTATTCATACCAAGGAGTCTTTGCCTGTTCGTGAATTTAAAGAAAACAATTATATAGAAATTGAGAAGAAAGAGTATACAGAACTTCTTTCGGGATTCTTAGATTTTGACGCATGAAAGAGTTGAATATAGAGAGCAAAGATTAATGCTCTCTTTGTTTTCCTTATATATGTTATGAAAGAAATAAATAATAATGGATTAGACTGTAAAATTTTTACAGATAATATTGAACCTGCCGCACTTCAGCAGGTTTATGATACAATTAAAGCTCCAGAGTGGAAGGGACTTAAAGTTAGGATTATGCCGGATGTTCATGCGGGGAGTGGAATCTGTATTGGATTTACCTCTGAACTTGGCGAATACATAGATCCCGACTATATAGGGGTTGATATAGGGTGTAGTGTTTCAATGCTATTCCTCGATAAACCATTAGACCCGAAGGATTATGCATTATTTGAACATCGTGTCAGGAAGGCAATTCCAACGGGCGACGAAATCCAACCCTCTCGGTGTTTTGATGTTAAAGAATTTCTAGCCTATCTCAGGTCAGAACTTCAGAAAGCATATCAGAACACTCACGGACTCACTTGGATTCCTGATTTCAATGATGAGGATGACTTGAAGAGATGGTGTAGTGGAATTGGAATGGATCTGGCAACATTCTATAAAAGTATTGGAACTTTAGGTGGAGGTGAGACTTGATTGCCTCCAGAACGACTAATAATCGTTCATTGTAAAACTCGTCCATATCGGGAGAGGCTGTGATGCCAATCTCCGAGGGAAGGTTTAAATACCCCCGTAGAGAGCAGAGGGACTTGAGCAGCGGTAAAAGCTGAAGGTGTGCTCCGAACTGCAAGGAATACGAACTTGCAGAACTAGGCAGAAATGACCTAGTCGCTGTATTATATAAAAGGAGGGAAGATTTGTGTTAGATAAAATAAAAAGCTATGTCTTTGGACTTTTAATAACTGACGGAAACTTGTATCTTGCTAAAGTAAGAAATAGAGGAAGAGTTACCTTAGAGGTTAGTGAAAAAGACAAAGATATAGTAGAAAAATTACATAATTTATATCCAGAATCACATATTAGAATTAGAACTAGATCTACAAATTTTAGCGAAAGTTATACTAGTTATAGTTTTGTTGATGGAATGTTAGATTTTAGGACAGATCTAATAAACTCTGGATATCCTAAGAAAGATAAAACAAGTCTAGCTAGCACCCCAATAGTTGAATATAGTGAGGTAGACTTTTGGAGAGGAGTTATAGATGGGGACGGGAGCTTGGGCATTAGCAAAAGCAGTGTTCCATTTATAGGGCTAGTTACAAAAAGCGAAGATATGAAAACAAAGTTTCTTGAATTTTTAGATAAAAGAATGAACTTGCAAAAGTCAGCTACTAGAAATAAAAGAGATAATGTATATAATATTGTAGTAACTAATGAAGCTGCAGTAGACTTAGCAAAGCTATTGTATATCTTTGGAAATCCAGAAATATACATAGATAGAAAATATAATTCTGCTGTAGAATTACAGAGTTGGACTAGAACAGTTCCAGCTAGGCCATGGAGGTCTAGTTATAAGAATAGAATATTTTAAAAATACAGCGTAACAAATTGAATCATTATATTGAGTATGATGAAGGAGAGAATACCTGGGACTCTTTTGGTAGTAATCCTCTCGGGTTCTCACATCCTACGTTCACACAATTTCAAGGAATATCTGTACACACGGGTTCACGAAACTTGGGGGTGAAAGTAAATAAATACTGGAAATCTCAGGCTATGTGTGATAAGGTGCCGAAGGATATTCAGAGAGCCATCCAGGAAGAGGTGAAGTCAAGGCCTGGGATAGACAAGCATCAGATTAAGCCTACTATAGATGAGGAGCTTAAGAAATGGAAAGAAGAAAATATCCACTTAGGCTATCTTAGTGGTGAGAATCTTCGTGGCTATCTAACGGACATGGTAGTTTGTATGTCATATGCATCTTGGAATCATAAGATAATTATGGACAGGATTCTTGACGTCTATACAAAACTTACTGGGGGCCTAGAGAAAGAACGAATCACCACACGACATAACTACATTGACTTTTCTGGTCCCACTCCAATTATACGAAAGGGTGCGGTTTCGGCGAAGAAGAATGAGATTTTCCTTCTCCCACTTAATATGAGAGATGGAGTTGCGGTCTGTCGAGGGAAAGGAAATCCCGACACAAACTTCAGCGCCCCTCATGGTGCAGGAAGATTAATGTCTAGGTCGGCGGCTAAGTCTAAGATATCTCTGAAGGACTTTGAGAAAAGTATGAAGGGAATCTACTCAACTTCTGTCTGTCGGGAAACTCTAGATGAATCTCCTATGGCGTATAAACCTAAGGATGAAATCTTAGAGAACCTCGACCCCTGTGCATCCGTAGAATTTATCTTGAAACCGAAAATTAACATTAAAGCATTAAAATAATTATGGCTTGGTACTTAGTTTTAGCAGGAATTGTAGGATATCTTATTTTAGGTGTCGTTGCATGCCTATTGTTTAAAAGAATCAAGGAATTTGCAGAATATTTTACTTTAGATGACCCGATTCCTATGGCTGGGGTGTCGCTTCTTTGGCCTCTCTTTATAATAATACTTATCTTCTATATCCTAATGAGTCGCTTCGGATATCTCATTTGGTGGATAAACGAAAAACTAGGAGGGGAGAAAGATGGCAAATAAAGAGTTTACAGATGATGCCTCTAGAATAAAAAAGATTCTAGAAAAAGGATACTATATCGCTTCCTGGCCTAACGCTTTCGGAGATCTAAATTACTATCTCGTAAAGACTGGTGAGACTCCGGATAAAGGAATATACTTATGTCCGAAAGAAAAATAACAGGATTAATGAATATGACACCGGCCGAATTTATCGAGAGTCTAAAGAAGAGTCTAGATCAACATATACAGAGCCGTGACCTTGATGCCTGGTTCTTTAATGATTTCAGTGAGAGCAAAAAGAACGGCTCTATAAACAAGTATCTTAACTCTCGTATCCCCGGCCGATGGAAAATAACTGCGGTCTGGGGAAATGGTACTAATGTCGGGAAGGGTGAGTTTAAGAATGAAGAATATGGACTCACTCTTACCTTAGCATGTTGGGATGAGTACGAAGAATATATTGACACTTACGAAATACAAAAGATATGAAAGAGACCCTAAAAGAAGAGATTGAGAAGTTCTGGAAAGAAAATGGACCGATGACTCATGCAGAATATGATCGTCTCGCTAAGTGTGCTAAGAAATTTTATGAACTAAGAGGGGCTCAAATAAAAGAGGCTGTCCAAGAGTTCGTAGATAAAGGAGAACGCTGCATGGATCAGAGCGAGGGTGATCAAGGTTCATATTCCTGGTGGGACGGATTTCATAACTGTGCTCAAGGAATCATGCGGGAACTTGAAGATGAAGGAGAGGACAGGAAGACTACAAAAATCAAAGGTTGGATAACACGAGATGAGGTAGAAAACCCTGTCTATGGCCTTGGTTTGTGCATTCATAGCCAGAAGCCTTGGAGGACTGGAAATGAGTGGTCAAATCAGACGATAATGATGCATCTTCCAGCCGACATGTTCCCCGAAGTAACTTGGGAATCCGAACCGAAGGAAGTAGAGGTAGAAATTAAAACAGGAAATAAATGTTAACAGATAAGGATGTTTTAAGAAAAGGATATGATAAGTATCCTATGGCTGGGGCTATTGATCCTTATGACGGAGGAAAAGATACCAATGAAGAAAGAAGAGAAGGATATATGCAAGGCCTTTTCGACGGGTATAAAGAAAGACTAGAAGAAGAAAACGTAACTCTTGATACTGCTATAAAAATTCTTGAATCTCCAACAATAAAAGGTTGGATAGCACGAGACAACGACGGCGCCCTTATTTTATATTCCTCTAGACCTAGGAAAGAAAGAACTGGGTATTGGAAAGGAAATAAAATAAAAAGACTCCCTGATGAAGCATTTCCAGAAGTCACCTGGGAAAGTGTACCGATGGAAGTAGAAATTATAATCAAGAAAGGATAATATGGGCAGCAAATTTGATAAAGATTCACAAATAAATATCTTAAAGGATCTTATTAAAGTCCTGACTGGGAAGGATACATTTAACGAGGCCCTAAGAATTTCTATAGAGGCCGTCAGGAAAGTAAAAGCCGAAGCAGCACAAGAACAAATGCCTTATGATGCATATGAGGTTTTAGAAACTTCAGCCGAAAAACTATACGAAGATGACTAAAGAAGAAATGAAAGAGCTTTACCTTGCAACATCAGGGAAAGCCAATTATCAGGAAGCCCAGAGAAGAATTAAAGAGGCGATGTTAAGAGGAGAGAACTATGTATATCTTCCCAAGCCCGAATTTGAAAGTCAATTTGATTGGGTTGTTTGTCCTGAAACAATAACTCGGCTTAGGGAAGATGGATTTGATATTAATAAAGTCTGGCAACCCTATGAATACTTTAGTGTTGAATGGTATGAAGACTGACGGGAAATGGAGACACTAAGATTCAAACTTCCGCTTTTAATGTATTCGCACGACGAGATAGACCCAGAGAATAGGAACTGCTGTCTCGTTAGGAATATGGAGGATCTAGATATAACTAGGGTCTCTGGAATAGAAGACTTATATGGACAATATTGCTGGATTGATACTCCGGAGGACAGTGGGATAGAGGAAAACCAATTCTACATTTGTGAGAAAAAATCAAAGGGATTTACGATAAAGGAGGTTGTGATGGAAGTCTATTTTAAGGATGGATATTATGTCGCAGAATTCTTATCTGATCTCCCCTTAGACTCTCCTGTATCTTGGGATAATGGATATCGAGACCCTCTTTGCACTCGACATGGAACTCTTAAAGATGCGATTACTAGCTTCTTAGATGGATGTTTGTCGGATGGAATTGGAGAGAATGAAATTGGAGTTGTTAAGTATAATGGACACTCTTATGATGTCTGGTTTGGAGATCGTATCGAAATTCCATGCACAAACTAAGAAATACTAAGCACAAGAAGATTTTAGAAAAAGTCTTTGATATTATTCCTCCCGGTTATAGTGAGCCAATTTTTAGAAAGATGAAAAAGCGGACTAGAAGATTTTGCGCTTCCTATAAGTGGAATGAACATATGATAAGATATCTCATAGAAAAAGATATCTGGTACTATTGTTGGCCATTTTTTAATGAATAAATTTCTAAAGACATGATAGAAAAAGGAACAACACTATTTCCAGAATATTTTGACTATTCTCAGATGTACTATAATGACAAACCCTATGCATACTGGGTCTCTGTACCTGAGTATAATTTCTATGAATGGATACTTTATAAAGAGTATAACGATTATAAATCTATCTGTCATCCGAATGATTGTCTGGCTGCAGCATCATATGAAGAAATACTAGAAGAGCTGAAGACATCTTCTTTTTATGAAAACATGGATAGAGATAAACTGTGTAAAGCATTTAGACAGCGTTCCCTAAACATGACAGACGAAGAGGCTAGAAATTGGGAAGATTTTGTCGATGAATAAATATGATTACAGAAGAAAAACAACTGCTATTGAAGGACCTATCTGCAAGGTTGCCATATAAAGTAAAAATATCTGTAACTGAACCTGAAAGAACTGAGTTCACTAATCAGTTTTCCTATGAAAATGGAAGAACTCTTGTTGGTGTTCTAGATGCTATATTTCCAGATGAAGAAAGAATTATTGTCGATGAACTTGATAAGCCGATAGCACAATACGATGTAAGATGTGGAGGATTTAATATTGAAGAATATAAAATCAAACCTTATCTTCGTCCAATGTCGAGTATGACAGAGGAAGAAGAGAGGGAGGTTGGAAAACTTGGTGTATGCTATGATGGAGCCTTTCATAATGATATTTATGATGTAGGAACTTCTATGGAAGAGGCCTTTCTTGCAATTTCGTGGCTCCTTGAAAGGCACTTTGATATTAACCATCTTATTGAAAAAGGGTTAGCAATTGAGGCCAAACCTGAAATGTATAAGATATGAAATTTAGACAAGCTAAGAAGATAATCGTTAGAGAACTACAAAAAGCTGTAAATGGTAAGCCAAATCACTATGGTTGGTTACTTGGACCGCCAAGATGGATGAAAGCTTTAAGAGTGTATCATCGACATATCAAAAAGAATCATAGGTTAAATTGGAAACCACTGTATTAGATAATATGACACAAGAAGAAAAACAACTTTTATTGGTTGATCTTTGTGGGAGATTACCTTATGGGGTGATGGTAAGAATAGAAGGGGAAAAATACTTTAATGAAACAAAGGAGCCATATATCACAAATTTATCTTTGAATAACTATATACTTGACTATGATGATGTAACTATTATCCCATATCTTCGTCCAATGTCAAGTATGACTGAGGAAGAAAAGACAGAATACCATAAGCAAGTCGATATAGATTTGGACAGAACTGCTGACGGGTTAAGAGAACAGTTCGAGGCAGGGACATTTCATCCTGAAAATAAGTTTACTCCGCAATATTGTCATATTGATTGGTTGAATGCCCATCATTTTGACTACCGAGGGCTGATTCCAATGGGGTTGGCTCTCGAGGCACTAGAAGATATGTATAAAACCGAATAAATTATGATTGAAGAAGAATTAACTTTTGATAATCACGCAGGAGAGTTTGAAGCTTTTCTTTATTCACCAAGTGACCGCTTTTTGGGGGTTGTGCGGCACGACCCATCATTATTGGCTTTTCTTTGCAAAGTAAAAGAAAGCGAAAGTGACGGATACTATATTGTTTATGAAGGCAAAAAATACCCAATCGGCAAGGATGGTCGCACACCATCACTTCCAATTCATTTTATTGATAACTATCTTCAAGTAATATTAGGATTTTAGCTTATGACTAAAGAAGAAAAACAACTACTACTTAAAGACCTTTGTGCAAGATTGCCGTATGGAGTTAAGTTAAACTTTTATACTTCTGCAATAAGGGAAAATCATACTTGCACACTATTAGGTATTGAGCCTAACGATAACAAGTCAATTATTGTAAAAGTTGATACTGGCGCATTCAAGTTCCCTGCGGAACACATCAAGCCCTACCTCCGTTCAATGTCTTCTATGACAGAAGAAGAAAAATATATATACAGGCATATGCTTGGGGCCACACTCAACAGCGAGGGTGAATCTATTATGTTTGTTTATGTAGAAGATTTTTCCGCTGTCATTGATTGGCTCCTTGCAAACCATTTTGATTTCCGTGGCTTGATTCCTATGGGTCTCGCTCTCGAGGCACCAGAAGGAATGTATAAAACTGAATAGATTATGAATAAAACACTACTCAAAAGTAAGGAAGATTTTGATTCTTTCGTGAACTATAATACCGGTTACATTCCAGGGCATGGTAATGTGGAATCTGATTTTTGGTTTGAACCGGAAAAATATCCGTGCGTTGTTGTCTGGCATATTGAATATGACGGCAACGGTCCTGATAGGCTTGACGGTGATTTTGTATATTTAGACGATTTCGAAGATTAAAAATATGACACGAGAAGAGCGACAAGAGAAAGATTTGTGCATGACTTGCGAGCATTACTGGCTTGATTTTCCAATGCCATTAGACAAGTACATTGCTCATTGTGAAATATTGGACAAAAAACCAGGACATAGCGTAATGGATGAAGTAGTTCCATATCCTTGTTTAGAATGTCCGTTCAATTCATACAGTAAAAAAGAAGAAGAATTATGACACAGGAAGACAAAGAGCTGCTATTTATAGACCTTTGTTTTAAATTTCCGTATGGAATTAAATTTCCATACCATAAGGAAGAAGACTGTAATCATAGGGAATGTGACTGTATTGCTACTATAGATACAATTACGGAGGAAACCGTTGAATTTACCTACGATGAAAATGGTCGTATAAGAGATTGGTCATGTCTTTTATCTGAAGTCAAGCCATTTCTTCGTCCACTATCATCTATGACAGAAGAGGAGAGAAAAGAAATTAATAAATCTTATAACTTCTCAGATTTTGGTAGTATAACAATACGTTATCATATGGAGGGATGGTGGGACAATGATACAGAGTGTAGTTTAAAGGATTATCTATATCTTATCAACTGGCTTAATAAACATCATTTCGACTATCAAGGCCTGATTGAAAAAGGCCTAGCGTTAGAAGCACCAAAAGAGATGTATATAAAATTAGATAGATTATGATTAAGTTTACTATGGTAATTATAATTTCGCTCGTTTTGTTTGTTATTGGATGGGCGATGATGGGTATTGGCATATTTAGAAGTGCTAAAGCCAGGGGCGGCGAGAGATTAAACACCTTTCTAGTTGTCGTTGGAGTTGTCATTATAGCCGTATCAATTGGTTTAATTATTGGCGAAAAAGAAAGACAAGTAGAGATGAGGCCAAAAGTATTCCAAGCCAAAGAATACACACTAGAGACTGTCATTAAGGATAATGATACGACTTATATAATTACAAAAATTGTTCAATAGCTGAAATAAAAAAAATAAAGAAGGATACCGTAGTCCTTCTTTTTGTTTTATGGATATTCAGACCTTGCCCCAGCTTCATTATCAGCCCCATTAGAATATCCAATATCATAGATTTCTGTAAACATCCTAGCTACTTCTTTAAGATCTTTTTCTTTTATTCCCATCTTAAGGAGTTCCGGGACTATTTCTTTATTAAACTTTTCATTTGGCCCGTTTTCGCCAAAGAAATCTCCCGAGCCTATATAAAAATCACTCATCTTTATATTCGATTAGTGGAGTTAGGTCTATTGCTTTTCCATTATTGTAGTATGGATCTTGATAAATGAATTTGTATCCACCATCTTCAGACCACTCTTCGTCGACGTAGAGTTTCTTCCAATCCCACATCTCACCATCAAGTTGAGGATATCCAAAGTCTCCGCTATTTCCAGAGAGTTTGACAGTCATAGTTTCATCATCTATCATAAAATCTCCTCCGCCAAAGACATAATTCCCTGTTCCTAGGAGGTCTTTATGATAGCACACGTTTCCAAATCTTAATCTTCCTTCTGGTTCAAAATGACTAAAGGATTCTCTCGGTGCTATTATAATAAATTTAAATGCCATCCCTATAAGCTATTATAAAGTTCGTCTAAGGTTAATATGGTCTTAAACTCTGTTGTCCCGAACCAATACTGTGTCATAATAACTTTTTCCACTTCACCATCAAAGTAGTCCATTTCATATTTCTTTGCAACGTTAGAAATAAGAAAATCCATTGTCCCAAACTCATAGAAGACTCGATGATGCGGTAGTGTTTCTTTTTCTGTATAGCCGTGTTTTCGTAGGAACTCAGCGATATCAGAAAATTTCATTATTTAAGAGGAGGTATAAAATCAGAACTCCCAGGACACAGTATCTTCCTTGCTTTCTTAAGGCCATTCTGATAAGAAGATAGCTCATTATATCTTTGCCAATCTCCTTCTTCCCAGGCCTGATGTATTAAAGACTTTTGTTCTATAATTAGTGCATCTAGTTCTTCGACAGCTTTCCTAATTTCGTCAGACATTATTTTCTCTCTTTCTAGTTAGCGTATAGATAGTATCTCTCTGACTACCTTCTTCTATAACTTTATACCCTAAGTCATATTCTTTGGCTGGAAATTCTTTTGGAGCATATTTAGTTTGACTATTCTCTCCTGCTAAAATTCCAATCATTGAAATAGTAAGGACAATAAGAATTACTGCTACCCATTTATCTTTAGGGGAGTCATAAAAGAGCTCATAAACAATAAGCGCTATAAGGCCTATAATAATCACAACGATACTGACTATTTCGTAGACTGGCATATCTATATCAAATTTTCAAGTGCATATTTAATGGCTGTCTCATAGGCTTCCTCGGGCTCTTCGTAAATCCACCCTTGAGAATATGTTTCATTGGTTTTTGCAACAACAATCTTGATGTCCCAAAGAAACCTCTCATTATCGAGGATACTACTAATGATAGGTATGATGGCGATACCTTTCTTTTTCCTTAGCCATTTCATTGCTGTTTGAAGAGTTGGACAAGCAATGAGATGTGTATCACTTTCAGACTTTTTGTGGTAAATCATTTCGCCTACCACGCATCCACGCGGCTTATCATCACCAACGAAATAGTTGACAGATGTATCTTCATCAAACCCCTTCTCTTTCAGGAGTTTAGCAGTCTCAAAGCTGACGTAATCCTCTGTCATAGATTTTTAAATATATTTCTAATAATAAATTTAGCTTGTTCAATACTAGATTCTGTAGATTCTTCATCATTTTTTAGAATCTTATCTAGTTCTCGTGCTTTCTCCATGACCTTTGTAGTTTCTATTTCCTCTCCACCATAGTATTTCCAGGCTATATAGGAATCGACTAATGGCCACAGATGCCTCTTTATAAACTCATCTACTTTCATATTATTGTTCTGTAAGCTTTCCCTTTCTCTGCTTTGCCTTCTGCTCTAGGCTAGTCATCTTTTTGTTAATATCTACAGTTGCTTTCACAGAGTCGGGGTCATTTAACTCAGACTTATTTTTAATAATGTCAGAGTCATCAGAAACCACAAGATTTTTAAGAATTTCTTCTTTTTCTTCTTCTGTTAATTTTTCCGGAACTAAGGAACTATAGTCTTCACCAGCAGTCATTCTTCTTCGTATCTCCGTTGACGATACTTCCATAGGCGCCTTTACCGCTAACATTAGGATTGCTTTTGGATGTTTTTTATAAGTATCGTTTATTATCTTTCCTGTATCATAGCCCTCTCTTGGGAAAACAATCATTCCAAAATCACAAAGTATTTCCTCTCCATTTCTCCATCTTCGAATTTTATCAAGACAGTCTATACCAGAAACGTAGACGACTTTGTAATCCGGATACTTCGCCCGTATTTCTCTTAAGGTATCGACGGTCCAGATAGGCGGTGTCCGGGAAAATTCAATATCACTGACTATAACTTTGTCAGAGAGTTTATATTTCCAGACTGCATCCTGAACCGCCTCTAATCTTTCCGTCGGAGTTTGGATATATATGGAGGGCGATTTTCCCGGATTTTGAGGACTTACTACCACCATAATTTTAGAAACCCAAGGATTTTTATGTAGTTCTTGAATTATATCTAAGTGGCCAAGGTGGAAAGGATTGAAACTTCCACTATAGACGGCTAAGATTGGTTTATTTGCTTTGCTCATTTTCTTTTACCCATTCGTTTATAATCTGAACTGTACTTTCTGGAAGCGCTTTCTTCCAATAGTTATTTTCTTGGTATTCTTCTATAACTTCAGCGGCGTGCATTCGAAGATATGTTCTTTTGCTGGGAATAAAGACAACTGCAAGGGTTAGTGTCATGGCAATACAGAAAAGTATTCCCAGCTGCTTCCGAGTTTTAGGATATTCAAGACTGCCACTTTCTCCGGATGCACAAAAATATATCACAAAGACTACCCATCCGATAGTCATGATTATATTAAGAAATAGGTTAAGGTCTCCTATTAATTCAGCTGTATAAATTATCTTTTCCATATCCTATTCTTCTAAGAGCTTAAGAAATGCATCCTCACCATAAGCCAGAGCCTCACCTCTAGAAAGCCTCTCTTGGTTTGTGGCTTTCATTGCTTCAAGTTTAATCAACTTATCTACAGAATCCTTAAAAGTTTTAGATGCCTTCTCAAGTTTCTTGGTGTTCTCAATCTCACCTATTGTCAGTGGAGGCATAGTTCTTAGAATGTTTAGATTCAACACCAAAGAATTTATCAACTTTTCTACCGAAAGCGTTCCAGCCTTCTTTATCTATAATCATAAATGGAAGACCAAAAACGAAGAGGAGCGGAAGTAGAATGTAATAGAGAGTCTTTTTCATATAATATTTTGAATAACTGATATATGTAACTTCATCATAGTCAACATCATCAAGAATCAAATTATCTATACCAACGATAGCCACATGCTTATGATCTATCGTCTCTAGTTTTGCACACTCTGAATTGCCGCAAAACCAGATTGGCATTTCCTTAACGTAATAAAGCCTGTCAGGAAATTCAGGCCATCTTACCAGCGAACCTACTCGTATTTTATCAGCTCGATGGCTAATTCTACTAACTTCTTTCTTTTTCATTGTAATTTTTAATGTTTTTCATTCATTTTTAAGGTTTTGGGGCAAAAAATACAAAAATCGCTCCATTTCCCCCACTTTTTGAGCAATTTTTCTTAAAAAGCCTTATATATGATAAAGATAATTGTTCTAGAGTATTTAAGTGAAATTATCTTTATCTTTAATTTTGAATCGAGATATTTATGAAAAGAAACGACAGTAATTTAATTGAAAAATTGTTTGGAGCTAGTTTTGGAAAGAAAGGATTAATACCATTGAAGTCAAATATCGTAAGAAATGGAAACCCAGGAAAACATGGATTTAACCCTATCGGCCATTCGAGCTCCTCTCCTTTTTCTAATGCAGATAGAAAGTCGCCGCTCTTGGGAAATTACTCGAGCTCTAATCTAATGTCGTCTTATCTCGATAAAATCGGTGAGCTTCGTGGATATCAGCTCTTGGATATTTCAAAACTTGCGACGAACTTCTTTTCAGATTATATCATCAACTTCCTGGCTGACGAAGGAAATGGAACTCAGGTGGTGACAGTCCTTAATGAAGATGGAAGTACTGATGAACAAAAAACTGAACGAATAAATGAAATTCTAACAAAGGACATTAGGATTTTTGATTACTTAAGAGATCACGTACAAGATTATGTTTTCTATGGTGACTATTATTCTATGCTCAAATCTTACAAAGACGAGCAAGGTCACACTAGATTCAGAGTCGAAGAGCTTTATGACCCAATTGCTGTCATCGTCAAGAAGAAAAAATCTAAAGACGGCGACATGGAAGAGGTATTTCTAGCGAGAGGTGATGATAACTGTATGTATGAAATCCCTCAGAATGAAATACTGTATATAGCTTCCAATAATCTCAGACTCGTCAATGACCTTAGAGAAGATTGGAAAGAAAGAGAAAAGCAACTCCGGGAAAAGCCAAAAGAAGGGAAGAAAGAAAACAGAGAGAAAGTAATGCAGCGAGAGTCCTACACTGCATCCGAGCCCTTATTCTATTCGCTAATCTTAAAAGTCAAAGAGCTTGCGGTAAAAGAGCTTCTGGTTTCTCTTATTAGCCTACGAGATTTATCTTCCATACAAATATTCCTTCTTCAGGTAGATAAATCCGTTCCCCTTGAAGCAGCAAATGAATTATGTGCTAGAGCTACAAAACTAGCAAATAATACAAATGAGTTAAGCTCCTTCCTTACATCACAATTTGATGTAGTGTCTTTCATCGAGAATACCCTAACTCAGTCTGCTAAATTTATTCCTGACTATAATTCAACGCTTGGAGGTAAAAATGCACTCCTTCCACTTGATAAACTTAGTGATAAACTTTTGGATATTATGCAGTCCGTCGAGACCTGTAAAAATAATGTTCTCGGTCCACTAGGTTTGCCATCTACTATCTTAGATTCAACATCCGGAAGTAAATGGCAGGTTCTTCAACAATCCGAGCGTGCCAATTCTAGAGTAGCAACATATATGGCAGGAATTAAAGACTCTGTAACTAATCTTGTATGTACTCTTTATAGAATTCTATACAACGAAGAACTAGATCCAAGCCAGGTCAAGCTTCATATATCAGAGAAGACTAGTGTTGAATATAATAATCAGATCAACCAATCTGAGTCTATCAACTCTCTTGTGCAGGGTGTCTCTGGTATTGTGGTTAATGCACTTCAGACTCTGGATACTGCTGCGCCATTCATCAATCCAAAGGCATTCTTAGAGTATATTCAGAATCTCTTGAAGGATATAGACCCGAATACAGAAGCTATAGTCGATGATCAATCTATAGAAAACTATCTTCAGGTCTTAAAGATGAAGATGCAAGCACAATTTGAACAACAGGGAATGGATTCTAGTATCGTCGAGCAGATATTTAATCCAATCATTGAAGAACAGAAAAATAAACCAGGCCTATGATAGATAACGATAAAACTCCAACACCTCAATCCGAAAACAAAGTTGACCGGAAGAGCGATGTTTTTAAGAATATCCCATGTTTCTTAGCTAAATGTACTATCTTGACTGTATTTGCTCTAGGAATGATTGAAATATTTAGAAATCATCATGTTCTAGGATTAATTATAGTTTCTGTTCTTTGTGTTCTATTTATGATTTGTGGATCACTTATATCCTGGAAGAAAAAACAAGATAAAAAAGATGGTTATATTGAGAAAGAGGGATAAAGTGTTTGCTGAGCAGGCACAAAATGGAAATCAGCAACCTAGTTCTAGCGAGCTCATGGTACAGCAAATGAAACTTCAGAAGCAAGCTATGGAAATGCAAAAACAAAGAGATAAGCTTAGATCTGAAGAGGCTAGAAAGAGGATGACTATGATGCAAAAACTTCAAAAACAGGAAGACGAGAAGAACGATAAGGAAAGAGACGATCAGATAAAGGCAAAAAAGATTGAACAAGAGAATAATAAGCCAGAAAATCAAGGTCTCTACAAATCAAAATCTAAAATCGTAACTCCTATTCCAATGAGAGGATAATATTATGAACGAACTAAAAGAAAAAACTTTCACTGAAGGTCGTGAAAATGCCCTTGAGGAAAGAGATAGAGAGGAACAGTATAATCCAAACAAAGAGCGACTAGACTCTGATTGGATGAAAAAATATTAACCTTAGATAGAGAAAACTTATTTAAATACTATTCTAAGTTCCCTTGATTGTGGAACTTAGGAGCCAATTATAATAATAAAATAAACAAAATTATGGTAAATAGTGTCAATCCTTTTTCTGGAGATTCTGACCTACGAAGACAGATCCTTTCGAAGGAGGGGAGACTAGGCCCTGATTCATTTACAGAACTTCCAGATGATCAATCAGAAAGTCAGGGACAGGATTTGAGAAGTATTATAACAAATGCCCCTGTCATACCGAAGAGTGCAAAAACTGTTATTCACGACGCATCTGCACTAGCACGAACGGAAAGAGAGGCTAAGGCTAATGAAATAAAATTAGCTATGAATGAGGTTCTGACTAAATACAATCAAGAATATGGCCTTGACCTTAATCTTAATCTTGATTCTATGTCAGACTCTCTGACAGCTATAGCAACTCCAGAGAAAAGAAAAGTCTTAGAACTATATCTCTCGGAGGTTATGCAAAGTATCAGGCCTATCCTATACTTAAATATAATTCAAAAACTTTGGCTAGTTATAGACAATGTCCTAAGTCCTGAAAAGCTCTTGAACAGTCCAGATTTTAATTCCGCTGATATGCTTTTGGTAGTAGATAAGCTCATTGGGTATATCACTACCCTAAACGACATGTTTAATGAGATTAAAATTAAAGACTCCGATCAGGTACTTAAGAAACTAAGTGAAGATAAAAACGATACAACACTCGATAGTCCAGAGTCAAGGGCGGCTATTGAAGAATTTATGAAGTTATTTAGAAAAGAAAACTTAGAAAAATAATACAATATGGCATCATACGCAGGACAAACCGCACTTACTGCATTATGGAATAAAGTAGTTGCAGCTTTAGCGGGAAAAGCAGATAGAAATTCTGTATATTCGAAGGCAGAAGTAGATTATAAGCTTGCAACAACTTATGGTGTAGCTGGAAGTAGCACTAATAGTACGAACAGTTCATTAATGATGGCATCGGCTCCAAAAAGTGGAAGCAGTACGCTAAGTCTTAGTGACGGAGAGGACTCTGACGGGTATGTACATCTGTCAGGAACTGAGGCTATTGCTGGAGTTAAAACATTTTATTCAGGAGGACTTAAGCTCAGGTCTACAAATACGTCCTATAGTGCAACTTTAATAAATACTACTGCATCAAATATTTCTGTCTATCTTCCCACCAATACTTCAGGAAGTCAATATCTCCTAAGTAGACAAACCTCTGGAACTACCTCCAATACTATTCCATATTATACGGGAACTAATGGTGCAATGGGAACAAAAACTATAGCCACAACCACTTTATCAGAATCATCAAATGAAATTCCAACGTCGGCGGCTATAATTGCTTATTTACGTTCAAAAGGATTAATATCATGATGAAATTATACAGACAAAGATTATTTTCAGATCTTGATTCTTCTGTAGTCCTTCAATATCTTGGTCGCCTTAGTGGTTTTATCTCAAGAGCTAAGTCTCTTCATTGGGGAGCTCGTGGAAAAGACATACACGAATACCTTGATGGATTATGGAAAGAGCTTTATGAATTTCAAGATACTGTGGCCGAAGGGTTTATGGGAATAGGAGGTCAATTCGCCGCTCAGGATATACCTTATATTCCGGCCGATGAAAAAATAAATCCACAAGCGTTCATTAAAGAAGTAGAAGATAAGACGCTTGAATTCTATAATCTTCTTCCGGCCGATGATCCAAGGTACAAAGGACTCTCCGGCGAAGTGGAAAGCTTTATTCAGACTATTGAGAAATATAAATACCTCTTTGGTTTATGTACAGAAAAAGAATTCAGTGAAAAATCTGAAAAACTAGAGGATGCAGCAAATATAGCTGGAACTGGTGTTGCAAGTTTGAGTTTAATAGAGGCTCTTAGATATGGTGCAGCTAAAAATAAATTAGCTGGGGAATACAAGACAGCCGAAGAAATGGAAAAAGCTCTTGAAGCAGGAAGAGATTTGAAAAAAGCCGGAAAACTAGATATAAAAAAATCTAGAATAGAGGATAAAATAAATAAACTTAAGGAAAAACGAGGAAAAATCACTGAAAAAGAGCTTAAGTCTGCTCTTAAGAATGGAAAGTACATCAGAGAAGATAGAATAAAGACTTTAAGAGAGTTTAATAATTCTACTGTAGGAAAAACTCTTCGAAGAGAAAAAGGTACTAAAGCAGCACTTATTACTTCTGCTGGATTACTTGCTGCTGGAACTGGACTTGGAATGTATAATAAGGCCAAGAAAAAGAAAACTAATAAAGATAAATAATATAGAATATGGAAATAAGACGTAAAGTTTTCTCCCTCCTAAAAGACGAGAGCGGAGAAGAAAAATTATTCAGCACCAATGAGTTTGAGCTTCAGGAACAAGAGAATGAAAAACTCTTCTCAACTGGTGATTCAGAGCTAGATGATATCCTCGAAGAAGTTTATTATTCTGGTATTGAAGATGGATATGAATATTTTAACTACGAACAGAGAGAGTTTGGTAGAAGAAAATGGAATCAAAGAAATAATATAGCAAACTCTCAAATCCAGGCCGCCGGGAAATCTGCGAAACTAGTAGATAATGCTGGTCGATTCGCTAAAATAGCTCCAGAAATTAAAGAAAAATACAATGGAGATATTGACAAGTGGCTAGAATCTCTAAAGAAAGAAGGAAGACATAATGAATTTAAGAAATATAATGGAATGTTCAAGTCTGGCTCACAAAGAGAGGGACTAGAGCAAGTTCTAAAAGGAATCGATCCTTCAAAGACGCAGATAGTAGAAAAAGCTGCTCATTCCGCAGAAACTGCAGTTGAAAGAGGCGCTGATGCTACTGCTGCTTACGGAAAAACTCGTCAATCCGTACAAACAGATGCAGGCAATACTTTTGAAGTTCAAGGGAAAAAAGTCACAACTAAACTCAATAATACTGGATCTGCCGCTACAACTACAAGTGCTGGAGAACTAGAAGGCAATAGGTCAACAACAACATTATCTAAATCAAACAAAAGAAGGGCAGATGTAGCGAATAGAGAAGTACCTGCTCCAGAAAATAATACAAGAGTTGGAAAGAAGAAGAGAGGGTCTGTTCCTAGTAAATATAAAAAAAATCAAAATGTTCCCGAAGGGATAATGAGAAACGATGTTACTATAGACTCTCTTGGAAGTAATAAATTAGTAGGCTCTACTATTAAAGATGGAAAGGTTAATAATGCAAGCTCTTCTAATCTTATAAAAAACGCCAAAGGTAATGTATTTGGAGCTGAAGGAGAAACACTAATTAATAATGGTATTACCTCGACAACTAGAAAGACAGGACGAAAATCTGTTTTAGAAAGAGCTGGAAAATGGGTTAGAAAGAATCCAGGCAAAGCGGCACTAATCGGAACAGGACTAGTTGCAACTGGAGCGGCTGCTGGAATTGCTGCGGGAAACAGTAAAAATAAGAGAGGTTCTGCAAGAGCATAATAAATCTAAAAACAAAAATAAAGTTATGATTACTGGAAAACAGTTTATTGAGTCTTTTGAAGATGAAAAACTCTTCTCTACAGGTGATTCAGAGCTAGATGATATCCTCGAAGAAGTTTATTATTCTGGTATCGAGGACGGCTACGATTATGCTCAACGTGAATTTTCTGAAAAAGAAGAAAAGAAAGGAAGCGGCCTAAAAACAGCCGGAAAAGTTGCATTAGGTGTTGGAGGAGCAACAGCTCTTGCTGGTGGTGTCGGAGAACACGTAATTATTAATAAGGTTGCTAAGAAAGTGGCCGAAAAGAAAGGATTATCTAAAGTTGGTTGGGGTAGCACTACTACATTCTTTGGTCCTGAAGCAAAAAAAGGTTCAGAGCTTACTACCAAAATCATTAAGGGAAGCAAGGCCATGAAATTAGCAAAAGGAGCTGATATTGGTGGAACTGCACTGGCGTTGACCGGAGCAGGTCTCTTAGCAGCAAATGCTATAAAAAATAAAAGAAATAAGAAAAAATTAAAAGATTCTGAAAATAAGAAATCTAAAAACTAAATAATTTCAGGATAGTTTGAATGTACTATCCTGAGATCCATCAAACTTAAAAACCAAAATTATACGAATATGAGATGTAAATGTAGAGTTCTGAGCGTCGCTGGGATACCAGCATCAGATGGCAGTATCGTGAGCCAGGACGTGATGGAAGCCTATATCAGAAGTGAAGAGTGTCAGAATGCCCTAGAGATGCATAAGATGATTGGATCTCTAAGCCACAGAGCTCGTGCACTTAATGCTAATTTCCCAGATACCGGAACTACTCTAAGCAAGGTAGTTGGTAAAGATGATAGCATGATAATCGTTTCTGATAAAGCTCCTGCACCAACTCACTATGTGGATAAAATGTATATTGAGGACGGTTGGCTAATTTGTGAAATTGAACTTCTTGATGAGACGGTCATGGATGACTTTGCTGCACAAAATATAAAAAGACTTAAAGGCATGCTTCGAAATGGAATTATGCCTGGGGTTAGTGCAGTAATTGTCGGTTTCTGGCAGTCTGATAATGGTGTTCATGGGGACTATCTTAAGAAACTTGTTCAATTTAAGGGTATCGACGTTACACTTAATCCTTCATGGAAAGCAGCAACTATTCTTAATGTTGAGGACGATAACACTGATCCTGAAAAAGAATTTAGTGAGATAGAATATACACCTGATGATTTCAAATTCTCGGGCGTTAAGGTAAAAGCTTTTTCTGACTTAAGTTCTATCTATAGTGGTCCTAAGTCAAGTAAAATCGATGGACACTATACAACTCTTAAAGCAAAAGTTTTCTCCGCTGACGGTGTTGTATCAGAAATAGAGTCGACCCCAGTTCTTGAGGAATCGGTGCCTGAACAAAGAGAGTTCACACAAGCTAGAGTTCGTGAGGAACTTAGAGAGATGAAGCTTGGTCTTAGAATGTCTTTCAGAAGATGTCTTCTAAGTTATCGTCAGGCAATTAAGTCTATGGGCGGAACAGATAAGATAGACCCAGAAGATCTTAAAACATTGAAGTCTATGCTTAACTCTGAGGTTCTGATGATTCTTAACAAATGTACAGAGCAGGTGATAGAAGGCAAGCAGATAAATACTCTCTTAGGAACCAGCTCCATATCAAAGAACCTAAGAGTAGCAGGTCAGGCACTTCAGTTACCGCTTCGTCAGGCACACCTAGAGGCTAGAAAGCAGGGATACGTAACTAAGATGAGATATCAAAAACTTCAGGCTGCATATCTTGAATTTACCAAGGCAGTTACAGAAGAAGTTTTTGGACCAAACAGTGATAAAATGAACCTCGAAGAAGAGGGAGAAGGGGAAGAATAATATGGAAAGACGTAAACTATTTGAAACAAGGGAGCGTCGGAAATTATTCTCAACTCCCACACCTGAGACAAGAAATATAAAACTATTTTCTGAAACCTCAGAGGAAGAAGCATTTCAGAGAGTTTTTTCTGATACTTCTGATGAACTTGAGCTTAAACTTAAAGAGTATAGCGGAAAAACACTAGACCCTGAAAAATATAGTGAGATCTTCGGAGGCCAGAACTTAGAAGAGCGTGGATTTGCGGAGACCTTGGAAGATGGAAATATAAAAATCTCCCCCAGTGCTTTTTGTGAGTCTAGAATGTTCTCTAAGATTGTTATATCTGTTACTAAGACTCTCGAATTAGATCCGGCCGTTATGAGTGAGCCAAAGGAAGCAGTTATAAATCGCCTAGAGGAAGGAGGTAATTTCCCACCTAAGGCTATTGTACTGCTTAAAAAGGCTCATCAAATTCCGGCCGAAGATGATAAAGAGAGATACCTTCATGATTCTGGAATTTCTCATGATCTTCCTCTTGAATTTGGCGGAAGAGCCCTAAGAAAACCAGACTTTGAAAAAATTATACACGAAAGATACGAAGACGCTCCTACCGACATAATGGAGGTACTTAAGAACAAAGGTATCGTAAAGATCGATGGAGATAATGTAGAAATCATAAAATAAATTAAACAAAACGAGGTATTATGAAGAATACAAGACTAATGGATCGCCTTTTTAGTGCGACCGAAGAAAAAGATCAGGAACTCACAGAACAGGTAGCCAATGATATCGAGGCTGCAAAAGAAGGTGGTTCCGTTGACACCGATGAACTTAAGTATGTAAATTTAGGTGAAGGAAAAGTTGCTATAACCGATCTAGGAAATGGCGAGGTTACTATTGCAGAAAAAGCAGATGATGGAAATTATGATCTCTACCCTGCAGAAATGAGTCAACAGATTGAGGGATATGTCCACCCGGAAGGGGATGGTGTAACTCCAGGTCCACAGGTTGGTGCTCCCGACGAGCATTATGAGGAACATATGGATCCTCAGGCTCAGGTTGAAGAGCATGTCAATCCTGAAGCAGGAAATGAACCTAGTGTTGAGGGAACTGCAGAAGCAGGAAGAGAGCCTAGAGCAGAGGATGCTGAAGATCAGGTTTGCCCTGAGTGCGGAAAGAATCCTTGTGAGTGCGAAGGCGAAGAGAAAGAATTCTCCGTCTCTACTGATAACGAGGTTGTTCTTAGAATCTTCTCAGACCAGGAATTCTGCGAAAGATTATTTAGCGAGGTCCTAGAGTCTGAAGAGACTGCTAAAGTTGGTGATCTTAAGGTTGAAAAAGTAGACGATAACGCAGTTGTTGTTACTTCTGAGTCAACTGGTGATCAGGCAAAAGTTACTCTCGAGGATGACGAGATGGAAGTTACTGAACTTGATAGTAAAAACTTTTCAAGTGTAGAGGAAGACGATGAGGCTTTCTCACCTGCCGCAGAAGATTATGACGATCAGTTCCTTCCGATGCACGTCGTTGGTGTAGATGCATTTAATCATGTAATTGTTGATGCACCTGTATATTCTGAGGAAGATGCACAGGAACTTGTTGCAAGACTACAGGAAGAGGGCGTAGACGCTGTTCAGGTATTTGATACCTTTGAGGAAGCTCGTGATTATGCTCAGAATCTCCTTGACGGTCTCGATGCTACCGATGTTGATGAGCCAGAAGAGGCTACTTTCTCAGATACCGACGAGTTTGATCTCTATGTAACTAAATACTATAGCGACAATACTGTATACATGGATCGTTTATTCTCAGAAGCTGCTAATGATGTTGAAACTTCTCAAGAAGTAATCGAAGATGCTATTGAAAATGGCGAGCAGATTGAGAATGAATCCGAAATTGTAACTCCGGTAGATATGAATACCGCAGTTATTGAAGATAAAGAGAACAACGAATTCACAAAGGTTACTATTAATAATGACGAGCTTCATTTCCGCCCTATCGGAGAGTCTGAGGCAGAAGAATTAACCTCACATCTCCAGGTTGACTCCGAAGGTGCTGGTCACGACTCAGATCCTGACCGTGTAGAAGAAGGTAGGGAGGAAACAAAAGACTTCTCAGAGTATGAGAATGAAAGCGATTATATCGTAGACCGCTATTTTTCAGACACTGAATCTGATATCTACAGTGATGAAGCAGAAACTAAGTTCTTCTCAGAAGACGAAGAGATGACAGACTACATGGTTCGCCTATTCTCTGACGAATCTGATTCTGAAAAGATTGAGGAAGCTATTGAGTCCGGAGAAAAGATTGAAAATGAATCTGAAGTAATCACTCCTGTTGATGAAAAAGTCGCTGTTGTAGAAGACAAAGAAAATGGCGAATTTACTAAGGCAGAATTAAGTGAAGGCGAAATCGAGCTTCATCCAATCAGTGCTGAAGAAGCTAATAAACTTACTGAAAAGGAAGAAGAACCTAAGGAAGAGGATGAGCCAAAAGAAGAAGAGCCTAAGGATGAGCCTAAGGAAGAAAAGAAATTCTCCACGACTCTTGATAAATTCTTTGCCGACGCTGGATTAGCAGCACCAGCTGCAGATCCTAATGCAGCTCAGGCTCCCCAAACCGCAGAGTTTATTGTAGATGAGCAAGGCAACCCAGTTCAGCCTGTTGTTTCTCCAGAGGAAGCCGCTGCAGCTGCAGCTCAGCCTATTATGACTCCTGAGGCAATCGAAGACAAAGCTGTTGCTGCTGTTCAGTCTATTCAGGCTGCCGCTGCGGAAGCCGAAGCTCAGATACTAAATGCTAAAGCTGCTCCCGTCGATGGTGCACAGCAAGACCTTCAGGAAGCTCAATTCTCAGAAAAGAGCGAAGAAAAAACCTTTAGTGAATCAGATACACTTGTTTCTTGGTTAGGAACAAAGAAATAATATAAACAATTAATAAAAGGAATATACTAATTATGAATAACTATTCACAGTTCATGCAGACGCCCGAAATGATGGCGGCTCTTGTAAATAGCTCAGTATCCGTAGAGGATGCAAGAATTCGTGCTAACGAATATGCAAAGCTCTTCTCTCGTAACGACGAGATGAAAGATGTCTTTGGACTTGGAACTGGAAATAATCTTCTTCAGAAGACCTTCTCTGGCTATGCCGAGACTCCACTTCTAAGCACCCAGTACTTCAATGCCTCAGTAGCTTCTTATGTAAGCTCCTTCGCAGGTTACATGTCAATCGAAAAGGACTTCGATCAGCCAAACGGTCTATTCTATTGGTTCGATGTTCTTGGTGTTACTGACATGAGAAGCGTTATTCCTAACCTCGGTCCTGATAACTACCAGGATATCCAGGCTATGGGTAACTTCCAGCTTTCAATTACTCCTACCACATCTACCGCTTACAGCGCTCTTGTTGGTAGAAAGCTCATCCCTGGTACTGTCCGTGTAAAGGTCGTCACCGAGACTGAGAAATATGAACTTGTTGATGACGGTCAGGGTAACTTCATGGCTGTTGCTGGTAAAATCTCCAAGGGTTCCCTCAACTACCTCAATGGTAGAATTGAGTTCGAGCTCAGCGAAGCCCTTGCTGGTGATGCAGCTAAAGAGTCTGTTACCATCGTAGGTAAAGAGGATGTCACTGGCACTCCTTCTAACACTATCGGTGCTAGCAACGCTCACCAGTTCGATAAGAGATTTCTTGCTAAGATGCAGCAGATCGGTCTTGCTACCGTTCCTGATATGCTCGTAGCTGAATACAATATCGCCGCTCTTGGTGCTATGAAGAAAGCCACTGGCGCTGACATGGCTACCTTCCTCTTCACTAAGCTTCGTGAGATCTACACCAAGGTTATCAACTTCAAACTCGTCTCCACTCTTGAGGAAGGCTATGTAGGTTCCGTAATGGATGACCTCGACCTCAATAGAGCTACTGGCGATATGGTTCAGAGATTCCATGACTATCGCAGCCAGGTTGACCTCTTCGACGCTTATCTTGTAAATGTTGAGTCCGCTCTCGCTAACAAGGCTGTCAAGGGTGTAACCGTTACTGCCTATGTTGCTGGTAATCAGGCTTGCAACCAGTTCCAAAAGGGTTCCTTCATCGGCAAGTGGGAAAGAAATACTAAGAGCTCATACATCAACGACCTCCTAGGTTGGTACAACGGCATTCCTGTGCTCCGTTCCACCGATATCGTTGAGGGTGAAGGCGAAGCCACCTTCTATGCAATCCACAAGACTGCTGACGGTCAGATGGCTCCTCTAGCTCGTGGTATCTACATGCCTCTAACTGACACTCCTACTATTGGCAACTACAATAACCCGACTCAGATGGCTTCCGGTATCTACTATCAGGAAGGCACCAAGTACATGGCTCCTGAGCTCGCACAGAAGGTTGTCTTCAAGTACGGCTTCTAATCTTAGATCTAAAGTATCTTAGATTAATTAATAAAATCTCAAAGAGAGAATCTATCCATATGAATTTATCCTGTGGGTAGGTTCTCTCTTCTTTTATAAAACTATATTATAATATAGTATTTTAAATTAACTGGAAACCTATTCAGAAATTTTAGAATAGTGCCCAGAACTAAAAAATCACAAACTTATTATGATAGTTAGTTCTAATGAGCTCAAAATTTGAAAAACAATTGAGCAAATTAGACTATTAAGCAATAATAAAAATTAATATGGCAACTACATATAGGCTAAAAAGAAAAACTTTTGCCGCCTTGCCTGCTGCCGCCACAAAAACTGTACAACAACTACAAAATAAGGGATTTCAAAAGGCTGGAAATGGGCTTTTTGGTAATTTCAAAAACATGTGGAATGGTACACAAACCATGGTCAATGAAAAAGGTAAAGAGGCTGTAGCTAAATTATCTACAGGTCAAAGAGTAGGAGAAGCAGCAAAAGGCATTGGCAAAGTTGGCGCTGTTGTTGGTGGTACCGCCATCGCTGGTGGACTAGCATTAGGAGCATCCGATGGTTAATAGTATAAATAAATTCTAATATGGCAACTACATATACATTAAAGAGAAAAACCTTTGCAGACCCTAATCAATCAGGGGAAAAGAAGAAAGGTATGTCTACTGGTGCTAAAATTGCAGCTGGAATTGGCACGGCGGCGCTAGCATATGGTGCAGCTAGAAGAGGTGCATTTGGTGTTGGAGCTTCCAGAGCTACTAATAGAATTTGGGGACAAGCCGGACAAAAATTGCAAAAATCTGGTTTCGAAGGTCTTCAAAAAGTTGGAACAAACATGGAAAAGAACGCTCTTAAAACTCATGGAAGAGTTGTATACAACAATGCACAAGGGATTCTAGCAGGCAGTGGATCTACTAAAGAAATAAAGAGACTGGCTGGACAAGAGGCAAGAGAGGCAACCAGTAAACTCCTCGCACCAAAACCATAAAAAATGTCTGAAATCATCTATAAAGGCCTAGACTTAGTTTCTAAGAAAGGTTGTAAGTTTTTTAATATAAAAGAAGGAAAAGTAAATTCACTGGTTGAGGATACAGCTACTTCTACACTAACTCTAACTTTTGTCCCAGGAACTCCACTAGGCCTTTTAGTAGATGAATTAGGAATTAAATTCTACGGAAATCCAGACGAAGTTCTAGAGGCTTTAACAGGACTTAAAAAATTTACTACAACCTATGTAACTTTAAACGGGCTGAAGTTTCAAAAAATGACTGCAGACCCGCACATCTTTCATATGATTATCGTATCTGACAGTGAGTCTAGGGTAGTACAAGATTATAATTCTACTACAATAGTTGTTTCAGAAGAAGATATAGATAATCAAGAATTTATAGATTTCTTGTTTTGGTCCGGCGGATTAAAATTTCTACGACCGGTCGGAAATAAGCCGAAGTGTTATAAAATCAGAAACTTTCCAAAACTTCTTTTCAAGGATTCAGATCTGACTCTTACTTCGGATTCTACGACCGTCTATTCTCTCCGCCGAAGATATGACGACTATGTTATAAGATCCATAGACTATCAAGATCAATTTATTCTGGAACTCAGACGTATCCTGTCCGATTATGGAATTGAACTCGTCCGGTGGAATAGAGAGGAAACATTAGCAAAAACCTCTTATATATCCTATCGATTCGACCAAACCCCTGTCCGAAATCATCACCCAAACTATGGAGATGACTGGGATAGAGTTATGCAGCATCGAGTTCCAATTCAATTCACTCTTCGAACCCCAGATACGCCGATGTTCTTTGATTTTAAAAATAAATACAATAATGTAAATCTTCTCACTAACCTCTGTGAATTTAAAACTTCTGACAGATATGGACAAAGATGGAGTTGTGGGGTTAAGTGGGGACAAATTACGGAGGACTTTAATCACATGTATCAGTCCGACGATAATTCAAACTTCTCAAATCAATGTCAATTTAGTGCTGAACTATTTTTCTACGAGGTACTAGACGACAGATATAATTTTGTAGAAGAGATAAATACTATTCTGGTAGCTTCAGATACCGGTGAAAAATTAAATAGATGTTAAATGATAGAATTTAGACAGAGAAAATTTCTTGAGCAAGATATGATGCCGGAAGCAATAAAATATCTCAAGAAAGAAGGCGCACCATTCAATATAATAACTCCTGACAAAGCAGATGAAGCTTCCAGAGTTAATTCAAAGTCTTTGGTCCTAGTATCTTTTAAGAAAAATACTTCCGGCTACTATGAGATACAAATTAGGGATAAGGAGTTTTACAGATATACTAGAAAAGTGCTAGAGGAAAAATGCGGAATGAGAGTTACAGGCGCAGATGAAAAATCTAGAACATATACTGCCGAAGATGATTATCTCGGAAAAGTACTTAATGTTATAGAAGCACTTGCATGGGAAAAAAATTTATCAGTTGTTAAATCATGATAGAATTTAGACAAAAAGAATTTTCTGAGTATGATGCTATGAGATATCTTTGGACAGAGCTTCAGAAAAACGATGCATGGAAAAGAAGAATACAGATTATAGATTCAAACTCTCTCATTCCAATACTCAAAGGAAATAATATAGTTATTGAAAGGTTTGTAATATCTACAAGAGCCTTTCATAAAGACAGATATAGAATGTATCTTAAAATTGGCGCTAAAGCTAAAATGCCAGATGCCGTCCGACTTCCTGGATATACTAAAAATAATAAGCTTTGGGGGTCTTCTCTAAAAATAAGTGGAAGTATCTTTAATAAACAAAAAAATAATTCAGAAATAGAAGGACCAACAACATTTAAACAAAAAGAGTTTGATAAGAAGAAAAATAATGGAGGTGGTCCAAAGCCAACGGTGTCCACTGAATTATTCCCTCTCTCCGGAGAGATTCAATACGAAACCACAGTACCAAGAGGAGATACAATTGATTATGATAAAAAGAGCAGATCAATTGTTCTTGAATTTGATACAGTTCAAGACGCAATTAATGCTCTTAACATTCTTCCTTTCGGACTTAATTATAAAGTTTATCTTCTAGATCTATGATAATAAAAAGATTCTCAGCAACTAAAGTTCTTGATACAAATTCTTCGACAGGGTTTGTTAAAGGAAGAAAATATGATACCGACTTTGATAGACTAGGGAGATCTAGTACTCAAAGAGAATTAAGTAAAGATATAGGTAAGCTGAATTTTTCCTCAGAACTCAAAGAAGCTAAGAAAAAAGCACAAAAAGAACTAAAAGAGACTGAGGATATAAATACAGAGATACAGAAGAATAGGAAAGAATTAAATAATGGAAGAACAGGAAAATGGCTACATACAGATTAAAAAGAAAATATTTTGGACTAGCTGATGCCGCATCTAATACATTGGGAACGGTTGGCGGTGCTATTAAATCTGGCGTTGGTGGTGTTCTGGAGGGAACTGGTAAAACCCTGGATACTAGTGTAGGAGGCCTTGCAGGTAGAATTGGAGGCGCTGTAGCTGGTAGTGCTTTTGGTCCACTAGGAACTATTGCCGGATTTATGGCAGGTGGAAAAATTGTTAGAAGCGTTGGAAAGAGTGTCAAGAATGCTGGGCAAGATATGCAAATGTAAAGAAAACTTGATTATGGCCACATATATATTAAAAAGAAAGTATTTTGGAAATACTTTACCTGGTGGTGGCTTTGAATTTACTTCTAAAACTCTTGGTGGAAAAACACTTGAGCTTGCTGGAGGCGGAAGTAAAGGCTGGGGAGTGTTTGGTCTTGGATCTATGGGCGTTACTGCTGTCCAAGGAAAAAAGCAAAGAGCTGAAACAGCTGAACAAAATAATCAAGCTCTCCAAGCCCAACGAGATAAGTTGAATCAATTAAATAATATAGCTAACTCATGATACAGTTTAGACAAAAAGAATTTGTTGTTAGTTTTTTGGCGTCGACTGCTGCAATGGTAGCTCCTGGATTGATTCAAGGACATAACCAAAATAAGAAAAACGCCGAACAACAGGAAGAATTTCAAAGACAGAACGCTAAGCTTCAAGAAAAACAAAATGAAGCTATGAATAGAATAGCAAAAGCTGCTGAAAAAGATCCATCAAAAGTACAGGCTGTTCAGTCCATGTTCGGACAAAAAGAATATGCAGCTATTTCCGGAATTCTTAAAAACGGAAGCAAACTTCTAGGTAAAGGAAAGAACCTTCTCAACAAAGGAGGCACAGTTGCATATGAATTTGCTCAGGGCATTGGGAAAAAGAGAATTGGAAAAACTATTGGAAATGGACTTGCTATGGGTACAACCCTGGCGATAGGAAGTTATGCTTTGGATAAAGCAATCCAGGCTGATAGAAAGAAAATAACAGGCGGTGCACCTCTTCCCTCTGCTCAAAAATCTCCAGAAGAACTATCTGCTGAAAAGAAAAAGAAGCTTAGAAAATTAGCAACAGGAGCAGTAGTTACTGCCGGAACTATTTTAGCAGCAAGAAAAGGTGCGCTTGGAAGTAAAGTACAAAATCTTTCTAAGGGACTTAATAGTGCTGGTACTGCTAAAATGAATCTAAGGCCAATAGTAGACTCTGCAAAACATAATTTTAAAAAAGGAATGACTGGTGGTTCTGTTTTGGCTGGAGCTGGTTTTGCTGGACTATTTGCGTTACCATATCTAGCAGAAAGAAGACAGCTCAAAGATCAAGTGGCACAACAAAAACAATACACTGAAGAACAGCGATCGCGATGGTCTGGCCTTAAAAAAGCAGCAATAGGAACCCTTGCTACTGTTGGAACTATTGCAACACTAAGAAGAGCCGGACCTACTGGATTACGTAAGGGCATAAATGATATGTACATGACCTACGGTAATAAGCTGGCAGGAAAAACTAGTACTAAAAAACTAGGTGATTGGATGATGAAGTCGGGATCTGAGCAATACGGAAAGGCTGTGGTTAGCGATAGACAGAGGGCTCTTAATAAACAAATAAAAGCTGGAACTAAAGCAGCTAACGGAGGAGGATTTTTTGATAGACATAATATACGTCTAAAATTTAAAGGCAAAGACTTACTTGGAAGATCCCCAGAAGAACTTCAAAAAATTGCTGCCCGTGGAAGAAAAGCCACAACATCTATCGGGAAATTAGATGCAAATAATATAGCCAAAGAAAGGTTAAGAAAAATTCAAACTGGAAAAGCATCAAGAAAAATTGGACAAGGAGTATTAGAAGGTATTAGCAGTATTTTTGGAATTAATAAAAAACGAACTACAAGTTTTTTAAATAAAATGACGAATACTAATAAAAACTCTGGAACTATTTATTCAAAAGAGACCCAAGATTTTGCTAATTTCTTAAAACGTCACAAAAGAACTGCTGCAGCTGGAACTATTGGCCTAGGACTTGTTGCATTTAAGCCTTATGAGTGGGGAGATGCTGCAACTAAAAAAGTCGTTGGGGCTGTAGATAAAAATGCTTATGCATATGAGAAATCTAAAGAACAACCAGTACTTAATGATTAATAATTATGGGAATATATAGATTAAAAAGAAAGCTGTTCACTAAGTATGATGATACAGATAATTTAAAAAAAGCAAAAGACTCAGATATTCTTGCTGAGAAGTTAAAGAAGCCCACGACTGATGCAAATGCAGTAGCGCTTAGCGCTGCAAAAGGTGCGGCACTAGGTGGCATTGCACTTGGTGCCATATCAGCGGCGAAGCCTGGAAGAATAGTTCCTTCGGGTCCTGCTGGAAAGGGTGTTAGAAAAGCGTTATCAAGAGCTGGAGCAAATGCTTCTAATGCTTTGCGTAAGTTTGGAAAAGGCGGCCGTACCGGCCTGATAGCTGGTGCAGCGATAGGAACAGCTACAGCACTATATAAACGCGGAAAAGAAAAGAAAGAGAACCAATTTTATAATCGCCGTCTTGAATATGCGCAGCGCCAGGCAATGAGAAGAGAAAAGGCAGACTGGAAGGCTAACATGACACAAAGAGACGGATATTCATACTAAAAATATGATAAAATTTAGACAGAAATCTTTTGATAAAAAATTTCGTCTAAGAAAGGTTGGAGAGTGGGCATTAGAACAGGCAAAAACAACCAACCCTGCAATGCTTGCTATTTCAGGTACTGGTGCTGGATACGGAATCGCCAACTATAGCGTTAATAAAAAAAGAAAAGAAGCTGATCAAGAACTTAGAGAAGAACAGATTAAGGCTACTAAAGAATTGGCAGAAGCTTTGAAAAAAATAGAGGGATTAGAAACTAGAGAAGCAAAAAAACACGCAAGAAATATTAGGCGTGCCTATAAAAAAGCTGATCCAGATGACCAGCACCCCTATATTACTGAAAAAGCAAAACAGGCGATATTTTATAAAAAGAAATAAAATGATAGAATTTAGGCAAAAAGACTTTGGCCTTCTTTCTAGTGTTACAACTGGAGCCAGTCTGGGAGCCAGTGCAGGAACTGTCTTGGCAGGAATAAATGGAATTAGCCGATTATTCAGGAAGAAAAATGCATTAGACCTGTCTGCATTGGAATCTGCTGGTGTTGTCCTTGTCGGAGCAGGATTGGGTGCTCTTGTAGGTGCCATCTGTTCTGGGGCGGATAGTATTTCCAAAAAATCTAACATTCGCTCTACAGTCAACAACAGGCTGATGAATAAAGTAGTAGATGCACTAAAATCAGCCGGGCTAAAAGAAGGAAGTGATTTTACTAGAGATTCAAAAGAATCGTCTAGACTTAAAACAAAAATTTGTATTTCAATATCTAGAGTTGATGGAGAATTGAGGATACTGGTTAATCAGGTCTCAGATCCAAAACTTAAAGAATTAACTAAGGACTTAGTCAAGAACCTGCCAAATTATTCTGCAGTTACAGAAAGACAGTCCGATAGATTTAATGACATTATTATAACCACTATATCAGATTCTTCAGCCGATGCAGGATTAGTAACTGGTATAGCTGAAAGATTTATACATTCAGGATATCCAGTTTATCTTATTGAGGTTGGATAATAGTTTAAAATTATTTGATAAAATATGGCAGAATGGAAACAAACCCTTGAACCATACGTAAAGGTCAAGGAAAGAATTAGAACAGCGGCCCTTAATCCTACGGTCGGTGAAGATTTGATAGTTGGGGCAGCTTTTATATCAGACGCAGGCCCTTCAACTCCAACTTTAATTACAAGCCAGAAGGAATTTATCGAGACTTATTCCTCAGGTGAACCGACTAAAGAATATATTGAAGGACTTAATAGATTTTACATGGGAGACGATTCAAGTCTAGCTGGAACTATGTGGGCTAATGCATATCGTCTGGCAGGAAGTACTAAGATGCTTTGCGTCCGTGCTTCTAAGGCAGATAATTTATACTACGCAAAACCACTAGATATCAATTCTGGACTGGACGAGTATGTTCTTAAAGATGGAAATCTCCTAAAGAAAATCTCTGGTGGATTTAAATTTGTCATTGATGCACCAGGAGACAATGCCGATCACGATACTGACGGTTGGTCTATTGCAGTAAGTAATGTTGGTATCTTCGGTAACAGAACTACAGACGATGGTGCACAGTATGATTACTATGTAGGCAATCTTGTCGACCTTGTAGATCAACTTAATGAGACATCAATGTTCTTCTCTCCGAAGTATAAGTTCTACAAAGATGCTAAGATGCAAGAAGAGTCGAGTGTAGAAGACGAGATCAAATGTGTAGTCTTCGAAGAAGTCTATCTTGCATCAGGTTTTCTTGAGAGCGAAAAAACCGAACCGAGAGAAATAACAATGGATGCTTGTAAGTATATTATTCCATGTCAGGTTGACTGGACAGAGAATAACCTACCACAGGAAGCTTGGATTGATCTTAACTCTGGTGCAGCTAGCGGTTTTGATGAATCTAAGTATTTTGCATTAAATATCTACAACTCTAGTTCAGAACTTAAAGTTAGAATTAGAAGATTTAATCACGATGCTGTTGTTGCTAAGTCAATTTCAGACACCAACAAAAAGCAACTCAACAGAGAAGGAGAATCTCCATATACTGTTCTTCCGACGGTCTTAGATACTTTCACTAAGAACGGCACTAAGGAACCAGACGAAAAGATTCTCTACCGTGATTTCTTTGAGATTGCTGTTTTTGATCCAAGTGTAAATGAAGAAGTATCATTCTTCACCGTAGGAAATATTCTCGGTAGAGGTGATATGGAAGTCTCAGAAATCAATGAGATGCTAAAGATGATTTCCTTAGAGCTTCCTGACGATCTCCATGACCTAGGACTGAATTACTTTGGATATGACAACGATGACTATCACTGGGTTAAGATCTCTGAAGAACAAGCAGCAGGATTTAGTGTAAATACTATCTCTGGAATTTCTGATCTCCCTAAGGATAATGTACCTGTCGGAGCTATCTTTAGAGTTACGGAGGGTGCTGAGGCCGGATTATACAGATATGAAGAAAATGGTACCAGAGATGAACAGTGGCAGAGTGATAATGGAAAGAAAGAGTCTCAAATTTATGTAGACCTATCCATTGACCCCGATACTTGTGGAATTCTCAATATAACTGATGGTGACCTTAAGAGAGCTATCGATAAGATTCAGGAAAATGAGGTTTATATTGTAGAAGGTCTTAGTGATCTTGGAAACACTGAGCCTAGTTTCCAATCCTATCTCGCCAACTACGCAATGTCCGAGGATGGCAATTACTTCTATCCAATTTCTACAGTCAATAGCACAAACTATATGACTATCGGAAATGGAGCCAACAGAATTTCTCAGGATTCCTGGAAACTTTATATGAGCGCCCCTTGGGATATTGACACTGGAACTCTAGGATTCAAGTTCATGGCATCTCCATCGGTTCTATTCTGGGAAGGTGTCTCTCAAAATTACAGAAACAATCGTCCATATGTAAGCCTCTTTGGTCAGACATATGGTAAGGTTGGATATCAAAGACCTGTAGTAGAATTTAACAAGAGACAAAGACAACTACTTCTCTCAAAGAAAATCAATACTGCGATGTGGAATACCAACGCTCAGATTTGGCAAATGAATGATAACTATACCAAGCAGTCAGAAAATACTATTATGAATGACGAAGGAAACGTTCGTCTTGGTATTCATATTGCTAAGGTACAGCCAATCCTTCTCGCCCAGTTCATCGGTAAGAAAATTACAGAAAGACTTTGTGCTGAAGTAAAGAGCGTTGAAGAATATTTCCTCAATACTCAGATTATGAGCTTAGATCCGGATTGCAGACCAGAGGCTTTCCAAGTATTCTGTGACTATGATCCAGTACTTGCTCGTCAGAATAAGATTAAAGTCTGCATTAACGTCAGATTCGCTAGAGCTCTGAAATTTGTCAATGTTCTTCTTCAGTACTTTGATACTGGGATGGATATAAGCAGTGACATGTAATAACCAATAATATACAGGGGAGGGGCTAAACCTCGTGTGATTCCTACATATCTTTAGCTCCTCTCCTTTTATTTTATAACTAGGAGAAAATGGATAAAACAAGATTAGTAGACCTTAAGAAGAAAATTTTAATTAGGTCTAGTATGTTAGCTATAAGCTCCTTAGAAGAAATTCTTGGACTAAATGATTATATCTCTGCCGATGAAGCTCTCCTAGAAATTATAAAAAAAGCTCTAAGAGAGTTTGAGATAACTCTTCCGCTGATGCTAGAGATGAGACTAAATAAAGGCCAGATGAAGACCTGTTATAATATGGGAGATTATGAAGGTTGGGGTTGGACAGATAGAAATGGGTGGTATGAAATTAAATCTAATTTCACACTATTCTTAGATTGTATGATTGCCGAAGACCAGATTGTTCTAGTACCAGTATCGACTCCGTATATAAGATTCCCAGGTTCATGGCCAACAGCAGGAGAGTACCAACACGTTACAGACTATCGAAGACCTTATGTTTTCTTAGGCGATTGGTGGGACCCATATCAATGCTTTTATCTTAAAGGAATATGCGCAAGACCAGTAATTCCAGATTTTGCGGAAGATAAATCATTCAATCCAAATTCTAACAAGGGAGCAATATACTGGCTTAATGTAGAAGAAGGTGCACAAGGGAACTACTTCATGGATCTTTGTATGGTCCATGTTCTAGATTACATCCGTCAACTTAAAGCATCCGTCCAACTTCCAAACTCACCACTAGAAATTCTTAGTCACGTAGATATAGCATACCAAGAACTACGTGCAAGATGTGATAATTATGCACTACAATCTTCTTGGTATGGACAATTAGTATTATGATATTACTACGACAAAAATCATTTGCTAAATTAGAGGCTGGTGCACGAGTAGCTAGAAATATTTGGTATAGGACAGGAAAATTTCTTCAACCAATATTAAAAAAATCTGACAAACAAATTGTAGAGAGCGCAACTGGAATAGGACGAAGTATTAATAGAGTTATAAGACAGCCGCTCGCGGTTGCTTCAGATGCAACAGTTAGTCTAGTCTCCCGACCACTTGAAGCAGCTGGTATGCCTCTTCTTGTTGCACCTGAACTCGTAAGTACAGGAATAGGAGGGGCTATGGTCTTTATGGGAAAGGGACTTAGAAGAATTAAGCCAATAGGAAGAGCCAGTGATAGTATAGCAAACTATTTAAAAAATACTAATTTATATAAAAAAGCACAGAACTCTACTAGAGGATTTCATAATAATTTTGAACTACCTAAGGGCGTTTATTATACGGGACTTGGTCTTACTACAGCAGTTCCTGTTGTTGGAGGCGGAATTTTGCTTAATAGGAAAAAGAAAAAGAAAGCCAATCCAAAGCCTGAAGTAGCACCAGCTTAAAATATATAATTATGATTATATTACGACAAAAACAGCATTCTAAGGTTAAAGCACTTCTTGAAAAAGCCGGGAATGAACTAGTTGAATCTAGGCATGCTTTAAGTAAATCTCTTGGTTTAGGAAATCCAATAGCTAGAGAACAACTCAGACAGAAAAGCAAAAAAGGAGTCTCCGAAGCAGTGAATAAAATTCCCCTTACAAAAGAAGAATTAAAGTTGGCTGCAAATAAAAAAAGAGTCAAGACTCTAGAGAAAATAGTAAAGGCAGAAAACTATATAAATACTCACTCTCCTGGTGATGCCGCTTCAGAAGTTGTTGGAAAATTAGTAGAAAATCCAGTAGGTACCGGGGGTACTGCCGCTGGATATGGAACTCTAGCTCTTGGAAAATTAGTACCAGGTACATCAGCGGCATCCTGGTTTCTCGAAGCTAAAATGAGAGAGATGTTTCCAGGTTATGGTAGGAGAACAAAGAGACTGAAGGCAAAATATGATAAAGGAAAGCTGAGAAAGATAATCAAGGTTGGAGGAGACTCTTTAGCTCTTGGAATGGCATAGAAGACATATATGATTAGATTTAGACAAAAAGATTTTAGCCTTAAAGAGGGGCACTACACTGGCCCTAAAGACATGGACAAAGTTCCTGGGGCTGTAGAGGTAGTTGGAAAAAGCGCAATTGGTGGAGCTCTTGCCGGAAGCGCAATTGGTGCAGCACTAAAAGACTCAACTGCTTGGGAAGGATTTAAAACTGGAACTAAAGCTGGAGGCATTGCTGGAATTTTTCTTAAGGTCTTTATAAACTATCTTCACAAACCCATGTCAAAAGTTAAATTTCAAGAGATCGATCGAAATATCAGAAGAGAGTTTGGAATTTACAGAATGGCAGGAATAACGGTTGGAGATAAATTAGATAAAAGAGCTGATATTGATGAAAAATTTGGGTTCTCTGACAGACAAGTATCCAAGTATAAATTAAATTTTGCAGTTCAAGATAATAAAATTACTATGTATACATTCGACCTATCTAATGACGAATTAGATAAAGTTGACAAAACTCTTGATTATTATTGTAAGAAATATACGGGTATGGAATATAATAGTAGTGTAATAAACTATAAACTAAATTCTTATTCCGTCGATATAATATTTACAAATTATCAAGTTATTAGTAATTTTATTATGGAACTTTCTCAAGTGCTTGAGTGTAAAATAAATTTACTTGATAATAAGGCAATTGTAGACTCAAGAATAAAAGAGGCAAGTGAGGAGGGCGGTCTCGGGGAGGAAACCACTAAAAATTTTAGTGTTGCCGTACTAAATAAGTATGAGATTATGAAAATATTAGGGAAAGCGGGACGCTCCGCTTTTATAGGAGCAAGACGAGGAATTGGAACGTCTTTTTCTAATTTCATAACTACGCTTATTTCTAGTGCGGCTGAAAAAATAAACACTGATGAACTAATCAAGACAGGACATCCTGCGCCGAGAGAAAACTTCGGAAACGTCTATCTTGAGGATATCCTTAAGAAAAATAGATATATAGAGGGATTTCATTATACAGTAGGTTCTAAATCTGATGCACCGATTCAAGTATCTATAATTTCAGGGCTTCTAATAATTACAGCAGATAAGGGAAAAGATTCTGAAGAGCTAGATAAGATTCTTAAGCCTTGGATCCTAAAAATGGGAAGAAAAGATACGGGAAAAGTTATAGTTTGGACATATAGTATCCAGAGTAGGAAAGAGATAGAGCTAATTATTCAAAAAATAATGAAAACCTATCAAGGAAATATAAATTTATACGACAAATGATTATACTACGAAAAACATTTTCTCTGTCTGAAACAATAGACAATAATAGGAGAAAGGTTGAAAAGAAACCAGAAGGAGTAGAAAACCTTAATCCGAATCGAAAAAGAGCTGCCAATAGTCTGCGGTGGAAAAGGTTTAATAACGAAACAGGAGGAAATAAGTGGAGAATAAACGCTGGAAAAACCAGAAAAGAGTTTAATTCCTGGCAACAGCAGAAATATGGAAATGTAATATATGGCAAGAGTACAACAAATAGTAACAACGGGAACTAGAGGCAGGGATAATAGGCATAAGAAAAGACGCGGAATTCACTCAAAATGCAGAACGTCAAAGCTTAAGTCATCCAAGCACTATGTAAAACCATACAGAGGACAAGGAAGATAGTTATGATAATTTTACGAACTAAGAGATTTACTTACATCGGAAAAACTGGAAAGGATGAATATACACATCTCTTAGGGAAAATCAGAGATGAAATATATGATCATCCAGGTATATTAGAAGAGATAGAAGATGATGCCAAAAGTCTTGGATATCAGGAGGATGATTTTATACGTGAAATGGGAATAGCATCTAGAAAACATATAGAACCAGATAAAATTCTTCTGGAAATAAAACATTCTAGATCGGATAAAACACTCACAGCGTACCTCTCTGATGATAATATCTCTCTTATTCAATATAAAGAAGCTTCAGAACAGAGACTATATTCAGGAAATCGACAAATGATTGATAGAATAACAAAGAAATTAGATAACGCAGGTCTCGACGATTATGATATAGCGTCCAGAATTTCTAAAGATTCTATATCTATAACTTCTGACCTGGGAAATCTTAAATTATATCTTCCATATGAATATGAATACAGCCAGTATGATATAGATGATTTTATACGCGGAATGTCTGGTGCGTTTAGAACTAAGACTGTTCCGGACGGAGATATCTATGTTATGACTGTCTATGGTGGAAGATTGAATGAAATACAATACTTTAAACTTCTCAAATATATTATTGAGGAGAATGAATTTGTTACAATATTAGAAAACGATAAGTAATTATGGCTGAAGATATGGCTGCTAAGAGTTTGGACAGAGCCAACGAACTCTATGCTCTAGGAATGAAGAATATTAAATTACATATGGCTCTTATGGGAACTGACTTCGTTGTCTTACGCCCTAAAGATAATTCTAAATGGAAAAATGTATTTGGCGGCACATACTCTTCTCAGTCAGCACTTGAAAACGATTATGATGAATTTCACACAAGATTAATCGTTAATCAAAATGAAATGAGAGATGTCTGGGCTAGAAACCGAGATACACTTGAGTCTTATAGCCCAGATGGATCTCTTGAGGTGGGTGATGAGCTTCAGTATACAAGAAATAAGAGAACATACCGATTTAAGATTATTATGAAACAAGGATACTCAGAAACCGCTGATGTTCTTTTTGTATACACACTATCATCAATAATTGAAACCCTAGATGAATAATGGAAGAAAAAAGAAAAATAACTTCCGGGAATAAGATACCGGGGTGTGAAAAATTGACTCGCCCCGAAGAAATTAAAGGACTGTCTAAATATCTAGGGGCAATAAGGGATACGCAGGAGCAGTGGATATCTGAAAATATGCCAGATAGCCCGCTCTCCCGGCCGGAGGATGCTAAACTTAAAACTATAAAGCTTCCGGACAAAAGATTAAAGCTAGATGGAACAAAGGAAATAGTCTTACCTAACCAGAAGGAGAGATTAAGTCCTGGAGAAGTAGAATCTCTCCCTGATAGCGTTCTAAGAATAAGTCCGGAAAACCCCAATTCTCTTCCTGAGGGTAAAGAGAGACTACGGAATATAACAGATCCAAAACTTCCGCTCGGGAAAGAGAGGTTAGTTATAGAAGAACCGTCGGAACTTCCAGATTCTTTAATTAAAATAGACGTAAGTGATCCGGAGCTTCCAAAGGATAAAAAGAAAATCTATCCACAGGAAAACGTATCTCTACCTAAATCGAAAGAAACACTAAACAATATATCAGATCCTAAACTTCCAGAGGGATTTGTAGAACTTCAGAGAGAACCGAAGGATATAAAACTTCCTGGAAGAAAAGAAGGATTGCTTGTAAAAGAACCGTCCGAGCTTCCAGGCACCAGAATTGATATCAGTCCAGAAGAACCTAATGATCTTAGACAGCATATTGAAGGATTATTTGCAGAAGAGCCTGACAGCCTAAGGCAGAAAAGACTTGGACTAAATATTACGGAACCAGACAGACTCCCAAATGAAATTCTAGAAATTAATCCCAAAGATCCTGATAAATTACCGAATACTAGACTTGATATAAATCCACGGGACCCTAAGCTTCCTAATGTCAGATTAGATATTAAACCAGAAGATCCAGAGCTTCCTAATGTCAGATTAGATATTAAACCAGAAGATCCAGAGCTTCCAAACTCAAGACTTGATATTAAACCAGAAGATCCAGAACTTCCAAACTCAAGACTTGATATTAAACCAGAAGAAATCGAGGAACTTCCTGGCGATAGGTTATCTATTGACATTCCAGATATAAAAAGAATAGAGGAAGTTCTAGATTCAATGTCTGCTAATGAATTATACGAAGAGGTAATGAATCTCTTAGTTCCAGGTCAGACAGGAGCTGAATCTTCTGGTCAAGGGAATATGGAATTAGCGGGAATTATATCTGCTTATCTTGGAGACCAAAACCTAACTAATCAAAGAGCACAAGAAGTTTCTCAAAAAATTATAGACACTCTTCAAAAACAGAAAAAGCTTCTAAATTATGCTGGGTATGTTGGCAGAGACGGACTAGATAGAGAGGCAACATTAGAAGAAAAAGCAACAAAATCACAATCCTTAGATATTCCAGAAAAAGAATCAATTCTATCAAAATATACTGAACAAAAGTATAGACAAGAGTATGGGGAAGAGAACAGAATTCCCAGGATAAAATATCAAGTATCAGATAACGAAGACCCAACTAAAAATCCAACTAGCTTCTTAAATCCAGCTTTATATGATCAGGATAGATATATAAGAAGACTTGCTGAACTTGCTGCAGATAGAGGAGTAGATTTGATGACAAGCTCACTTAATGGAGTCTCTGCTGATTTGAATATAGGCAAAATTTCATCAGCCTCAAGAGAGTATATCCTTAAAAATACTTTAATGGCTCTTGTTATGGCCAGGAATAAACTAGAGAGAGCTACAAAAACTGATAGATCTAGACTTCCTGGTGGTAATATAATATGGCAAGGCGTACAAAAGCTAGTTCAAGGAGGACTAACTGGGTATAGAGGCGTAGAGGGTGCTATAAGAGGTGTTGGAACTCTTGCTATTAATACGATCGCAAATGAGACTGCTCTTCCTCAGAATAGACCAGAAGGAAGCTCAAATATTTGGACAGGGCAATTAGAAGGAACTAAAACAGAAAAATTAAAGAGACTAAATAAAGAATCCGCTAATTCATCAATATCTAAACAGTTTATTCCTTCTCTAAAAGCTGATCAGTCTAGAATTGAGGAAGAAATTAAGAAAAATAATTCAGCACTATTAAGTACTAGATCAACTATTGAATCATTTATAGATCGCGGGGATGAGGTATCTGGTGCAATATTAAACTCGCTAAACTCTACAGAAGGAGACTTAATACAAAAATCAAAGCTTTTATCTAATCAACTTGGCGGATTATCTAAAAATATATCCGCATTAGCCAAAGGGGAAATTCCACTTAATACATTCCTTGGTGGATATTTTGCAGGCAAAGGTATTGCACTTACTCTTAAAGACCTCTGTCCTAATATAGACGCAGATAAAATAAACACGCTAGAGGATTTCAAACAAGCACTTATTAAAAGCCCATATATAACAACGCCTGAAAAACTAATGAAAAGGGAAGATGGAAATTTAACTCTTGATACCAATGCTTACTGGGAAGTTGTTATTGAGCCTTATGTGAGTGATGAACAAAACGGAGGATGGTCATATCTTCCGTCGATTGCTGAAATAAATACCGAAAATAGAGTTGAGCACAATCATAAAACTAGGTACTCTTCTTGGATACCTATAAATGGATTTGAGCTTCAGAAATCGAAACTAGTATCTAAAACCGTTGGACTTTATGATGGAGAAATAAGCTATCCGGTATCCGTAGAATATACTAATGAACTTCGAATTTCTGTAGTTGACGACCAATATAAGTCTTGGAGAAGATATTTTCAGAGATGTGCTGATGTATCTACATATTTCTCAGAAGCACATAATGATGAATTTTATAGACAGGGTCTTATTCAATGTGAAGCCACTCCAACAGCAATAGATAAATCGATGATATGTATTGCTTACTATAAAAATGTTACTTTTCGGGTAAGAATCTATTGTATGACACCACAATATTCTACGATAAAAAAGTTTGATCTTCTTTGCGTTATGAAAGACTTTGGTGAAGAGTATGCAGGTGAGATAGATGGAGGTGGACAAGACCTAAGTATATCATTTTCTATTGTCGGAGAGAATCCAGATATTTATGAAACGCAATTAAATAAAATAATTAAAGCTAAACTAAGAGAAGCAGCATCTATGACTGGAGAAGTGAAAGAAGTAGATGACGCTTCATCCTCAGACTATGATAACTACTCAATTGTCAGCACAAGGTCTCATGGGTTCTTTTATAAAAAACATTAATGTATGTATATAAAACTTGGAACAATAAAAGCTAATCGATATTATGATGATCCAGACGATTTTATAATTTTGTCCGAGGTTCCAAGTTCTTCTATGTCCTTTGAATCTCCGACTCGAGTCAGATCTCTGGACGAACTTGATATTTGGTTTGGGAAATCATACCAAGAGTACCAGTATTTACGAGAATTGATAGAATCTGGTATAACGCTGTATCTATATAAACCCATAGATCCAGGAACTCTAGACACTTCGCAGTATTTAGATAAATATCTTGAAGGAAATACGCCATTTCCCACAATAGACTATCTTAAAGAATATATACAGGGACAAGAAAATATCAGGTATCATTCAGGAGATGGAGTATGGATATTTCAAAATGATTCTTGGATTCGAGAGCGAGATCTAGTTTCAGAAAAACCATCAGAATCCATTCTAAATAGAGATACTCTGGTACTATTAGAAAATGGTAACTTCTGTCATCCAAAATATTTTCCAGAGGATGATAAAATTTTTGAAACCCCAGAGGCACTAGGAAATATAGTATACTCTGAAGGACCTGGAATATATGCAACTAGATTTTCATGGTCTGGAGACGCTATTAAAGACGGGGAATATCTTGGTTTTAAATCTTTTTCAGGGCGATGGATAATATGCTACAAAGGAAAAGAATCAGAAATTAAAGATAAATTTGGAAGAAATAATATTACCTATAAAAAGATAAACAGTTTTAATGACTTAGTTAATATCATTGAGAGTGATTATTCTTTTGGAAAGGCTATTTCTGAAAGAGAACATCTTATATTTTCTGAAACTAAGAGAGACTTAATTAGTATGAATTCTATTTCGTCTGTATCTATATCCTGGGCGATAGAGGAAGAAGAAAGCCTGCTATATTCTAATATCCTAGAGTCAGGAGATGGAGCTTTATCTTTCTGGTCTAGGACTATCGGGAAAGATTCAAATGAGTACGATATAGATGAATCCAGAATAAAAGTCTCTATAGAGGATGCACTAGAGGATGGATATATTATTAGAATATCTAGATATGGATATACTGAATACTATATCGGACACCTAATAGGGACTCCAGAGGACGAAGGAATTTTTGATAAGATTAATAAAAATTCTAAATTAATCTACTGTAGTGCTGATAATATAAATAAACTTCCTGAGGGTGATTTTTATTTAGATGGAGCTAAAGTAGAGACTCCCTCGGCCGGATGGTATAAGAAATCTATGGATATGCTCGTGGGCTGGACGCTCGAAGACTCAGTAGTTCCAGACTTTTTCATGATACCAGATTTATCTTTATATGGTGAGCGTGAGGACGAGCAGGTGTTTCTTCCTTATGCAACGGCCGGAAATTTTCAATACTTAATTTCTGAAACATCTGAAGAAGAATACATTAAGAATTATCTAGAAGACAAAGAGAATAGATTATTATATTTCTATGGTGAGGTACAATATATGCGTCAGATACGACCAGCTTATTATATATACCTAAGATGCCTGCTGGAAAATAATCAAGGATATCAAACCAAAGATATAATATATAATTCGGAAGATAGCCCATATATAGAAAAAGAAGAACTAGAAAGATATAAATGTAATTACCTAGTATCAAATAATCAAGTATATTACTACAATAAATATCAGAATGGGGAAAATTACATAACTTCTGGTCTTATGCGATTCATTATGGGAAAGGTATATCGAGAAATTCAAAAGAGGAGATGGGAAATAATAGGTCAAAGATTTAATGCACTGATAGAAAATAAGATAAACGAAATAGTTCAAAGTGTAGCTATATTCTCAAATGTTAAATCAATACAGATATCAAATTATTTTCCTTATCCAGAACTAGGATCATTAGATATAGAAGTTGATATATGGACAAGAGAACTTCTACAGAATAATATAACCTTAGACATAACTATTAATTATAAAAAATATGGCAACTAAAATGCAAGACCTAGTCCATGGAAATAAAGGATACATGGACTTTATTGACTACACCAATACCTATAGGGACGATAATAAAGAGTTCCTTAGAGGTGATATGTGGGAGCTTAAATGGACCCCACCTGCAATCGTTTACTGGCCAGGAGACTCTATAATTAATGCTAGACTTAATTCCGTCAACGTCCAGCTTAACTATAGTGTATCCGGAATCCAGAAGAGAATGAGAGGAAACTTCACAATCATTCAACAGACAGGACAAGATACTAGTGGCACTCTATCCTTAAGTTTCGTCGACAAGGAAGACCAAGCTATTACATATTTTGTTACTGACTGGAGAAATCGTGTTGCTGACCCTGACACTAAATTCTCTTTCAGAAAAGATGACCTGGTGGCTCCTATGATTGAGCTTATTATTACTAACTCAAGTCGTATCAGCGTAAGACGTCTAAAGTTCTACAATTGTATTATCATGGATGGAACTATGGATGAAAATGGTATGGATCAGGATGGTACCGATAGAGCTGACATCCAACTCTCAATGCAGTTCGAACATTATCAGAGAGATTTTGACAATATCTAAAATTAAAACACCTAACCCCACTGTAGCAATTATCCTGTGGTGGGGTTAGAAAAATAAAATACTACTATGATACTACTAAGACAGAGAGTGTTCTCTAAGGGAGTTACCAAGGCAGCCAATAGAGAAATAAGGAGACGACTGGGATACAAACAACAAAGAATTGGTGATAAATTTGTTGTCAACTACGAATACTTTCCCGAAAATATTCATGATGTCATAAATAATAGAGCACTAATGAAATCTAAGACCACGGGCGCTGTCCTTCTTAAGACTACAGGTGCGAATAAAAGTCTTAGAACCTATCTTAAAGAAGGTGGTCCAGAAAAAGAGAAGAGAATTAAGTGGATTTATGATCATGGAAGGAGAGGCTTAAATTAAAAAAAAATATTATTCTATGATATTACTACGACAAAAACTCTATTCTAGAGCTGTGACTAAGGCGACAAATAAAGCAATAAGAAATAGTATATTTGGTCATGGAAAGACTGGTGCTGAAGCTACAAAACAGGCCAGAGAAAGACTGAGAGACTACAGTGGTTCGCTACCGGCTTCTAATATACAGAATCTAATTAACGCAAAAGCCAAAGGAGGAGCTGGAAAGATAACAGCGTATAGAAAATATAAACCAATGAACTCACTCGAAAAATCTATGTATGGCCCTAAATATCCGGGTCAAGATGAAATGACTGAATTTTTGAAAGCCGTAGATAAATTAAAACCTAAGAAATAGTCGCAAAACCCATTCAAAAAGAAAATAAATAATAATATTTCAGGATAGTTTGAATGTACTATCCTGAGATCTAAATCTAAAAACTATGAGATACAAAATACTAGAAAATAGAATTAAAATTCTTGATTCTTATATGATGTCTAAGGCTGAATTCTATAGTGCCTTAGATGAAATACAAAAACTCTATCCTTCCCATATTGCCTTCAAGAGAACAAGAAGATCTATGTACTTGGAATGGATGGCGCATAATTTTCTCTTCCGGATGGGAATTAGGAAAGATAAAACCGCCGATGTTGACCTAGAATATCCACAGGGTTTGTTTAAAAGATTGGGATATGGAATTCTAGGTATCCTCGGAAAAATATTCATTAAGTAATATGATAATTAAAAGAAGCTCCAATAATATTAAGCTAATAGAAGCCAATCTTCCGTCAGAGTGGAAGAAATTTAGAAAAGCCCAGAAGGAGATTAATTCTAAATATCCTAGGTTTGGGGCAGACGTAAATGTTCCGAACCTAGATAGTGCCATTGATAGTATAGATAATTACTATAAGAAGGAAGAGATATTAGAATTTCTTAATGGATTTATTCCAGAGTCTATCATTATAATAGAGCCAATGCCAAGAAAAACAAATAAAATCATAACGCCTAGGACTGAAGGGATTTCTTATGATTTTAAAAAGAAAACTTGGATATTGCTTGAAAAAGAAAAGAAAAATCCTTTTGATTACATTCCAGGGAAACAATTATCCTGGAATCAAGTAAAACAAATAATTTTAGATGAATTCCTAGAGTATCTTAGTGATTGGAATGAACACGACGCCTGGGATGAAGACTCTAGTATAGTAGATTATCTAAAGAAGTCAATAGAGATTATTAAAACTAAGCTATGATAATTAAAAGAAGAGATACTATAATTATGCCTCCTGTTGATTTTGAAGTCTTCGAGGAAAGGCTAAATGATCTTCCAGAAAATAAATATAAATCCTTACCGGAAAACCTTCCGCTTCCTGATAGAGACCATATAGAGGCTAGGATGAAAGAGTGGAAAATTAAAAACTGGAAAGGTGTTACAATAGATTTGCTTATTTCCAAAGACGATAATTGCTGGATTGGATATATAGTAGACAAGAATAAATGGTTTTATAGAGAGGGTAGGGGAAATAAAGTGTCTGGACTAGATAAAGATTATGATTCTTTATTCGATTTATATAAAGACCTATTATCTGTAAAGGGAATAAAAAATAATAATATACATAGTATAATCTATGATAATTAAAAGAAAGCTTGCCCTAGGAGAAAGATCCGTCGATGAAATAAGGGCAGAAATAAAACAACTTGAGAAAGATAGGGAGAGAATCAAATCCCACCAATCTGACTACTCCGACGACAAAGCCTATCGACTAGATCTTAAATATATCGATGAGGATCTGGAAGACTTAAGGGCAGAGCTTGGATATATAATGGCTAAAGAAAATACACTATAAAAAGAAAAACAAATATGGATACAGAAGATAAATACTTGAGTGGAGAAGGACTAAGCTATTTTACTAGTGTCGCTGATGCACATATAGTTAGAAGTCTTGAAGAAATAACAGACCCTGGATATTCTAACGAAACTAATATAATTGTATTCTGGGGTGCGGGAGAAAGAATAAAGTGTGTAGCGCCAGATGAAGTAGGATTTGAGACTAAGATGATATACTTAGGAACGAGTATCTACTATGACAGCCCAAAAAGTATAACGGTGTCAAACAATGGAACTACACAGACGGTTGTATTTGGTGAGAACAATGAGTATACCATGATTAGAACCAGAAATTCATCTTCTGAACCCTGGCCTAGTACATTCTATACGCTTAATTCAGATAGTCTTTGGAATGAATCAGCGAAGAGAACACAGAGAGCAATAGGATGGTATAAAGCAAACGGAAGTACTACAACTTCCTGGCATCTGCCTGTAGAAGGAGATACCGTTGGAAGAATGACTCCCCACAGTTGGGAAATTTATAGAAATGATGGAGTCCGTCCAACATATGGATATTAATAGGGAGAAAGTAAAAGATGGGAAAATATCTAGGAAATACGGGACTCGGATATCTATGGTCTAAATATAAACAAAGATATGAACTTAAATCTAGCGAGCTCCCTTCTATAACTTATACTCATTCGGTGGGCGGAAACTCCCCAATACCAGTTACAGCTACTATTTTAGTAGAACATAGTCTTTATAGAGGTGAGGATGGATATCTTTATTCTAACTATTATTGTGATACCATGGTCTGTTCCCTGTCTCAGCCTGTAGATGTAAACTTAGTATTTGAACTAAACTGGACGTCTGGTAGTAATCCCAGAGTAAAATATTTTAATCTTTTGGCCGGGAAAACTTCTATTACATTTCAAGATATATATCTTAGAACTGGCAGCACCTCATATAGACTATATTGGATTAGAGAAGTGAATATCTTAAGTGTCTCTACCTTAGCGAGTAAATATACGTTTACAGTAGACTTTCAACAAGTAGGGGCTATATATGGACATACTATATCCCTTGAGAATGCATCAGTTGATTGGCACACTATGACTGTAAGCGGAACACTAACTAGGACTACAGATGCTGAAACCAAGCCTCAGGTGAATACATTTATAGAGGTATGTAAACCAGTCAACGGAGAGAGTGTTTATTATCAAACAGCCCAACAAACCATAAGCGCTAATTCAACTACCACAAGCCTAACTAATGTTCCAATAGTTCCAGCTACCGACGGAACAACATCTTTCGGATATAGACTATCTCCAATAGTGTCTTCTCTGGTTAATCCGCCGGAAGGACATCTTATATTTAATGAAGAAAGAGCCTATACATCCCTTCCCGCTAATGTTACGATTAATATTTATAATTGGGCGCAAAGAAACTTACAACCAACTCTACGATGGTATAGGTCTACAGGAGCTTGTGTATATTCCGGAACCCTTCCTTCTGCAACCTTCTATATTTCTGGTATTCTTCCCAACGATAGAATTCTGATTAAGATGTATGCCTATTTTGGAACTTATAATAGTACTCCATATACTTTCTTTCAAAGGGGCCTTGTTAACAGTAGTATAACAACTGGAAGTGGATATATGACATTTAATTTCACGGATGTAAATAATTACTTTGTAGATATCCCTAGTAGTGGAACAGTGACTACGACATATATAATAATGGACGCTTATCTTAGCAACACAGATAAAGGTATAGAGGATCAGTATATAGGGTATTGGCCGAGCAGCAATACATCAACAATCACTGGATCATTTACACAGGCATTCACTAAACCATCAATGACCACAAGACCTAAATGTACAACCTCTGGAACGAACGGATTATTTGGAACTGTAACACTTGATGGTAGACTTTGGTAATAAAATGATATGGCAGAAAAATATTTAAATGGAAGTGGCTTAGGTCACTTATGGTCAAGGATGCGGTCTACATTTCTTTTTATAGTTGAAGAGATGAACGCCTTCGGACCGAGTATAAAAAAATTTGCTACACTAGATGCGAACGACCCCTATGCATGTGGAAATAGTATATCAGCCATGAGATCTAGTTCTAGAATAATAGTACCTCTTCAGTCCAGTCCAGATTTTGATGGTTCAGCCGGATGTTATGTATATCAATCTAGTGTAAATAGTTCTCAAGGAAGGTATCATACTGCCCTATATCAAGTTAGCAGTAATGGAAAACTATATACCGTCCCAGCCTCGGGAACTCCATCATTAATTACTTCTCTGAGTGGAACTGGAATAACGAGCTCTAGTAGTGGATATTATGTCGTTCAAGATGCCGTATATGGAAATTGGTGGCTATCTAATACTAATGCTGCAATTACTGCTTCGTCTTTTAATATGCCAACCGGTAATCTTCCAGACCCTACACCGTATGATCCAACAACTCCAGTCACGCCAAACCAGTCTTATGCAGAGATTCACATTACTGGTATTTCGATAGACTCAGACTATGCCCTCTTTGATGATTATCAGGGTTTTTGGACTTGTGATACAGCCGGTGCCTATATCCGATTTACTGAAGATCGTGAATTTACTTACTTCTATTTTGATACTGCTACGCCCGTCGGAGAAAGCAGGGTCTGTAATTATGTAAGTGATGGGGCATTTAATTATTCATACAATTTAAAAAGAACTACCAGTTCCAGTGGACATTATATAACAATAACAAAAACAAAAGCTGGTCAGGCAGTTCCAGAAACTTAAAAAATATCATATGATAATATATAAAGAAAAACAATATGCAGTTGGGGGCGTCCTAGGGGCTGGACTTCAGAACCTTGGAATGGCTGGAAAAGCTGCGGCCGTCGCCGGTGCCACCGGAGCGGCGGGAATCGGACAACTTGCAGCAACCGGAACAGCTCTAGGTTCGGGTCTTCTCGCCAAAGGTGCTATGTTAATGGCAGCACATCCGGTAGCCGCAGGAGCTCTTGCACTCTATGGAATACACAGACTCCTAAAGAGAAGAAGAGAAAGAAGGGCCCAGGAGCGTGGATATAGTGTTATAGACAAGATGTGGGAATCCGGATATTTTGAAAAGAGATTTGCAGAAACCATACCCGACCCAGAACTTGGATATAAGCCACGAGAAGTAGTCCCAAAGAAAATTGCTAAGAAGGCTGAGAAAAAAGGCGTCGTACAGCAAGATTCACAGGGACGATGGAGAATTATTAATATGAATGGACCTGGTGGACAACCCGTCTACTGGAAACCAATCTACAAATCGAGAGAATCCGCCGAGAATTGTCTTCGTGCATATCAGAGCGGGAAATGGAACAAAAAATAGAATCTAAAAAAAAATGAAACAGAAATTATTTTCAACAGGAAATGAAAAACTAGATCTTATTCTTCAGGAAGTTTACTACAGTGGACTAGAAGATGGTTATGATTATGCTCAGCGTGAATTCTCAGATGATGATGACGATGAAGGTGACGATTTCCCTAGAAAACCAAAAGACCTAGAAGATTATTCTGACTATGATCTAAAACACATGACTCGTGGACAAATGCTTGATGCTCTTGAAGAAGAACAGGAGAGAGCTAAAAGAAATACAAAGAAGTATGTCAAGCATCATGGAGAACACGAGGCTAAGAAAGGGGCTGAAATAGGTGAAAAGAAAGGAAAGAAGGCAGGAACTATAGCTGGAAGCGTATTAGGAGGTCTAGGCCTTGGCATTGCAACTAAAAAAGCCGGTCTTGGTGTTATTGGAGCAGTTGGTGGAGGATTACTAGGAAGAGCTCTCGGAAAGAAGGCTGGTAGAGATTCTGGTGAAGCCGAAGGAAGAAGGAAAGGTCAGACAAGAGGCTTAAAATATGCTAAAGAAGACCTTCACGACTCAGATACTAGAGCTAAGAAACTAGCACGAAGAATGGACGATGAGGCTAGAAGAAAAGGCGATGATGCAGACTTCGAATCTAGAATTCAGGGACAAATAGACAAGAGAGAAGAAGCTAAGAGAGAAGCCGCAAGAAGAGCCGCTGAATTAGCTGAAAAGAGACGTCAGGAAGCAAGAGAGGACAAGATTCGTCGCGAAAAAATGGAATGGGAAGACTCTCATCGTGCTCAGGATAGAGAAGACGCCAGGGAAGCTAGAGAACGTGCATCCATGTCTGGAGGATATACCTACAATGAGTCCAGAAATAATACCAGGATAGATAGAAATAACTTTGATTGGTAATATGATAATCTTGAGAAAACGTCAAAAAGAATATGCTCTAAGTCTAAGTCCAGGTCCAGGTAAAAAGAGAGCTATAAAGCTTTGGCTTAAAGATAGATTTCTTGATGGACTAGAGGAAAAAGAAAGAAAAGAGTTAACTAGTTTAGCCGGAAAAGCAAAAACTAAGCTCGGCAGGTATATATTTGCACCGGCTTAAAATAATTCTATAGAGGTTTGAATGTACCTCTATAGGATCACATTATAACATAAAATTTATGAAGAGCTTTAATTACATCGAACATGGAGACGATCCGACAAAGCCAGTGGATCAAAGTCTTAAGAACGTTTCTTCGGTAGAGGCAATGTATAATTCTATGACTCAAGAAGAAAAATTAATGTTCTTCGCAAGTAGAAAAGGTTATACATTTATACCTCCATCAGTAGAAAGACTGTACAGTGATACATATTATCTAGGGGGAGAGGATTTTTTCTCAGAGGGACGTGTTATTTTTGATTACTGGAAAGATGCACTTCAAAATGAAATATTCTTTCCGGGGGATACACAGCCGCTGTTTACAAGAAAACCTTTCCTTATCCTATCAGGGGCAATTGGTATAGGTAAGTCAACGATATCTAAAATTTGTCTAGCCTTAACTTATGCACGACTTCTGGCAATGCGAAATCCCTCTAAGACACTAGGACTTGCACCAAAACCTCTTAGCTGCGTTATTTTCCATAGGTCGGAAGAAACTGCTGTCAAAGAATTTAAGAACTGGTTTAAAGATGTCCTCGAATATTCACCATTCTTCAAGAATACCAAGAATAATGCCTTAAGCTTCCGACTGATAACTTCAGGCCCTAGAGGCTCTGGTGGTCTAGGTTCTGATGTTATTTTCTATATCTTAGGTGAGGTTAATTTCTGGGATAATCAGGCGAATGCACAACTTAGGGTCTCTGAATCCCTTATCCGATTTAAGTCTAGATTCTCGACCGACGCACTTCAACTTTGTGGACAATTCATAATAGACTCTAGTGCTCGTGGAAGTCAATCCGTTACAGAATGGTTCCTTGATAATACAGAACCTAAGTATACATGGAACTGTCATCCTGCCCACTATGAAGTCAGAAAAAGCATGTACACAGAATCGGCTGGTGAAACATTTAGGGTTTTCATAGGTAATCAGAAGTTTCCGCCTAGAATTCTATATTCCGACGAGAAATATGACCAGGACCTTGGAATAGATAAAGATAAAGTCATAGAAGTTCCTAAACAGCTCTTAGGGGAATATAAAGCTAACGTCCTAAAGGCTATTCAAGACTTCTCAGGTATTTCAGCGGGAGGAGATTCCGAGTCATTCTTTGGTGGAAATATAGAACATCTCATTAATTGTTCAAAGATTCCCAATAAGATACCAGAGATAATCGAAGTTGACTTTTATAATAAACAAGAAAGACTAATCGATAAACTCCGGCCGATGCTAAGTCAGATGCCCTCCCATACACCGCTTTGGGTTGGGCTGGACTTAAGCGCTGCACAGGGAGGAGATATGACTGGAATTTCGGCCGTATCATTCGAAGGTTGGAAAGATATAGGAGGAACTAAGCTACCTCTCGTTCATTGTTGGTTCACTGTGGCCATTCGAAATAAGTCAGGACAAGAGATATCATTATTCCATATCTACCAACTACTTCAAGACCTCAATAAACTCTATTCCATCATAGTAGCTGCCGACCAAGCATTTTCAAGACAGATACTCCAGGACTGCACGAGGGATAATATTAAAAACGTTGGAACTATATCTACCGACCGCGTCCCTTGTGAGCCTGCCATTTATCTGAAGAACCTGATTAATAATGAACT